CACTTAATTTCGTACTCAACTTATTCCTAATTACCCTTTTATAATTTATTATATTCCTATATTATCCTATTGTAGTGGTGTTATCCATTGCAAAGTTAATTAACTTTTTAAACAACAAACAAAAATCAAACAAGGATTCAATAGGAGAATTACCATGTCTGATCAGATAAATTATACACAACCTGAAGAACATATCCGTCCAGATGTTCGGCTAGCAGGGAGTATCACTGGACTGAATCCGTTTTATTTGAATAACTCAGCGTCACGACAAGCGATGGACGCATCGCACGTGGCACAAGCTGTAGTGTTAAAAGAACCTGATATCATGAGTGTGAGTAGTGGTATGGATTACAACTACGCAGAGCATGTTATCGATGTTCGATTTGAGGGAGAACCAGATGAGGATGTCAAAGTCCTCAAGATAATCAAGAAGTATACACGTACAGGTGGGGATACATCCATTGAGACCAGTCCTGAAACTTACGTGATTTATGAAAACTTATCAACCAATGTCATCGGGGTGGCCATCCTACCGAAGTATCGTTTTAATCACATGCTTTTCGGTTATGACTATATCCCAACTGAAGTGTGCCAACGTTTACGTGAAGGTGATATCTATCCAGCCGGAACAGTACTTCTTACCACACCAGGTGTGAATCAAACATCCGGTACTTACTGTTATGGTAAAGTAGGAATCACAGCAATGGGCAGTTTTAAAGAGGTGATCGAGGACGGTATCGGCATCTCTGAATCCTTTGCCCAGAAATTGACTTCCCGTAAATATGGCGAGATGGTAGTGAACTACGGTAAAGAAGCTTATCTCTTAAACCTTTATGGCGATGAGAATAACTATAAGCCGTTCCCTGATATTGGTGAAAAGATTCGTGACGATGGTTTACTCTTTGCTTTACGTGATTTGGATGAAGAATTATCTCCAGTACAAATGACACCAAAAGCATTGATGACCATTGACTATGGATTTGACCAATTGCATTATGCAGAACCGGGTGCAACAGTATTAGATATTACCGTACAGCACTCTCATAATCCATCGATGTATCATTCACCAACGGATATGAACCAACAACCTCATCGTTATTGGGTTAACCATACCAATACCATGGAAGCGTTACGTAAGTATCACCGTGAATTAAGACGTGTGAAAGGAGATGGTTTAATCTTATCACCAAGATTACATCGTCTTATTACTATGGCGTATCAACAAGATCATGAAGTCTTAAAGAACTCTGTTCAGGTAACTTATCGTAAAGAACAGATCCAAGAGTATCGCATTACTGTTGCATATGGTAAAGACTTTCCAATGACGATGGGTTCCAAACTTTGTACGTTAGCTGCCGATAAAGGTGTTATCACGGCAATTATTCCAGATAATAAAATGCCTTTAGATAAATGGGGTAGACGTGCAGATGTGCTGGTAGATGCGGCTTCGTCCGTTCACAGGATGAATAGTGGAAGGTTGTGGGAAGGTGAACTTGCTGAATCGCTTGAACAACAACGTGCTTTTGTAAGAGAATTGCTCGAAGCAAAAGGATGGGAAGCGGCTTATGATTATTTATTGGGATATTACCAAATCATGTTCAGAAGTTACTATGAGATTATCTCAAAAGGCTTAGATGATAAGGAATCCCAAGAGTATCATGTGCATCAATTCATTGAGCATGAAATCAGTCCTATTCTACCGATTGGTTCAGACTTTACAGGAAGTGAGATGTCAGTTCGTTTACAAGAACACTTCCCACTTAAATTCGGTAAAGTGACATTATACGATCCGAAAGGAAATCCCGTTGAAAGTAAAAACGATATCTGCTTTATCCCGATGTATTACATGCGTCTAGAAAAAGTGGGTAGTAACTGGGCATCTACTTCGGTACCAAAACGTCAACAGCATGGTATCATCTCTAAGTTATCAGCAACAACGAAAGATAGTCTACCTTATCGTGCACAATCAATTCGTATTGCAGGTGAAACTGAGGTCCGTCTATTAATGGCTGCAGCTAATCCCGCTTACGTAGCAAGTTTATTACAACTTGCCAATAACAACGTGATGTGTAATGATGCGGTACTTACAATCTTACGTGCTGAGAATCCAGCAGTGATCCCAGAGTTGATCGACTATAGTAAGTTACCTTATTATAAATCAAGAGCTCTAGAACGTATTGAGCACTTCTTATATTGTTATGGATTGAAATTGGAATATGTTGATGAACGTCAGCATACTTTCGATAAGATCTCAAATGTCAATATTGATGAAGTGGATTATAGTTTTGGTGATACTGAATAGGAGCAGTAGAAATGAGCTTAAGAGAATTTGATGTTTATGAATTCGCAGAGATGGATAAGGAATACCTCTGGACACATGAGAATGAGAAAATTGTTCTTCATTTCCCAGAAGGTGAGCCGATTATCTGCTATTGGCGACAAGCGGTATTATCCATTCCATGCTGGAAACCGTTCCGTGAATTCAAATGGTTAAAACCGCACTTAACAAAAGACTTCGTGATTCCATTCCCGATGAGTAAAGGTTCACTTGAAAAAATGTTTAATAAAGTACTAAGCTATATGCGAAACTTTAAAGAACGTCATGATGTGGAGGAACCAACGATTGCCAATATTATCTATTTGGAAATCAATAAGGTGTTTAATGATAGTATCAAATATCTAACACCTTATATCCCATCAACAGGTGCACGTGAATTACGTGAGATCATCCATCATCCTGAGATCGATAAGATCTATCAGCGTCTGAAAAACGGAGAGATTCGAATTAAGGACGCGTATAAACAAGGTGATGAAATTATCCGTAATTCACCGATCTTTAAAGAGAATACTTTAGCGCGTGAAGCAAGATATGGCATCGTAGATAGTAAGCAGTTTAACCAAGTATATATGGCTCGTGGGGTTTGTACGGACATTGATAACGTACAGTTTAAAGACCCAGTACTGAGTTCATATGGACGTGGTATCCACAATATCCTTTGGTCAGCACAAGAATCACGTGGCGCCTCTATTGCAGCTATCCAAGCAAAAGATCCAGTACAATCTTCAGACTACCTAAACCGTCGTTTGCAAATCATGACAGGGATCTTCGATAAAGTTTACCCAGGTGACTGTGGTACAACTGAAACGATTCCTTGGGCGATTAATAACAAGGATGACTTGGATGCAGCAACAGGTTGTTTTATTAAAGATGGTACAGTCTTTAGACCGATTACTGGACAAGATAAACAACTGATTGGTACAACGGTAGAATTGCGTACGATGGCATGCTGTCATAAGCTCCATGAATATGGGGTTTGTGAAACCTGTCTTGGTTTAGTATCAGATAGTATTCCAAAAGACTTCTCGATTGGACACATCTCGATCATTGGTGCGTTAGGTGATTTCGTACAGAAATCATTATCAGCGAAACACTTGATCGTATCACGTGAAGTAGAAACCTTCGAATTAGATGCCACCACATCGAAATACTTACGATTCCCTCGTAAAGATGTTATCGATGAACTTGTTATCCAAACGAAGTTACTCAATAATCCGAAATGGAAAGAAATCAGCTTGACCTTTGATAGTCGCGATATCCCATTCTTGGCTGACTTGGAATCCAATATCAGCGTGGATGATATTCAGGTATCTAACTTACAGATCGCAAGCTGTTCGATTTCATTATCAGATAAATCACGTGAAGTGATCATCGAGCCACTTAATTTATCTGACCGTTCACGTTGTGCAAGATTATCTCGTGACTTTGTTAACTACATTGCAGAGAACCGCGATCTTGTTGATACAACACGAACCAATAAGGTAACCGTAATATTATCACCTGAGAAATGGGATAACAAATCGATCCTCTTTACGATCCCGCACAAGATTTCATCAGTTGAAGACTTCATGAAGTCATTTGAATCAACGATCAAGTCTGCAGGTCGTCATGGTATCGATGCGAATAAACCAGTCGGTATCAGTGATATGATGCGCATGTGTTATGATATCGTTATGGGTGTGGTTGGTATTCCAGTCTCTCACCTAGGTGCGATGATCTCATCATTGTTAGTACGTGATGCGAAGAACATGGACTATCGTCCACCACTACCAGGCGGTAACCGTGATTTTGAAACAATGGGTAATATCTTTGGCTATCGTAGTTTATCGCAGCTATTGGCTTATGAGAAACGTCCACAGTACTTCAAATCACCGATCATGACACTTGCGAAGATTCGTGCTAACCATCCATTCGATGGGCTCTTCTTCCCTGAATCGTATAATATCTACGAGGATGTGGATAAAGCACTCGAGAGAGGGACTTATCATGATGACTTCATGCCAGTACCTAAAGATGACGATACTTCGTCTACGGTCGATTTAACGAAGTTATAATGCATTTTAAGTAGTCTAGACTAATAAAGAGGGATAGTAAACCTATCCCTCTGGTCTATGTTGCTACTTGCGTGTATTATATTTTGTTATATGACGTATTTTATTTTTTGGAGGATTGAGTGAGATGAGAAAAAGAGGAAAACTCGATATCTATAGTCACTTTGTTCGGTTCTATGATTTCGACCAACAAACACGTGAAGCATTCCGTTATTTCCTAAGACAGAAGCTAATTGCAAAACAATTAGTGAAAGAGATGGGAAAATGGGTGAAAAAAGATGGTAAGCTATTTTGTTTTACCTCGAAAGACAAAAGAGAAATCCGTTTTCATATCAATGTATTCGCTCAGTTATCCGAACACTTGAGATCGTTTAGTGTTGATGTAGAAAATGATTTCGATAAGACAGTGCACACTTTTAAGGATTACTTCGAACATCCTGCTGAACTTCATGCTCAGCCAACTTTCGTTCCATATGACTATCAAGTCAATATGATCGAATATATCTTAGAAAGTGGTCGCCGTAAGATCTTAAACCTGGCAACGGGTTATGGTAAGTGTTTACCCCTTAATACACCGGTTCGTATTCCGAATGGATGGAAACCGATTGGTGAGTTAAAAGTAGGTGATACCATCAGTGCACCAAATGGTGAGACAACGAAAGTCATCGGTGTATTTGATAATGGTGTTAAACCACTTTATAAGATAACCTTTGAAGATGGACGTGAGGCAATCTGTAGTCATGATCATCTTTGGAAGGTTTTTGATAAGAAAAGTGGTAAGTGGTCTATCGTAAATGCAGAGGATTTGAATTTCGAATATAATGAACATTCCGATTTCTGTCATTACTATATACCGATGATTGCTCGCCATAACTCAGCGGATGTTGATCTTGTTACGCAAGGTGATATTGATGCATTTATTGAATCGTATCGACACGCCACACCAGATGAGATCCCAGCTAACTTACTGAATAGTTCATTCCGTCAACGTAAAGTACTTTTAGATAAGATTACTGATCTCTATGAGTTCGAATCCGATTCTAAAGGTTGTTTCGTGACTTGGACAGAACAACTTGGTAAAGATCTTGTTGAACTTATACGTGGTCTTGGTTATCAAGCAAGCTATACGATTGGCCCAATGGGTGTACAGGTAAGCTTTGATAAACTCCCAACTAAGCTATTGATCAAATCAATTGAACCACATGGTGAGCAGGAAGTGCGCTGTATCAAAGTAGATCATCCAGATGAGCTTTACATCATCAATGACTATATCGTAACGCATAATACTTCTACTGCACTAAAAGCAGGTGAGCTCATTAAGAAACGTGTCTGTGTTTGTGTATTACCAAAATACAAAGACAAATGGATTGAGGATATTAGTAAGTTCTATGAGGATATTCGTAACAATCCAATTGGACAAGATGAGTTATTGGTTATCGATACGACAGCGAAGTTAGATAAATATATTGACCGTGGTGTACCTGAGTATGTCACGGTTATCGTACTGACTCTAACAACCATCCGTGGTTATATTGATGCGTATCGCGAAGATCCAAATTCAGTTCAAGTTCCACCAGAACAAATCTGGGAGAAACTTGGTATCGGATATCGGATCACCGATGAAACCCACGAACATTTCCATTTGAACTATACGATTGATTTGTTCACGCATTGTCCTAAGACACTTTACTTATCGGCAACACTTGATCCATCAGGTAGTTTCGAAGATAAGATGTATCGTACCATGTTCCCGAAAAACGAACGCATGGGTGGTGATTTGTATAAACCTTATATTAAGGCAAAAGCATTGATCTACCATCATATGAATCCTGAACGTTGGCGTTATATTCTCAAAGGCGCTTATAGTCATATTGCGTATGAAGCAAACTTCATGCAAGGTCGTATTGCTGAAACCATTCGTATTCAGTATTTCGATATGATCTATGAGCAACTAAAAGAGAATTACTTGGATATCCGTAAGAAAGGACAGAAAGCCATCATCTTCTTTACGACGATTAAGATGTGCTCGATGTTTGTGGATTACCTGGAGTCTAAAGTAAAAGACGTTGATATCAGACGTTACGTGGGTGAGGATGATTATGATAACATCCTTGAAGGTGAGATCATCGTTTCAACAACAGGTAGTGCAGGTACAGCGATTGATATTCCTGGATTGATCCTTAATATCATGACGATTAGTATTGATTCACGCCAAGCTAACCTTCAGATTATGGGTCGTCTGCGTGAACTCAAACAATGGCCTGGACAAAATCCATTGTTCATCTATCTGGTTGGTAAAGACTTGGGTAAACCTTGGGATTATCATCTTAAGAAGAAACAACTACTGAAAGATCGTGTCATCTCATTAGATGAAGTAGATACTGGCGTAGTGTTACGTAAATAGGAGGCGTAATAAATGAGTCATCTTGAAATTACTTTTCACTGCGTCATCACATTCTTTCTGATGTTCGTTAACCAAGTGAAATGGCGAACCAGTGTATATGATAGAGTTGCAGATATGCTTGAGCGATACCAAGGTGTTGTTAAGAAAGAAGAAAAGGATGATGGTAATGTCGTGGTAGAGATAAGCCATAAATCTCTCGAGCGCTTTACTATGGAATCCATTTACTTCTCAGCGATGCATATGCTCTTCACACCTATAGTTGGTTTACTGTGGGTATGGTCGATTTATATGATCGGAGCAAAAGCTTATCATGATGGATTAACCTGGATGGTATTGGCATCGATATTACTTGCAGTCTATATCCTCGTGTTGATCTGTAAGATCTGCTCGATGTGTTATTCGTACTGTGATACAGTTGATCTGATGATGAAACCAACTTTAAGAGGTGAATCAAATCACGGTAGAACTTATGAAAATTGCTTTAATTTTAATGTGATAATGGATAAACTCTACGATAGAGAAGAAGGTAACGGTAAGCTACTTAAGTTTGGATTTGTGATTATAACAATCTATCTGACTTTCTTTATCGGTACAGTGAGATACTATTGGTAATATCAATGAGGCTACTTCGGTAGCCTCTTATTTCTGTCGCTTTTTCTTTTGACCCTTCTTATTATTTTTACAAGTGTATATTATAATTATGAAGCTTAAGTAGTAGTAAGCAGATACTTTAATTGTTAATTATCTATAGGAGATAATAAAATGCTAATCGATAGAAATGAAATCAATAATACATTCGAGATGACACCAGAGATGTTATTTGGTAATTATATACCCGGATGGAAACAACTGGAAGATGAAGACAACCCAGCTGTTGTTGGGGATGTGTATTCTAACATCATGGTCTTTAATGATAAGGCCAAGGTATTGGTGCATATTCGGATATTGTTTAAACCAGATAACACTTGGATGTTAATGGTTGATTATGATCCAGAAATCTACCGACCTATCGTTCTAAACGGTGAAGTGGGTAATACGAAAGAAGAGTTACTTACTAATATCTACGCTAAACTCGTCGAAACAGATGTAAAAGAAATGGTTGGATTAACATCGATCATCCACCGAATTGCTCGTGTGATGTATGAACATGGCAAGGATGTAAGAGAGAATAAAGTTGAGGAATCAACTACTGCCGTAGCCACTATCGATAACGTGCCAGTACAAGCTACTAAAAGTTATCGCGTTAAGTATGACAGCGATATTCCTCACTGTGAAAACCTTGTTCCAGATCCACAACACTATTCAATCTCTCGCATCTTAGATTGGATTGGTCGTAGATTGAGACTTGCTTGTATCACAAACTCATCTATCAGTGTAAGCCAAACGGATATCTGTATGGTACTCGATAGTGAGTTTATTGGTCACGGTAGTCACAAGGTTCACGTACATGATCAAAAACTGATCGATGCACTAACTCATCTTGGTTATACAGTAGAGATCCTCGATAACATGAACGCGGTAGACTGTATTCGTATCTCGGGGTGGAAAACTTTAGAAATGAAGAAAGGAGAGAAGGATGTATAAGCTCTATGATCTGCAACCAGCCGAGAACTTACTGGATTTCAGTAATGATTTATCAATCATTTTAGCTTTAAAGGCGATAATGTGCATCGTAGTTAGAAATAGGGATCGAAAATCTGTCGTTATTAATAACCAGGAGCTATATGATCAGATGAGATCGCTTGATCGATATGGATATCACCTTGATGCTAATATATCAGATAACCGCATTATAGAAGCATTAAGAGGTCACGGATATACCGCAGAGTACAGTGAATATGCGTTGACCTTAACTATAGGTGGCTGGAGAAAGGAGAATAAAGATGTTTGATTTCTTACCGCATGCTCATGAGTTAGTAAAGACTACATTTGAGGCTCAACTCACTGCAATACTGCAACACATTGCGGATGCTGTTAAGCAGTATTCGAGAAGTAATACACGAGTTATTGTATTACAGTCTACCGTAACTCGTAATGTCATGAACAAATTACCTGGATTACGTGACAGTAGCCCAGTTCTTACAATCGACGACCCAGTGATATTAATGATTTTAAAAGATCGCGGGTATGATGTTAAAGTTATTAACACTGAAGCGGGTATGGCACTTGATATCAGTGGATGGAGAAAATAATCATGTCAAACGATAAACCAATGGAATTTTGCGAAGGCCAATTTCATCCTGCAGCTAGTGATAGCAATCCTAGTACTTCCCACACTGCGCTCGGTAGTCCAGAGTTCGATTACAACAATGGGCCAATGAGTGGTTTGGCCAGACAAAAAGAGATGGAACTCCGCCACGTGGTTCCAACCCCAAAACCGAACAAGAAATTCAATTTTACCTTCACATCTGAAGATGGACTATATCTGCACTTCGGCAGTAATGACATCGGCCAGATGGTCGAAGAGTTAAAATCTCTTGGTGAATTGCTTGAAAGTAAGAAGATCAGAATGGATCAACAAAACTAGAGGGTAGTCATCTGCCCTCTTATCTTTATAATTTCTACAGGAGAAATAAAATGATTGATTATGATAACATTGGATTACCTCATGCTAAAGAAGTAAATCAACTATCATGCGATATCGCATATGACCTAGCACTACGTGCTTTAGGGCTTATTGTACTTCAATACCGATTTGGCAGTAGCGTTCAAATAAGTAATCGAGATTTGAATGACATGATGCGTACGATTGGATCAGATAAATATCAGGTTTCGACCAGTGTCACCGATGAAAGAATCCAACGGGCATTGAAAGACAAGGGCTACGCAGTAACGTGTATTGATAAATGTACAATTGAAGTAGAAGGATGGTAAATATGATCGAGGGTATAGATCTACCCTCTCATCATTAATATTTCTATAGGAGAAATAACATGACACATTTCACTGAAGAATGTAAATTAAACATTCAAACTAAACACCTACTAGAAGATGTACTCGGTGGCTACCGAATTATTACTAATAAGGATGGACATGTAGACGTTGGTCACCATTACAGTAGAGTGACGGTAGTCAATAGTAAAGAAAATACTCGTTACAGTATCGAAGTATACTCGAATGTGGATTCAAATGGCGTGAAGGCTCACGTTATTCGTGATGGTAACTGGGATATCAAAAGTACGTTCGATATCTCTCAGTTAATCACCGAAGATACAAGTCAATCTGAAGCGGCAGAGATGCTTTATCGTGAGATCAAACGTCAAGGGACTATTCCTATGACGATTGCTCGTATCACTTTGGGCTTATATAGCTGGATGTTAACGGGTGAGACAAAAGACCCAACAAACAACTATCTTCCACTTGCTATCCATGCAGACTATGAAAATAGTGATATTCTTGCTATCGCAAACCGTCTTCTTGTTAATACGAATGGCACACGTGCCACTGTTCTAATGGAAGATGATTCAGTAAAGGACTTCGTTTCATTTAGTATCGATAAACAATTCAAAGTGTTTAAGGTACTGAATTCATATGGCGATGTTATCGATTCTCGATTATTCGATGATATCAGTGAACTTGAAGGTATTATCACAAACAACCAGGCATTTTACAAATTGATCATGAGTGCTTACCATGATTTCTGTGAAATGACACCAGAAGTCTTTGATGCACGTTATAGTGTACAAGAACTAAAAGATGAGGATGAGGAAATGGATCTAGAATCTGAAAAAGCTCCATTCCCATATATCGAGGATATCATTGGTGATTGGACGATGAAGATCAATGATTATGGTTATGATGTTGATCATGGAAGTTATCAGTTAACGAATGAGTCAACCGGTGAACAAATGTTGGTGACGTTTAACCACAATGTTAACCATATTGCAGTGGAAGTTTGCGAATCTGGTACGGAAGATACAGGTGTAGTTTATAATAAACAGATTAGTACGGACCATCCAGACTTTGATAAAGGCAGTGCTACTGAAAACGGTTTAGCGATCAGTAATGCAATCGATAGCCGTTATCGTAATCTGTTTACCGCGGTTTATCTTGCAGAGCAATACCGAAAACAAGCTGGTATGACAATCCCGTTGATCATCAAACCTGTTCATAACGGATTGATTTTAGCGAATGCTGTTGCGGTCATCTACCATGTTATCTATCTTGATAAAGATAGTGATAATGCGTTACCGATTTATCGTTGTAACTTTGATCTTGGTTATTTTGGCCCATGTGATGCTGAAGGTTCATTCCGCCACATGACGAGTATTGGAGGCGGCATGATGCCAATCCAGGGAGCTTATAGTCATGATGCTGGAGGTCTTGCTCGCTACCTTGAAGCTGTTAAGGATATCTATGATCAGGGCGGTAATGCTGCACTCAGCAAGAAATACAGCAATCTAGCAGAGATGAGTATCGCGAAAGCCTGTGAACAGATTGGATATACTTATATTGAGAGTATTCCACGTAACAAGGGTATCTTAGCTCAGATCCTTAACACTGTAATACCAGATACTTCTGATAGTAGCCGTAATCTAAAAGGTAAACTTGTCACAAATAAATCCAACGGATCAAAAACAGCTATCGAGTTTATTGCACCTGTTGATGTGATGAAGTTATTTGATACGACGGCTGACATCAAGTCCGATAGTAACGGTAGTACAATCGAGTTACCTAAAGATGAATCAGCTGAGTCTAAATCATTCTTCGATATGGCAAGCCATTACAAGTTTGAGAAAACAGCCGATGGCGATGTGACCATTAGTATTACCCTACCACGTCTTCAGGCTGAACAACTTGAAGAATTTATTAAGCACTAAATAGGAGGTGCATATGTCATATAAACAAATCAACTCGGAGAACAGCCCATTCTCCGTTATTGATGGAACATTCTTGATCCAATCTGCTGGCGGGAGCGGAATGACGTTCTACGATTATCTCACTGAACGTGAGTACACCTATCGTTCTTATGATGATAATCGTCATGAGCATGGTGTAGTGATTGATGGCTTACGTGGTGAGACCATCACTAAATCTAGACGCCATGATAAACTTGAAGAACATGTCTGTGATTTTATCGAGGCTTTTGAAAATCACATGAAGACAATCGGTAATACAGGTGATATGACATCACTTTGTATTGAGTTCAAACACATGCGTAAATCCAAGTCATTTAGCATGGTGGTTCAATCTGAGCTTCAGAAGGGTTTATGTGGTGGTCCGGATTACTATCCGTTTACGATCCTCGTCTCAAGAGATCCTGGCGGTGAGTGTTATTATGAATTAACTTATGGCTACGGATACCACGATAAGATCAGTTCAGGTGGTTATAATGTCATGGAAGTATTAAACAATAATGCTTTACTTGATGCAAATCAGATTAAGCTCATTGTAAAACAACTTCGTGCTTATCAAGAATATATCGATTATTAATGGAGGTTTAGTATGGCTGTAAGACACTTATTCACTAATATCGATGATCGGTTCTTGGTTAACCGTATCGATGATAAAGTTGTTGAGTTCAGAGATAACAAGACTAAAATAGATTATCGTTATGATATCACAAATAGAGAAAACATTTCAGTAAATAAGTTTACGAATTGTCGATCTGGTGAGTCACATGAATATGGAATTGCTCGCATGGGTTTATCTGAACCAGTGCAGCAGTTCTGCGATAATTTACTTAACTATCTACGTGATGACATGGGTAACCTTAAATCATACCGATTTGAAATGAGTTGGTTTGAACCTACCCAATGTGCTTGTATTAAAGTTCAATCTGAACTACAAGCAAGATTGGCTTCTGAAGATGCTTATACGCCATTAGTAATCCGAGTAAAACCATATAAGGAAAACGACTATCGTTATAATGCATCGTTCTCAGATTACAGCGGCATCATGGTAACAGCGAGAGGTAACAATCTTACTGATATCCTTCGCCAGAATAGTCGCATCGATATGCGTGATATCGAATATATCGTGGCTAATGTCGATAACTATTGTAATTTTTAAGAACTTAAACAAGCGGACAAAAGGAAGGGGTACCAATTCCCCCCCCTCTTTTTTACCGCTATCTTTTTTTGATCCTTTTGGACTCTCCAACTCCTGGTAGAGTTTCTTCTTAATTCGCATGGCTTCTTTCGCTGTCTCTAACATGTTTACACAGGTCAGTACATCTGCACTAATAAACTCCTGAAATGACATGCCAAATAATTCAGCCATGCCATATTGAGTAAAGTGCTTAAGCCATCTATCCATCAAACTACCACTCGTAATTTCCTCTTTAGGGTGAACACCAATCTTCCCAAACTGATCTCTCAGATGGGGATCAAGGTATCCGTCATATATCCCGTAAGATAAATCATAAGCTTCGTTTAATAAATAGTGCATGAAAAACGGGTCATCCAAATCTTCCTTAGGGATATTATCTAATGATAACACCGTTTCCATTTCATTATAGTTAGGATTATCCAAAGCAGGTCGATAACTTAACATCTTCACTAAATTATCGACCGGAGGATCAACTAAGACTCTTCCTTCTCGTTCGATTCGTTCGAGGTATTGTTCGAAGAAGCCGGAGTCATAGACTGCAGGATCGCCTCTGCTTCGCTTTGATAACGCGCTGTCTGTTGCTGGCAGAGGATCGTAAAAACCGATACTGGATCGATAGGTACAACATGTCGACCTACTTCTTCCACCTTATCAGTTTCATGATAACCACCGCACTCAGGACATGGTACGTTAGGAATAGCGATAATCGTATTCGTTGCACGGTTGATAAATTTATTCACCCCGTTCATAAATACGTTAGTGAGTAACTCATCATTACTAATATCCACTAAAGCACCAAAGATTTCTTTTTCATCAGTAATCTCAACACTTTCTTCAGTATCAAGATCTTTTACGATGATACGGTTAACAAAGTGCGCATATTTCAAACAAGTAGTAGCTTTCGCTTGTTCGAGGATATACGTAGCACGTTCTTTACCGACAAGTGGTAAACCAAATGCAGTCTCGACTTGATTGGTAATAGCTTTGATCCATTTATCTGCAGATTGGAACGCATAGTCAACTGGCGCATTAGCGAGTTCGATCATGACTTCCCGACCTTCATCTTTCACTGGGAACTTAATGAATTCAGCGCCATCATAATGGAACTCACTCCAGTAGTCTTCATATTCCTCAGGCGTTTGCTTACGCATGATAGAAGCGATTTGGCGTTGACGTTCAGTTAATTTGTTTTCATCAACCAAATACATTTGACGTGGATCGATGATACTATACCAGCTATGCTGACAGGTATTTGGATTAGCTAAACAGCTCATCGCAAGGTTAAAACCTGTAGGATATTTCGCACAAGCTAATACCCAAGCAATTACTGGAATATCCAATACACTAATCGCATGCTGTAATTCATTACGATCCATCACACCAATCGATGTCTCAAATAAACAATCATAGAAAAGATCCATAATTGCACGTTGAGCATAAGTGGTATCAGCAGAAGCAATTAAACCATGCGTCTTACGACCAAGCTCTACGTTATCCTGACTGATCTTACGGTCAACCATCATGAACTGAGATAAACTTGGTGCATGAAGTTTCACACTAAAACCACTGTGGTATAAGAATAGATCAATATCTTTACCGATGTTTAATACTGACTTAAATAAGTTAGATGCCGCAGACTGACTTGTCTTCGCTTTGTCTAACGTTGGAGACGGACTACGGATACCACGAGTCTTACCGTTTGGTAATGTTAACCCATTGCGCCATTTAGCACCATTATCATTATTTAAATAACGATACTGATCGTAACGAATCATAGAGGTAACTGTTGCGTATTGGTAGTTATTAATCCAGTCCAATTCTTTCATGTTCTTAGGTGGTACTTCACCAAAGATTAAAGGATTTGGTTGAGCCAATACTTTCTCACCGATACTACGCATCCCACCATTATTTAAGAAGATGGTTGGATTAGTACTTTTAATGCGGTCACCTGTAAAGAGTTTCTTAAGGTCAACATTCAAGTTCTCTTCAGTCATGGTATTTTTATAACCATAATCAAAGTCAGGAATATCATCACTTTCAAGATCGTGGCCAACATCAGGGACTTCAATATTAAAACCAGATTGAGCAAGGACTTCTTCGGCTGCTTCATTTGCAGTCATTTCCTCACTAGCTGGTTCTTCAGTTACACCTGGTTCTACGACTTCTTCGGCAGCAGGTTTTTCTGCTACTACTTCTTCTGTGGATTCAACATCTTCTACTGGATTTACTACTTGTGGTTTCTTACGAGTAGCACGTTTCTTAGGTGTAGGTTTTTCCTCTGTTGGAGGAGCAACTGCTACATCTTCATTATTTTCATCGTATAAATCTGCCATTATTATTACTCCGCATCATCAGGGTGAACTTCCGTTACTTCAGCTTCAGTAACAGGTCCATCCACATCGATTACATTTTCATCAGATCCTTCATTTGCAGCAGCAAGTTTTTCTGCGCGCTCATGTTCAACTTGTTCAGCGAGTTTAGCTTTCTCTACTTCGTACTCTTCCGCCATCTTAATAAGACGATCATTAAACTCTTTCTCATGTTCACGCCAGTAAGGGAGTACCTCATTGATCCACGCTTGTTCGAGTTCATTGAGATAATCGATCTTACGTTTTTCTTCATCAGCAGCAATCGCTTTAGTTTGTTCATTGGCAAACTGATACCACTCTTCACCGTAGATATCTTTAAGATCATCAAAGAAGTCTTGAACTTTAAGACCCATTTCAACCGATGCATCTACAATCGGATCACACTTACCAAAGATCTCTGTTAATGTTGCACCCCATTCAAACAAGGTATGCTCATTTAAAGTATCTGCAGTATTTTCTTTACGTCGATAAGCCTTAACGGCATTAACGATAGTATCCATTAATGCTTTTAGTTCATGTGGAATAGTACGATAGAACTCATTGAGTTTGGTTACAGTTTCCATACGAGAGAAACGGAACGCATAAAGATTAAGATGTGCATCTTCAAAGTCTTCTTGACTGAAGTTGATCTTAACTGGATTCTCACCTAAGATACGTTTTCTTACTTCATTGTTTTCATCTAAAAGATAAGCACCAGCAAATAACCCTACCCAACGTTGAAGTTGGTCAGAGGAAGCAAGATTTAATTGCTGTTTCGTTAAATTATCTAACGTCTCTTTTAATGTATTAATCAAACTCACTGCTTCTTTAGCGTGGTTTGATAATGGACGAGCTTTCGCTTTACGGGCTTTTTTATTTCGAGCCATATAAGTAATACTCCTATATAAGTATTGTTTGAGGATAATAAAGCGTCTAATAGCAACATATTGCTACATTGTTCATACACGCTTTGTGAATAAGGTGTTTTTCATTTAAAACATATTTTCGTCCATATTTGTAACTATCCAAATAAATAGAAAGGAATTAACTATGCTACATCCCTATAAGCATCCTTTATTTAGTCAGTGGTTATCGACAGTTATGCTTCCACCAGCACAAGCTTTATTTGAAGAAGCAGAATTGTTATTAGTTAACCACTATAATACTGATGAGGGCATGAACCTCTTCAATGATAATCTACTTTCACAAGTAGACCAACTCGATACCGTTGATATGGTATCACAAGCTCAAGCTTACCTGATTGATAATTGTATCACAGCAATCCAAGAATACGGGATCTTAATCGAAACCCCAATCGACAGCAGTAAGTTTGATATTTTACTTGCCATCTTCCGTACGGCAATGACGATTGATACGTATGAAGATCCAATGACAATCAACCAGTTCTTAGAACTCGGTAACAGTAACAATGAGCTCTTTGGTGAATTTGTTCATCTTCTTTATCCGAATATCCAAGTTGAAGAAGTGCTTCCTTTATTAAAAGAAGTCTTCGCGACTTTCATGGATACGATTCGTACTAATATCAAAGATGTGGTATTAAAACAACAAGAATTAGATGAAGACGATCTTCGTGAAGAAAATCAAGCTAAATTAAAATTCATCCAAAGCTACGAGAAAACCCTTAACACTTATGGTATTCAATTATCACAAGGTGTCAACCGTAAATTCTTAAAACAAGTACTTCGTGATTTCTTTACTAACATCACGGATAGCGATGAATATGAAGATTACCTTAATGAAGCGTTATATGAGCTCATTAACGGCTTAAATCAGCGCACAGTGCTCTTTTATGCTTGTACGTATGCTTATCTATTCTCTGCAGTTAAATCGATGCATAGCGAAGCGGAGATCGATTATAGCGGGGTACCTGATTATGATATCATTGATGATCAGGATAAACTTCGTAACTTCGTCCAATCTTGCATGACGATCTTAAAACAACTTGAACAACAAGGGTAATGAATAAAGATGAATAATGTTGATTATTTCTTGGAAGCAGTCAGACATGCCTATCCGTATCGAGAATGGGTGTTATCTGTTTTCATGGTGACTACATTACCAAAACCAGGCGAAGGGAAGCACTATAAAGGCCGCCTCTATGACGCCAATGGTTACGTAGGATTCATGACTTCAGATTTTAACCTTGAGATGGATGAGTCTGATACTGACCCAATGGAAAAGGAACTCACCTTAATCTTATTTAACGGTAAGCCAATTCCTGTTGAAGGTCGTACAGAACCCCTGCTTTATGTTAATGAGACAATTCGTGTCACACCGGATGATATCGATAGTGTTACCGAACCATCAATTGAAACCACACCAGGTACGGTCTTTGTAAATTGGTATTGTTTTATGGATACGATTGGGGCGAAACATCCTTTTGAGAAAGGCCCGAATATCTCAGTCGGTAAGATTGCTCAGAAACTTTCTTCTCATGTAGTGGATGATGTTCCACCTGAACAAGAAGAAAAAGATAAGATCTACGTCCATCAGTTTAAGAAAATGTTAAATGCGATGGCATCCTTATCTGGCTTTACGATTATCAACAGTCCTTCTGCAACGGAATTTACCGTACAACAAGCACCAGGTACAGAAGAACTCAAAGCCAAGTTATTTGAGAAATATAAAGATCATCTCGATGATCCAGCTACGATCATTAAAATTGAGAAAGAACTTATCCAACACGATAAAGACTTTATCAATCAAGACCCAAATAAAGGGTTCTACATTAAAGGGAAATCCTTTAACGTCTCTCGTAAGAAATTGCACATCATGCAAGGTTTACAAAAACGCATGGATGATACGAAACCTGCCGTCCTTATTAAAGGTGCATTAAATGATGAACTCAATCAAGCTGATATCCCGGCGATGATCGATGGTGCCCGTGAGGGTTCATTTAACCGTGGTGCAGCAACGGCTCTTGGTGGCGAATCCGTTAAGTTCATTTATCGTATCTATGGTGCATCTGAAATCATTAAAGAAGATTGCGGGACAAAACTCGGTATTCCGAAATATATTAGTCCAAATATTAAAGCATCTGCTTTCATTGGGACGTATATTATCGAGGGAAGTAAATTAGTATTACTAACAGAGGACAACATCAATAACTACGTGGGTAAGACCGTGATCTGCCGTTCTCCAGCATTCTGCTTAGCAGGTGAAGGGGGTCGTGGTTATTGTAGTAAGTGCTTTGGTGAGAAGATGCGTGGCTATGAACAATCATTGGCATCCTATGGTGCGATGGTGGGTTCTGTGATGAATACACGTTTCATGAAATCGATGCACGGTACCTCAGGGGATACGAAAAAACTCATCTTAGATGAAGCGATTTCCTAGAGTTTCTCGATAAAAAGCTTATGTGGTAGACCCTGTTCTCTTTTAATATGTTAATGGGTGTTTACCACAAACAACGTTACGTTAAACAAAAACAAATTAAACTTCGAAGGAAAAATAAATGCCAAATTACAAACTCACACTAGACAGTTTGGCCTTATCATTACCAAAAGATGATAAAGGTTACATTGGTGTCACAGTAACCAAAGATGAACAACCGGTTACTGACTTTACTAACCTATCACTTCAATTAGTCGATAGTACCGGTAAAGTGATTTCATCTGCCTTCTCTGACGACACTGGCGATACTATCCCAGATGTGTTAGTCGTAGATGGTACGGCGGAGATTAGTCCTACTGAAACCTACAAGGTGAAATTAACTTCATCTGTAGAAGGTGATGATAATGCAACAGCAGAATCTGATCCAGTGACAATCACTGTAGTAGAACCAGGTGAAACACCAGCATTAAAAGCAACGATTGCTAAAACTGTTTCTGGTACTACTGTAGTATTACGTGCTACTGTAGAATCACGCTTTGAAGATAAAACATTCACTTGGTATAAAGATGATGTAGAAGTTGAGCTAAGCAAGGATAAAGCTGAACTCGTATTAGAAGCAGGTAAAGAAGGTAGCTATACAATTAAAGCACAAGCAGATATCCGCCGTGGTAAAGCACGTCGCAGTATCACTTCTGATGCAGTAACAGTAGAAGCATCTGATTTTACACCAGCAGCACCTGTAGCATCTGAAGATCATAGTGCTGATCATGTAGAAGATACTCACGCTACTGAAACTCACACTGGTGAAAATCACGGTAGTGAAACCCACACTGGTGAACCAGCTGCTGAAACTCATGAAGGTGGTCAGCCAACTGCAGGTGAACACACTGAACAACCTGTGCCAGCGGCTCCAGTTGGTGATACTGCTGTAACTCCATCTCCAGCACCAGCGCAACCAAAAGCATTGCCAGTATTCGATCATGCTGAAAACTATGCGATGATCGACCTTGCACGTAAAAAATATACAGTAGCAGCAATCAAACGCTTCGTAGAAAATGCGAAACGTGCTGGTTACCGTGGTGCAATCTTACACGTTGGTGATAACGAAACTTTTGCAGTTAAATTAAATGCACTGGGTGATTACAACGATAAAGTTGGCGCATACCTCACTAAAGAAGAAGTGAAAGGTATCGTTGATGCATATCAAGACGCTAAATTCTCAGTGGGTCTTAAAGTCGGTATGCCATCTCATGCAGCAGCATTACTTCGCTACTTCAATGGTACGAACCCATCTGTAGTAGGTGGACGTAGCCACTTAAAACAAACTAAAGAAGCAGCTGACGCACTCGCACCAATCTTAACTGAATTATTAGGTACTGGTGTAACTGTATTCCACATGGGTGGCGATGAAATTGAAGGCGGTGCTTACGATAAAATCGCATTGATCCAATTCTATAAAGCAGTTCGTGATATTTTACGTTCAATTGAATCATTCGGCCAACAAGGTAAAATCTTCGTTTGGAATGATGCAGTAGTTGCAGACAACGTAAATGAAATCGCTGAGTTAGTGGATGGTTTCTTCTTCTGGGAGCACAAAGCAAATCGTGCTACATTAGCAGAAATCATGGCAGCAGGTAAACCTGTATACAATGCGAACCGTTATTTCTGTTATAACGCCCCAACTGGCGATAAAGACAAATATCGCGGTGACGCCAACTACGCAGCACGCGATGCGCTTAAAAACTGGTCATTTAATCAGTTCAGTGATAATAGTCGTGACCACGTTGTTGAGAACGCTAAAAATGTAGCGGGTGTTGTGATGGCTCTATGGTCAGAACGCGCGCCGGATCTAAGTGGTGAAGAAATCGTTAACCGTATCAATCCATTCATGCGTTCTATTGCTGTAAAAGCTGATGCGGCATATAGTGAAGAAGCGGCAACTAAAGTTGCAGATATGATTGCAAATGATTTCAGTAACTATGGTAAAATCGATACTATCGAGATTCCTGCTTTAGGTATTGAATCTGCATTACCAGCAATGGATGAACCAGTTGATTCTCCACGTGGTTTAAATTCTTTACCAGAAGAAAAACCAGCTGCTGAAGAAACTCACACTGAACAGCCTGCTGGTCCAGTAACAAATGAACAAGATGGTAGTCATGAGACACAGCCACCTCACAGTGATGATACTCACACTGATCAGCCAGTAAGTCCACAACCTAATGGGGATAACCATGCAGGTGACCAAGAAGGTAATACCGAACATAAACCAACTGGCGAAGATGCAACTCACACTGGTGAAAATGCAGATACAGTCAGCCCTACACCAGGTCACGAAGACACCGGTCACCATGACTCAAGTGAAAACACTGACCACGCAGGTACCGGAAGTGAAGACAACGCTCACACTGCTGACCCTGCTCCAGTGGTGCCAGGTAATACTGATGGTGATACTACTGTAACACCTCCGTCTGGAAATGAAGGACAACCTGTTGTCCCATCAGCTGGTGATACCACTGTGGTAACTCCAGCAGATCCAACTCCTGCTAATCCACAACCAGAAGCACCGGTTAACAACGATGCTCATACTGAACAACCGTCTCCAGTTGTTCCTGGTAATAATGGTGACACGACAGTGACTCCACCTGAAAGCCATGAAACACAGCCGGCTCCAGTCGTACCTGCACCAGGTACGGGTGAAAACCAACCTGCTCCTGTAGATCCAGTATCTCCAGCACCGGTTACGCCAGCTGCACCAACCCCAGGTAATGATACTGAAGGTACATTCAGCATTGAATTATCTCAAACTAACATCGGTGATATCACTGAAGGTGAAACTCTTGAGATTCATGCAGTAACTCAATCTGGTGCGACCTTAACTTCTTGCCAATGGTACCAAATTAAAGAAGGTATCGCTGTTGCAATCGATGGTCAAAATACAGATACCTTGAACATCGTGATCTCTCCAGAACACGGTAAACAGTTCTACTTATCTGCTATTGTAAATGGTTCACAATTAACCTCTAAAACAGCAGTGATCTCTAACTTACGTTATAAAGATATCACTATTGAAAGTTCACAAGAAGATCGTATTAAAGATCTTAAAGTGGACGGTGAGTTAAATGTGACTGCAGTTGTAACACCAAATGACAGCAACCTAACCTTAAAATGGGAACGTGAAGTGTCAGGTGTTCGTGTACCAGTGTTAGGAAATACAACTTCAAGCTTGTATATTTCTCCATTAGCATTAACCGATGCAGGTAACTATTATTTAGTTGCAACTCGCTTTGATAAGAAAGTTGAAAAACTCATTACCCAAGTGACTGTAACGGATAAAGAAGTATTACAACCAATGGCTGTAACATTAGACTTATCTGGTAACGTACAACGTCCATTTGGTGGTAGCTTCCAATTAGTTGCAACTGTAACTAACCTTGGTGAGAATACTGTATATCAATGGTTCCGTACACCAAATGGTGGTCAACCAGCATTACTTCCAGCTCAACAGTTATCTGTATTATCAATTGCTGATCTTAAAGCTTCTGATGCAGGTCACTATTACGTTGAAGTATCTGATGGTGTTCGTCAACCAGTACGTTCAGCTTCAGTTTACTTAGATGTAATCCCTGAACCTAAAGCTGAAGATAACACAGGTACAAATCCGAGTAACACTCACGCTGATCCAAATGATCCGCATTCTGACTCAGGTCGTGATTATACTTTCACTAACTTGAAAGTGTATAACTTCCGTCAATATGCTAACGTGATGCAACCGGTTAACCGTACACCACCAGCAGTTGGTTTATCATGGCAGATCCGTTTATACGGCGACTTGATGGATATCTTAAAATATCCTGATGTTGATGTATACATGGATGCGATGGATGCAGCAGTAGACTTCTTCTATACCTATAAAGACAGTCTATTCTCAATGGACAACCGTGCTCGCTTCTTACAATATGCAACCGATGCAGATCTTACTAAAGATGATCGTGAAGCATTGTTAGAAGTATTCAACGTGTTTGCTTCTATGGGTGATCCTGAGACTAACCAACGTTGGAGTCTATTTGAGATCAAAGATATTTTACAAGACACCGTAGCTTACGCTCGCCTTGTTCAATACTACGATCGTAAATTCCAATCAATGAAATCAGCGAAAGTACAAGGTAACTTCCTTGTCTAGTCTGATCTGACATAATCAAGAGGCTATCCTATGATAGCCTCTTACTTTTGTTGTTATTTAAGGAGAACGAGATAAATGAGAGATTACACCCAAGAAGAATTAATCGCACGTGCTAACGAAATCTTCGAAGAAGTTAAAGATAAACAAGATGACTATAACCGCGCTATTCGTACTGATATGAGCACATTATGCCTTGTTAATCTAGCGTTGAACTATATGCCATATCAGGGTGATTTTGTGATGGGATCAAGATCACGTTGGTTACGTGTCGGAAATGCGCGTGTAAACGCCAGAGAAGGAATTTCTGCAGGTAGCTTAGACATTGTACCAACTGACATCAAGCCGACGCACAGTAACGATGAACTTGCGGAATTGATCGCAAATGATACTTTTGTTTGTTTCTATGATAATACGGATTGGACTGGAATCGAGATGAGAGTATTTACACGTAAGAGTGTAACTGATGAAAGATGGGACGCAATGTTAGTTAGAATGCGTTATAACGATAAATAAAGAGATGGAATCACTCTAGGGTGGTTCCTTATTTTTGTCCGAAAGATAGAAAACCCTTTCTATCGATTTTATAAGTATATATAATCTAATTGAGATGATAGAAGTAATTCAACTTATCTCAAAAGGAAAAAAGAAATTGAAATTGCAATATCGTGATTGATGTGACACAGAGCGAGGGATTGTTCACGCAATCCCTCTTGTTTTAATAACTATATAATCAAGGAGTAAACCATGATTTTACGTCACAGATCCGCAGTACTTGCGATTTTTGTTGAATCACTAAAACCAACCGATTTTTACTACCACCGGCTTAAAGACAGTGTTAAGTATATTATCGCACGTGAGCGTGGTGATTTCACCAGATATGACTACCAGCTTTGTCACTGGCATTATAAACTGGTAGATAATGTCTATCGTCAATTGTACGAGAAATAGACAAGACTGTGGAGGTGCTGTCACACCTCCACATTACATTAACTATCACAATTAGAATCTAATAGGAGATTCATATGAGCATCTTAAATTTAACATCCGAGGAATTAGTAAAATACGTAGAAAAAGAATTCAAAGAAGTCAAAGATAGTGACTTCGAGAATGGTGACAATGCGTATCATCAAAAAACTACTACAGCACACTTGGCCCAGATAGTGGCTACATTCGAGCCAGCTACTCATGATAGTAGTGCGGGTAACCGTCGTTGCTATATGCGTATTGGTAACCATAGCCGAGTAAGTTGTCTAGACGGCTTAGCAACAGATGGCTGTAATCGCATTGAGGATGGAATCATCGAAGCAACTCATACAAAAACTGAGTTGTTAGATATGCTCGATGAGAGTTGTCTAGTGGTTATTGATGATGACTGTGACTGGCGTAGCCATGAAATTATCATGTATCGTCGTAACCCAGGAAGTGATGATTGGGTTTCTACTGTAGTAGAGCGTCATTATTAACAACATAAAAAGGAGGACTCGATTGAGTCCTCCATCTTTATCCAAATCTTTTTTTTTTTATTTAAAAGACTTGATCTTTTCCATCAAAGCAGTTTCTACATGACGGCAGAATGTCAATGCGTTATTGGTACCTACTAAAGATTCGATAGCTGGTGCTTCGATCTCTAATTGGTGTTTATCAATAACAGGTTGTACTGCTTGAAGTAACATCTCAGTTTCAGGTTCATTCATGCCTTCATGCTGACGTACTGAATCAAGTAATTGACCTACGAAAGCGTGTGATGCAATCAATTCACCTTTAATACGTGAACCTTGTGCATCCATCACTGCAGCTTGTGCTGCATCGATCGTATCAGAAGCACATTCCATCGCGACTTTGATGTAGTTATATTTACTAATCATGTTTAGTTTATTCCTTTTAAGAAATGAAGATTATTTACCAATTCGTTTATCGTGGTTAACAAAGATAATTTCGATATCTTCACGAACACGTAAATGGTTATCTTCCGTTAACGAGATCTTACGTCTCACACTACATTGAGAACCCTCATCAACCATGGTGAAGGTATTCACATCTCCACCTAGACCCATATCCATGATGTTTACACCAAGGATATTTTCTACCCCACCGCGTACACGCAATGCATTCTCAATGATATCTTTACTTACCGTACGGTTCGTGAGCATTTCATTGATTACTTCATAGGTCATCTTACGGATAGACTCTTTTAAGGTTTCATTACGCCATACTTTATCGGCTAAATAGTATTTAACTTTAAATGGTAGGCGGTTGAAGATTGAACGTTCGATACCATTTTCAGCGATGATGTTAATATAACCCATCGTCCGTTTAGGCATGAAGTAAAGCTCACTGTGTTCAAGTAAGTTACGTTTCATTCTGTCGATATCGGTTTCTAACCAGTTTACAATCAAACGAGGAATCGTTTTGATATAAGCTAAATCATCTTCATGGTTACTAAAGTGATAGATCCCATCATAGAAGAAAATATCCACGATACGCAACGTTTGTTTTGGTGATTTCTGTACAGGCTCACCTTTCTCATCAAGCTTAACATCACCCGCACGGTGTTTCAATAAAGGTTGACCTTCTGAGTTATAGATGATATCACCACGTTGATGCGCAAGTTCAAAGACCATACGGCCATTTTGCATGGTGTATTTCGGTAACCCAGTTGCAGTATCGATAACAGGAACATCCGCATTATAAGTTAATGGAACATCTTCTTCGTACTCTTCAAACTCAATCGTACTTAAAGTAGTACGGGTATTATGCCATAAGTTCTTTAAGTTATCCCCAAAACGAATACCGATTTCATTTTCAGCTATAACCGTATAAGTACGATCACGTTCTAGTAAGAAGGTACCAGCACGATGGTTGATTTCGATATCATCATCTACACCTTTCGGATAATCATACGCACCCATGATAACACGGAAATCTTGTTTTAATTGACAAGGCAATACACGTTTCTCACGAGTTAAGATATTAAAGTTATTTAACATCAACTGATGATTGCTATTGAAGTCGAATGTGGTTTTGACGTGGAATTCAAATACTGGGTTCTTATCTTCGTTACCAACCCATTCCCCATTTAAATAAGCATAATCAATTTGCTCTGGTGGAATGTAAGCTAACTGCATGAACAAGTTTTCAGGATCAAGTTGTTTTAACTCTTTATTGCTACGAGTCACAATACGAATCGTATAACCGTGTTCACGGTAATGCACAGTGATCTTATCTACCGCCATTAACAGATCAGTTTTGTTATTACTTTGAATAAATGACTGACTAATATAAGTCGGGTCCATCATGTAATAAGGTCTGACTTCAAATGAAGTACGACTCGCATCAAAACAATAATGGAACGGTGTTTTGATATACTCTAGCGTATTAATACGCTGGATATAACTATCGATCGTACCTTCACTACTTAGTGTTGGAATTTCACTATTATAAAGTAAGGTAGTTACCCCACCAACTGTTTTAAATAACGCATCCGGTAATAGAGTTAAACGATCACCATGACTATTAACGAAATCATGTTTTTCAAGATCGATCATCTTAAATGGAACCGATTCGATTGAACAACCTACCCCACGTTTAAAATCACCATCTGGACTTGGTTCGATCTCACGTGTTGCTTGGAAAATACGGTTAGTTAAGTGGTCAACATCAGTTACGATGTTATACCCTAAGATCTCACCGTTAACACGTAAGTTAGCGTGAGTGATGGTTTCACCTTCGTAACGACCTGCGTTAATTACCCAACGTTTCATCGTAGCGAAATCTACTGCATCACGACCACCTGCAGTATCACTAATCGCATAGCAAACCGTATCCATGTGCTCAAGTGGTGCGACGTAGAAACTTTCTCTCGCCGTATAGTCATCACTGTTGTAATCAACGCCAACACCATTTTGTTTACTTAAGTGTTCCGTATTAATACGAACTTCGCCTAATGAGGTATAGAGTTCCACTTTAACTTGTGCTTGTTTGATTTGCTCAGAAGTATAATAAATAAGTGGTAAGTGAACTCTTAGGTTATTATCATCTAACACGGATAATACAGCAGTAGGTGTAGTCGGGTCATAAACCAGATTACTCATCGTGGTTTTAAGCTCAGTTTCACTCCCATCTTCTTTAACCAGATAAACCCGTGCTTTAACGAATTTATGCGCAAATGGAATAATTTGATTAAATGGTTCGGCTAAGTGAGTTAAACCAAACTTGTGATAAGTTAACGTCACTTGTAATACTGGTACTTCAATCATTAACCATTCTTCATGGTTATCTTCCGGATTGATTGCAGTATCTTTACGGTACCAATAGTTTAAGATGTTAGAGTTGATGGTTTCAAGATGATCTAAACGATCAGTATTATAAACGACCTGAATCGCATCGAAATCATTCACGCGAATTTCAATTGGGTGTAGTGTCGTAAAGTCAGTTCCATCTACTTGTAGTAATGTACCACGTGGGATCATGATTTTACGGATACCATCGATATCACTTTTCTCTGCTAATTTTAGGATATCTACAACACGATAACCTAAAACAAACTTAGCTCTGGTTGGTACAGTATACATCCCTTCATATAAAGTCAAACTCATATGCGGATATAAATCCTCCATACGAGTAGCTAATATCGGGTAGTGTTTTTTGTCTGCAGCTTTAAAATAACGGAAGTTATTGGCTGCAAGTGTAGAGCTAAACTCCATCAATAAAGTGGCTGGGTTAGACGCATCCACGAAATCTAATCGTCCTTCCGTTTCATCAGAAAGATAATCAAGCCCTGCTTTGATCATTAGTGCAGGATTGCGTTTTGCGTTTTCTAAAGTTACCGCCCATTTTTGGCGATTGAGAAGATACGCATCAGAAATGTTATCTTCTAACTTTTCGTAATTTGTACTCATTTGTTATTTGTTTCCTATCTCTTACGGGTGTCACCATAATAATCACGTACATCACGAAGCAACTGTTCGGATGGATTATCGAGATCTTCGTTCTTGAAGTTGATATCCGTAACGTATTTAATGAAATCTTCACGTCTTACCCACCACTCCATTTCTTTTGTATAGAGATTAATTAAAGGATAAGCACGGTAGTTTGCTTTCAGTTTTTCATTTGGTAATAACTTCACGTAAGGTGCATTTGCAGTATTGTTATTTCCTTTATTAGCAAAAGGAATATTATCGATTAAATCATCGGTAATGTTTTTGAAGTTACCATTACTTACACCGTACTCATTATAAAGACGAAGTGATGGATTAAATTTACCAACGACACGGTTGAACTCATATAAAGTAATGATGTCATTATAATCTGCATAAGCCGATTTAAAACTGATGTTTAATTGATCAATACCTGGATTAACTGTAGATGAATAATCGTAATCGAAGATCTTACCAAACGGGGTATTCATTGGTGCACTTGCACCTGTTGCTGCCCAGTGTACAATGTACTGACGATTTGAATCTAATACGAAATCATAGATACGTGTATTATAATCCAATCTTCGCCATGCAATAAACTCCGGATAAGGATCAATTGAATTACGAAGTTCACTCATGTACATCTGCCATAATAAGAAGATGAGAAGTGTCGTATCCCCTTCTGTATTTCTAAATGTCGCATCGATATCAAAGACTTCATTGATCTCTGCGATCCCATCATACATGAACCATTGTTCGTTACGTATCCCACGATCAGAAATAAATGCATCACCACGCATATCCGGCCAACCACTTAAACTCATTAGGTTATTGGTCAGTATATTAATGAAAGCACTATTACTATCTACAAGTGGAGAAGCGAAAGTATGCAAGTCTTTTTCCATATAAGTCCCATTTGCATTTTTTACTGCAAATCGACTGTAGTTACTCCATGGATCAAGATAGGCTCTTGATATGCCTAATGTACTATTTGGTGCACAATCCCGCCACGGAAAGAATCGTCTATTCTTACTGAGATTACCATATGTTAAATTAAGTAAAGGCCGAGTAAAGAACACCATTCCTGTCGTTTGTCGATTTGGGATGACAAGTTGTTGGCTCTGTCCACTTAAATTTAACCCATAGGTCAAATCACGGTTAGCAGCAGAACGCGTACCTCGACCTGATATCCTTGCGATATCATCGATACTTCGAACGATGTTAATCTTTTCATCGTTCCCATTTTTGTTGTTTGCCATAAATGTGATATCCTATTTTTACCAACACGTTTTAAAAACGTTATTAGCTAATAATATTTTTAACTGAGGAAATAAGTTATACTTAACTTTATCCTGCATTATTCTAAGATAAATGGAAATATAAAATTTTTTCATGTGTCTAACTTCTTAATATTGATAATCTACGTAGACATGAGAAGTGAATATAATAATGAAGATGAAATAAGATTGACTTATCCTTCTTTAGAGAAAAAGAACAATAAGAAGTAAGGAAAAGAAGATGAGTAAAGATGGTGTTAAAACACTGTTTAATGTTGCAGCTCTTGCAACAAATGTGCTCTCAGAACGAGGAGAGGGTTCATTAATTGAATTCGCAAGCTCCACGCAAAATATCATCTTAGTTACGGTAGAAGACACATTGACACATCATGCCGTGACCCCTGAGATTTTGAAGTTCTGCACGAACATCTACATCGGCTATTACTTACAGGCTGTGGCATTACTCAATACAATTGGTGATGTTTCAGTTCGTCAAGTATTAGATCGCTTAAATACCAATCGTAGTATCAGCTCAAATGCAAAAGATACCGTAGAATGGATCGCACAAGAATCATTCTTAGACTACCCTAAATTTGACTTTGCTAAGAAAGTGGTTTCACTTGAAGCATTCGGTGATATCGTGAGTAAAGTAAAAGGTAAAGTCGTAGACAACGTTAAAACCATGGATGACGGTACACCAATGAAAAAAGACGGTGAAGTTAAAAATGGTGGTCAGTCTGCGGAAAACGGCAGTGCAGGTGAATGGATGGCAGATGCCCCAACCCTTGCTCAAGGTAAGATCTTTGATGTGAAAATCCAAAACGGTGGTGCGACTGCATCTATCCCAGTCACCGTTCGTTTAAACCCAGTTGCCGTTAACCGTGAAATGTTGAAATCAATGTACGCACGTGCTAACCAAAACAACAGTTTCTGGAATCGTCTTCGTCGCTGGAAAGATGGTGAGTTAGAAACCTTATCAGATATGATTTTCTGCAATGACATCATCGCAGATCATGCTCGTCTGATTAAACAAGACAAACTTAAACTCACTGAACAACTTGAGAAGAAACGTCGTGCTAATAAGATCTCTACTTTATTAACGCAAAAAACGTCTCTCGCTACTGCTTCTACTATCTCTATTATCAGTAAAGCAAGTCTTCCTGAGATTGAGTTAGCAGTCGGCGGTCGCATTAGTGATTTCAAAGTACGTGAAGATATCTTTGCAAGAAGTGGTCTTATCATGTTACTTGTTGTGGATGACATGTATGAAACTGTTACTATTTATTACCGCGGTCAAAACCGTGGTATGGAATTAACATTCGGTGAATGTAAATCCGTTTCAAAAGGTAATGGTCCAAACGTCATGGAAATCTTACGTGCTTTCCAAGCTGGTCAAACCCCAAATATTTAATATGGTGGTACATTACAAATGGCACTACGCACAAAATTCATTCAGCGTGTAATTACTGCACGCAATACTCCAGTAGATAACGAAGTTGTCTACGAAGCACCTGTTGATCTTGATCATGTGGTTGCGGAAATCAATGAACACATCGAAACAGAAGAAAGTGTTCATAGTACAGTTGAAAAACTGGAAAATTTAAAAGCAAGTATGGAACGTTTTGCTGAGGGAGGTGAGTTACCAGAATCAGCTAAGTTCTTTGCTGGTATTGTATACAAAGATGCACTTAAATCTGGTGGGTTAGTGGTCGACGAAGTTTCATTGGAGTCATACGCAGAAGACATTTCACTTGAATCCGTAGTAGATACAATCAAACGTGTATGGCAGACTATCTTTAAATTCCTAGCGGGTTTGTTTGAGAAAGTTGTTGGCTTCTTCACTAAAGCGGAAACACAAGCAGAAGCAGCCATCGGTGAAGCGGAAGAGACAATTCGGGTGGCTAAGAAATACGGTAATTCCGTCATGATCACTGATGAGACGATTTTAAATCAGTTAGCTAAGTTAGCAATTATTCCATCTAGTGGGTATTGGTCAGTTCCTGGTGAGGCAGATCAACAACCACCAGTGTCTATCGATGATATCAAGGATACTGTAGAAGCGATGGATTATATTGTCTTCAAATTCGTGAATCAGGCAGCATCGGCAATCGATGAGCTAGTCAGTAGACCGGTGAATATGAACACTCTACGGGCTGCTGGGTATGCCATTGTAGCGATTGCTGATGATTTCACTGGCGACCCAATTAAACTTGACGATGGTGATTTATATACCACGTATGTCCCATCTGTGGGCGGCCATGGACTTGGTGTATATGTAGAGAGATCTGGAAGATCTAAAACACTTGCGGAGGGTAAACCGGTCGTTAAGTTAACATACATCCCAACCGAAATTAAGGTCACTGAAGTTAATTCAGGCGACTTGACAAAACAGTTAGATCAGATAACCCACACCTTATCGGCATCTACCAAGTACAGAAGTAAAGTGTCTAAGAATTTTGCGAACTACGCTACATTCTTAGAGAAGTACGATGTAGATAAACTTGCGGCTGAGCTGAATCCAAACGGTCCAGAAGAAGCACGTAACATGGCTGGATACTATAGATCTAATATTGTTAAGTTATCAAACTTTATCAGTTCACCGGCAGTTCTTAGTGTCTATGTAGATACTATACGTGCAACCAAAACAGTTTCTAAAATTCTTAAGAATGCTGTTTTCGTTCCAAAGAATAACTAAGGAATAAGAAATAAGATGAAACTATTACCTGGTTCTCCTCTTTCGTTCTTTGTTCGCACCTTTTTACCATCTTTCAGTAAATCAACTGTTTCTCAACAAATTGATGTATTGAAAAATGAGTTAGCGACAAAGACCCTGCCTGTTTATGCATCTTTAGTAGATGAATCAGCAGGTTTTACAAAACCAAATCCATTTATGAGTAAATGGAATAAGGCATATAACGACAAAGTAATGTCTTCTCGTAGTATCAATTTCAAAAACCGTCAATTCACGGTGAAATCTGATAACATGATTTTGGTTGTATACAACGTCTTAAATCAATTAGGACAACGATTAAACTACCTTGAGTCATTGATTGATAAATCATTCGGTGATGATATCATTGGTAGTGCACTTTCATATCAACAAGCTAACTTATTGCGTCTCGTTGAAATGAGTGAGTTCTTCCTTATTTATGCACGTCGTTTAGCGATCTATATAGTATCAAATGAATACGAAGAGATCGAGAAAAATCCATCTACTGAAAAACCTTTTACCAAAGGTGATATCAAGTGGTTGGAAATGAACATGCAAGCCTTCTTAGGTATCTTAGGTATTTATAGTGTGGATGAAGAAAACTTTATCCGTGCAGTAAAACAAATTCCTGATATCCAAGTACCAGAAAATAAAGAAGAATTAGATTTGATCCAAAAAGTACACGGCGATAAACTAGACGGTTTAGGCCTTGGTTTCGTACCGTATGTTTTAAACCCAATCTACCATGTTCGTATGAAAATTGTAGAGTGGAGACACAATCGCATCGAAGCAGCAAAACAAGAACGTGAATTGTTGGAATTGCGTATTCAGCAATACATCATGAAACGTAATGGTGCTGACAATGCGAAAATGGATCAAGTTATTAACAATGCTCAAGAGTCACTTAAGAAATTAAACAAAAAAATTGCCGATATGGAAGCCAGTTATTCTGCCGATTATGGTGCGTAGAGTAATTTGGTTTTGGTAATCTTTTATGTCGTTATTTCTGATGTGATGAAATAATGAGCAATTCATACAACGGTAATGTTAGTACCCCTTTATTGATATGAAACATCTTAATCGGGTTGTCGAAATAAAAAGAGGCTAAATAGCAAATATATGAAACCAACTTTTACTTCAGCACGAGGCTTTCGTTTCTATACTCAGGACGATAATGCAGGTGCTTCATATCACTATGGTTTATTACGTCGTTATTTCGATCAAGAAATCCGTCAGGAAATTCGTAACAAAGATCGATTAGACATCCTACGTCACATCCAAGGCTTAGTATCATCTTCACAACCCCAAGCAGATGAGCCACTTGATACTTGGTTCCGTGACATGTTAAAAGAACATGAGCATCGTGATGGTCACTTACGTTTCCTTCATGATACGTTAAGTTTTATTTCTACGGGTCGTCGCAGACTCCCAGCAGCAGGTTATAAAGCTTTAGTGGAATTTAACAGTGGTATTGACGATGTAGCTAAACCAAGAAACGTATCGATTGGCGATAGTCAATATGATGCATACCTCCGTAAACTATCCGATGAGTGTATCGAGATCTTAGTGAATCATGAAAGTGATTTACTCCAATCTTGGTTACAACACGAAGATGGCTTTATGGATTTACTGAATACTTTTATCTTTTTACTGGAAGAACCTGCAAATCGATAGGAGTATGATTAGCTAATCTTACTCAATTAATCCCGATGGAGTAATAGTACTGTTACTGCATCACGAATTAAGAGGAAATTTTATTATGAGTCGTAAATTACGATTCGTGCAACAAGTGGTAAATAAGGTAGTATCGATGGAAGGCGTCGATGATACTAAAGAAAACGTACAAACAGAAGAAGTACGTCAATCCGCTGATGCAACGATTGAAGTCCGTCAATTGAAGCTCGAAAATGAGGCACAAGTACGTATCTCTAGTCTTGAACAAGACCTAGTTGAAATTGAAGGTTTACATGAAGCAACTGATGAGTTAGAAGCCGCTCAAGAAGAAGTCGGTGATCTTATCGTTGCAACTGAAAGCTACCTAGAACGTGGTGGCTTAACGAAAGATGCAGCATTCTTTGCTAACATCGCACTTAAAAATGCAACCAAACGTGTATTCTTAGATGCAGCAATGCCATCTATGGAATCTTTCGCGGGTAGCTCTGCTGACCGTATGGATATGACAGTAGTTTCTTTAGAAGGTTTTAAAGAAACAGCTCAAAAAATCTGGAAAGCAATCACTGAAACTATTAAAGCTGTTTTAGCTAAAGTTGCAGCTTGGTTCAAAAAATCAAAAGAAGATGATGCTAAAGCTGCAGAAGCTGTTAAAGAAGCTATCGAAACCGTTAAAGAAAAAGGTATCGAAGAAGTTGCTCCAACTAGCGTGTCTAACGAAGCAGCAGGTGATGTATCAAGCGAAGCTCTTTTATGGGTAGCAGCTGGTTTATTAGATGGTAAAGGTAAATGGGTTGAATCAGGTAAAGAAGTATCATTCAAAGCTGATGATGTTCTTGAATCAACTATTGCTCACACCACTGGCATGGCTGAATTAACTGAAGCTGGTGCTAAACTTGGTGCATTAGACGGTAAAATTGCAGACCTTTTTAAAGGTGTTACTGATGCAGCAGAGAAAATCGGTAAATATTACGAAACCGAAGAACAAGGAAATGGTCGTTCAATCGTTCCTACATTAGGCGGTATCGGTTTGGTAACAACTTCTGAAACCACTGGTGAAGGTGCTTCAATTCAAATCAAATGCAAAGTATCAAATGATAAATTTGATGCACTTGAAGTAACTGGCGATGTGAAATTAAGCAAAGTGGATTTCTTAAAACGTGCTGAAACACTTTACGAAATCTTAACTAAACACATTCCAGCAGCGAAAGAAGCTAACGAAAAAGCAATTAAAGAACTTAATGCTTTTGCTGATTTATCTGCAGAAGATGCAATCAAACGTGCTAACGCTGCATTTGATCAAGATATTTCTGTTGATTCTCCAGAAGCACAAGAAACTATCAAAGCTACACAACGCCTCAGCCGCGAAGGTGCAGCAATGATCACCAATACAGCAACTTTACGTTTATACGTAGCTGCAAGCAAAGTAGCTCAACGTTACTTATCTGTTGGTCGTAAATTCGTTAAATAATCTATAGGTGCTTACTTCTTATACAAGCACCTATCTAATACAATCACAATTCCATATTAAGGTATATTTATAATGGCACGTACTGTTGGTATTTGGGTTAATCAACCTAAGAAAACCCTAGCATTATCATTAGAAAATGCAATCGAAAACGCACCAGAAGGTTTTATCGAAGACCAAGAAACTGGTGAATTAGTTGACTACAGCGAAGAGTTCGCAGCGTTAGTATTAGAATCAGCAGAAATCGTTGAAGATACTGAAACTGTAGCTGAAACTGCTGATGCAATCGACAACGGTGAAGTTGTTGCTGAAATCGGTGACGCTATCGAACAACGCGGTGAAGCAACTCCAGAAGAAGCAGCTTTAGTACAAGCTGGCGTAGCAAATACTTTAGATGCAACTGATGCACCTGAAGAAGTAATCGAAGAAGTAACTGAAACTGTTGCAACTGAATCTGCAAACGGTCCAGTAATCTCAATGGAAGGTTTTAAAGAAACTTTAAAACGCATGTGGGAAGGTTTAAAAGCTTTCGTTGCTGACTTATTAGCACGTATCGCGACTAACTGGAAACGTTTCTTCAACACTACAGCGGGTATCGTTAAAGATGCAGCTAAATTAACTGAAAAATTAAAAGATCGTAAAGATGGTGAAGATGCACAAATCAAATGGGCTTCATCTTTCGCTCTATTAGCAATCGATGGTAAAAAATTCGATGCACAAGAAGCAGTTAAAGCATTCGGTAAATTAGAAGCAATCGCTAAAGGTGCTGGTAAAGGTTTAGAACAAGCTCTTGAATCTATCAAAGGCGGTGCTGAACAAGTTACAACTAAATCTGCTGAAGATCTAGGTAAAGCAGTGACTGGTATCTTAGCAACTATCGTTGAAAAATCTGGTGCTAAATCTGAATTAGCTGATGGTGTATTCGGTAAAGCATACAAAGGTGGCGTAGCTAAATTCGCATTCGGTGATTTCGCTCTTGCTTATGGTTACAATGCAACTTTAGACCAACAAGGTGATGAAGCAGCATTGATCAATAGCTTCCGTGTAGCCTCTACTAAAGCGCATAAAGATTTCGATGCAAAACCTGAAAAAGCTGAATTCGCTGCTTTAACTAAAGCACAAATCGAAGACTTAGTGAAAGGTGTTAAAACTGTAGCTAACGCTTTAGATAAATTCTACAATACTGATTCTAAGAAAGCACACGTTGCTGTCGATGCACTACGCAAAGAATTAGATAAACAAGTAGAAGGCGCTGGCGAAGAAGTTTCTGCAGAGCAAAAACATGCTTATAAAGTAGCTCAACGTTTATACAACTTACCAGTTCAATTGTTACGCGGTGAAGTTGAATTATCTATCTACGTGATTCGTGTATTAAAAGCATTCATCACTTTAGGTAACGTATCAGCTGCTAAACTAGTTGCTGATAAATAATCGTCAAGTTTACTTTACGATAAGTTAAGCAATAAAGCAAGAGGGTAGGCTTAGGTCTACCCTCTTGCTTATGTCCGTTTTATCGATTTTATAAGTGTATATTATCTTTATGAAGCTGACAGATCAAATGTTGTACTTGATTCAATAGGTGGTTCAAGTATAGCAGAATGTGAGTTTTAATTTAATATCAACTAAAGTGATTTTCTAAAGGAGGGAATCATGTTTAAACTATTTTTAGACTTAATCGGTAAGTTATTCTACAAGAGTAAGCCTACTGAAACAGTAGAAGAGAAACCAATAGGTAATTACGTGCTTATCGTAAAAGATGATTACACTAAAATGAAGATGGGTGAGTACTGTGAGTATATCGTCAGTAGTTTAGAAGGGCCAGTTGGGACTGGTCACATCGCCATCGGTAACTCAACAAGGTTTGCCTTAAAGTGGTTAAATGAAATGGGTGGAATGGATGTGATCAATAGATACTACCACGTATATGGATTTACGCCAATCGAAGCCGTGCGATATTTGCTCAATACTGGTTGCGCCTGGAAGGGAGACTTATCCGCACTGGAAGGTGGTGGAGGATCTAATCCAATTGTAGCAACCTATATGGCGTGGTACATCAAACAGTCAAAAGGGCTTAAAGTAAAGATCGAGAAGTGGTCTGGCAATAGACTTGTGATTACCGTGGGTAATATATACCACGATAGAACAAATGAAACGATCACATCTGGTGACCTTATCACTCCGTTATTAGTTGATCGTGTTAAAACGGTTAATGAATTATTTAAAGATAAGATCATTGATGATATCAACGTCAATGGGCAACAACACGGTTATTGGGGCACGCTTGAAGTTGCACACTGTATCCGTAGTGCGTTGTACTCTAAGAAGTTTGATATCGTAGGTAGCAATATCCTATTGGATTACGATAACAATATTCAACTTACACTCAGTGAGGAGAAGAAAGATGATCAAGCAACTCATTAGATCAGTGAAAGATCTTATCGATGGTAAACGTCACTATAGTCTTCAGCTACTACCAACCAATCTTGATTACACCTCAACCGTGGGTGAACAGTTAACGGAAGCAAAGCTTATTGATCATGCTTCAGGTACGAGTGATATGATCCGCATTAAGCTGACTGATCATAATCGTTTCGTATTAAGATGGATCAGTGCAACAAGACAAATGAAGAATATCGGGGAGTATTGCACAACGCACCGTATCTCGCCATACATGCTACTTAATGACATCTTTAGTCCTAAGTCGTATTATCGCAAATGGAACGCCCCTGAGCTTTATGAGAGCTTTAATAAGTGGTTCACGAACCTTGGTGGGTGTAAGCGTGGTATCCGTGTAGATTACGTTGAAGAAGAGCAGTTTATTGTGGTACAGGTGTGCAATCCATATGGCAATCGTTATATGGTCGCCATCGATGCACAACCACTACTCGAGTCTTCAATAGAAACAGCGGATAAGTTATCTCGTTCATTGATGCACTCTGAGAAGGTGGGTCGTATTACGATTAATAATGATAAGAGCTATTACTCACTTGAGGATATTGCACTTCGCATTAAACGTCTTATTGAATTAGGTGCTGAAGTCATTGATCTTGGTAAGAATGATATCACTACGATTGCTTCAAGTGATAGTACGATGATCATCAATAAACATTATACCCCATAGGGAGGGAACATGATAGAATTGTTTACTAACTTAATTAAGAAAGCAGTAAGCTCAGGTAAGAGAGAATACGATTATTCTCTTTATGCAAATAGTGATTATTTTACTGTACAACACGGTACAATAAACAGCTATACGTTAATCAGTCCAACACGTGGTTCAAGTCAAGGTAACTATCGTGCCTGTGATTGGTCAAGATGGATGATGCATTGGCTCGCAACATCTGGTGGCATGCAGGTCGTTAACGATTATTGTACCCGCACGAACCAGGACCCATCGAAAGTGGTACCTTACATCCTAAATAGAATGGGTGCAGTTTATAAAGATGAGGCAAATAAGTATCGTCAAATCACTAACGTATTTCTTGGTTGGCATTTGGCTCAATTTAATAAATACGCTATCTCTATCGATACGTCAGATGAGAACGTCGTAACGTTTAAATTGACTAATCTAATAGGTGATACAGTGGTTACTACTATCAACAAGGTAAGAGTACCACCAAATGCAATGCTAAATCTCAATAAACTTATCGCTTATCTCGATGGCTATAAGATCCATGATATCACTTTCCCAAAATGGGAGAAGTATTGCTATCATTCACTTGAAGAAATCATCTCCGTGCTTTCTAAAGCGTTTTATGATGAGAATACGCAAGTAATCAAAGATCACCAACAGGATCTTATCTTTATTAACGATACACTAACGCTGGCTGTCGAACCTATCGAAGCTTAATTATCAACTTAGCCACAATCACAACTTACGACCTGATAGGCGGGTTGATTTGTGATTGATTAATTTTCTATTGGAGAAAATAAAATGAAACTATTAAACAAAATTAAAGCATATTTCAAAGTAAAATGTATTAAATGGAATATCATCGAACCAAGTTATATACTTGATATTATCAGTAACAATACTCTTGATGCCGCAATTACTGAGACACTTGGTTCACCCGCAGCGACAGGTTGTTTAACTGTGCGCGATCCAGATACAGGACATGAAGCTAAAATGCTTTATGCTCGCACCGAATACAACCAAATCCTCGTCGAGTGGATGATGGGTAAATCTGGTGGTATCGATATCATTAATGAAGTAGCAGTGCGTGAACGTGTTTCAGCGTACGTTATCATTGACTGTTTATTGAATCGATATGGCTCGGGTGAATACCGCGGTATTGAGGCACAATTTACTGATTGGTTTAATCGCCAAACTGTGACTTATGATGTCTCTGCTTCATTTGCAGGTAAAGAAGGACACCATCTTGATATCACCGTGAAAGCTAAATTCGTCACTGAAGCTGTTGAGACAATTGTTGGTGAACGTAATCTGACTGTTGTACCACGTAGTCTTGTTCGTGCTGCATTCTTAGTGGATGAATTAAACGGTAAAACATTTACGATTTATGAACCATCTACTGCAGTAACCAGTGCAGCACTTGCTGGTGCACTCATGCGCTGGGTAAATGAAACCACGGTTGATCTTGCTTATCAATTAAATGAAGATCACAAGTACTATAACCTCCGTAATAAGTTCGAAGTCTATAAATCTAAGAATAAAGTGGGTCGTTATACAAAGAAAGAGGAAGTGAAAAATGACGAAACGAAATAAGATATTAAAGTTAGTAGAAGAGCCGGTTGAGCACCTTCCTTATCGTACGCCGGTTTTATCACTTCGTCTTTATATCAATGATGAAGACTTACAATCAGCGATCACTTTAAACTATAATCATATTAAGAACCAGCTTACTGCGTTTGACTCACTAACACAGTGGCCGCTATTCTCAATTGACTTGATCCCAACCTCAGATATCCCACTTGGTCAGATAACGAAACAGCGGATCGATTACTTATTTGGTCATGAAGTGAAAAATGAACGATTGGTTAATCGATTGATTGCAGGGTTAACGGAGTTTAATGAAGTGGTTGCGGGTGCGGCAAATCAAGATGATGTCTTCTTGATGCTTCGTAATTATTACAAGTTTAAGACGACAATCATTCCACGTTCTAAAAGATGGGATACGACATTTCGTATTGGGATGAATGGTTTCTACTCTGCGTTGTTCTATAATCCAACAAAACCAGAGAAGAAAAATACAGGTGGGCGTGAAGCGAAGTTCAGTATCAATATTGGTACAAATTTCAGCATTGTGTTCTATCATGATTTCTTTAAACCGTATCCAATGCTTTACATCGTAGATCGTAATACAAAAGAAGCTTATACTGCACACCTAGGTATAACCGGTTTCATGCGTCGTCATTTAATCAAAAGTGAAAGACCAATTACTACTGAATTACGTGATGCCGTACTAAACGGTGCGGGTGTGAATAAGATTAATGGGATCTTTTCCAGAATGGTTGGATCAGATCTTAAATAGAGGTATTTTATATGGAATTTATTCATCCAAATTTGGATATCATTAGTGGTGGGATCGCCTTTCTTATCGTGGTGATTATTGCGGGGTTAATTGCCCGTAAAGCGAATCAGGAAGACATGTCAATAACTGAGTATATCATGGATGAGGTTGCACCAGTCGTGGCACTGATTCTTGCAGCCGCAGCACTTATCATGATTATCTCGGTGGTCGTTCGTCATGTACTATCGTACTTCTTTGGAATGGGAGAGATGTAAAATGGATAAATTAACTTTATCACCTTATACAATGATGACGATGCCATATCGTGCTCGTTACCTATCACCCGTTTTAAGTTTCACCTACAGAGTGAAAAATGGTGATGGTTGGGGTATTGATTATGATCACAGTACTGATCTGCTTTCAATATCAATGCCTTTCGATATCGGCGGTTTCGTCGCAATTAGTCGTGTAGCGGAAAATATCCAAAACTTCATTGAAGAGTCCTGGGTCATGAGTGTGTTAAATCGTCTCAATATCACAGATGAAAAACCAATCACGATAGTTAAAGAAATCCTTGCGCATATTTATACAATCGCAAAAGAATCTTTAAATAGAGATGATGTTTATTATTATCTTTGCAAGTACGCTGAGTTAGAACCAACTCATAATCCAGCAACGATAGATTGGCCGCATAAACTTCGTGAAAGTCTTGACCAGATGTACCTCATGCTTAGCCGACTACCACATGGTGTCGCGATTCGTGAACAGGGTCGTTTGGGTAGCATGATTGCAACAATCAATGATAACTATCGCTGTCTGTTATTCAGCGAAGAGAAAAGACTATACCCACAACTCTACGTGGTTGACCTTGCGACAAGAGAGCCACTTATCTTGCGTATCTCTCAACAAGGGTTCATCCGTAGTAAACGCATCCGCCGCATGAACGAAGTCAAACGTCAACTTATTGATGCGGTGGTAGGTATGGCTGACCTTGAAAGAATCAACACAATCCTGTCCAAAACTGTGGCTACCGATTTTAGATAATAGGAGTTGTAAATGCCAACAGAAAAACAGATTAGAGAAGCAGATCTTGCTTATTGGAATTGGTTACGGGAAGATTATCACTTCACGCTTAACTGGGGTTGTAGTGAAAATCTGACTATCCTTGATAATACAGGGAAACCTGTTGCAACAGCGATGGTAAATGAATTTAGAACCCCCGCACAGCAGTTACGTAAGGGTTATATTAGTAACTTTATTATCAATAACAAGATCAAATTCACGAATGTCAATAAGATTGTTCAACCTGAGTACTTTGCTGTAGTGATTCAGGATTTCGTATCAGGTAAAGAACCGCAGTTATTCTATACGGCTGAGATGACACTAAACAATGACCCGTTTCATTGGTTAGCGGATTTTCATGAATATCGTAAAGGATACAAGTAAGTCATATTTTACTTATAGGAGGTAAAAGATGTCCAAAGATTCAGGTAACCAACTATATAGCGTGTGGACATATAAACCGGTTCATTTCGTGTTACAGTGGGATAATTGTGGCAATATTGATATTACTAATGATGCTGATGGGGTGGTTAGTAAAGTAACTATTGCAAATTTACTAGAACCAGGTCAAATTGAAAGAAAAGGTTTCCTTACTGACCACGTTATAGGTAAGAAGATTGAGTTGACTCATCCATCGCATATAATTGATCCAGGTGAGTTTGCGAGTGCCATTGCTTTATTTGTATTTGGTATATTTCCAATGCAATTAAGTGCCTTTGAGATTACACTCGACGGCGAATCTTTTAATTGGAGACAAGAGTCCGATAAATATTTATATGGCTAGCGATCCTGTGCCACGTTTTACTTATAGGAGGGTAAACAATGGCAGAAGTGAAGTACAATGAGGGAGTAGAACTTACTCCCCAATTAACCATTAAGGTGTTACGTCTATTGGGGATTCGTGGAATGCACTATGACCCAAATACCAACCACTTTAAATTAACTTACCATCATTTCGATGATAAATTGGAATGGGAAGTAAGAGAGGTAGATGTTTATCTGCATATGCAAGAGCCTATTTTTAATAAGACGTTCCGTTGTGAGTTATTGGAGCTTTCATGGCAACAAAAACAAGCTCTGCTTATTGCACGTGATATTTACTTCAGCACGAAAGATGAAGCGACTTATGATAGTAATTCATTTTGTGCAATCGTGATTACTCGTTTAATCGAGCAAATCATCAAAGAAAATTATTACGACAAAGATCAAGGTGTCTGGGTTATCGCAGTAAGACGAAATATCTATTGGTACCTTAATATGAATGACCTAGATAAATCACTACTTTATTGTCGTAACTATTTCTATCGTAAAACACCAGTTAATTGGTTTGAGAAGTATAAAAAACTTGATGACTGGTATGCGCTTGAGTTAGCAAACCCTTTTGTAAAAGGGATGGCACAAGCACTTAAAGAAGGTATCATGATGGGTGGGTTAGACCATACCACCTTTGGTAACAGATTAAATAGACATTTAAATTACTTGGAGGTTTAAAATGGAACAATCAAATGACGCATTGACACCAATCAGCGCTAACTTAAAATATAAAATCGAAGCGACGGCACCAGATTCGAATCATCTTCGTATCGTTAGACGTCATGATAATGGTGAATCTCATATCGACCTTATGACTGGTCGTGTGGTGATGCTTGCAAACCAAAAATACACCATTATCAAGCACATCTCTGAGCACACCGAGCAAACTATTTATGGTTACTCACCAAACACTCACGTGCAACCAATCTGGGATTACGATTTAACTTATACTACAGGTGATGCTGATTACACTATCACTGCAACAGTAGAAGATGCTTACTTCATTTTCCATAACAACATCGGACTTATTACTATTGGTTCAGTCGTCAGACTACAGAATGGTAAAGACGCAATCGTCACAGGTATTGATTATAATTTCTCAAGTAATATCATTATTCATGGCAAAACTGTTGATGGTAGCTATATCTTAAAATGGAACCGTGACGGTAAGAATAAATCGTTCATTACGCCAGATGCAGATATTGCTTCTGTTGTAACACGTAACTTCCGTGGTGGATTCCCAATATTTGAAAACTTCCAAACTACAACAGTAAGCGCAACTAATAAGGAGCAAGCAATGGATATGGGTACTGAAGATGCACCAGAGTTCGGTTTAAAAGCATTACCGATCAATGAGCTTGATATCAAGCTAGGTAGTCAAGTTAAATTGACCAATGGTAGAGTGGCCTTCACTGGCCGTATTCCTAGCGAAAAGAATCCATATCACTATTATTTTGTTGAGTTACCAGGTGGTCGTGAGCGTAAAGTCGATATCCGCCCAGATCATCGAGCTGATAACCTTGTTGGTGTAGCACAAGTACTTTGTGGTCCAGAAAGATTAACGGAGTACTACTTCGACTTCAGTAAGATTGAAGAAGGTAATACCTATAGCTATATCAGTAACGGCATGGCTCAAACCAAGACTTATCACAATGATGATACGGATGTATTAAATGCCTCAAATCCACTGGTATTCGATACCCGTTTCTTGGCAGTATGGCGTCTTAATGAATTTAAACGTGTATTAAGTGCCACTGGCGATATTTCAGTAGAAACAAAACAGGAAGATGAACGTAAGTACGAAATCTTACCTGAACCTATTGCTGCACCAAATGGTGAGGTTTGTCATCGAATCAAAGCACTAAAAGATATTCCAGTTATTGGTGTGAAGAAAGGTGATTTAGGTGGTTGTGTGTCTAACGCTACATCGTTATCTCATAGTGGTAGCTCATGGATATTTGAAGGTGGCTTTGTTGTGGGTAACGCAATCGTCGAGGACGATGCGATTGTGGGTGATGGTGCACTAGTAGGAGATACTGCTTGTATTAGTGGTATAGCTGTTATCTGTAAAGGTGTAGTTATTGATAGCAATGCACGAGTGGGTGGAGCTGTGGTAGTTCGCCATGGTAATATTGGTAATGGTGCAATCGTCACTAAACAATATCACTATTTATACGTCGATAATGTAAATGGTCGTGGCGATGAATGTACTATCTACCTTACTGAGGGTGCTATTGGTGCTTCTGTAGGGGGTCGTAGTGGCGCACTCTGGCAAGCACTTTGCTTAAAACCGGAAGTGGCATGTATCACATCACCTGACCTCATGCAAACCTACGTGAGATTGTTCGCTGATAACTCAAGAGGATAGTCATCATGCATAAACCACTTGAGACAGCTGAACCAGGTGATGTGCTGTTTGATATCAGATGGGGTATGCCTAAGATTACCAAAATCCAAAAGATGGATGATAGTAAATATCGGCTTAGTCTGGATGATGGTAACACGCATACTGTGGATGCGTATGGTTATATGGATGGTGATGAAATCTTACGTATCATCAACATCATCTATGGTAGACCACTACTCTGTAAACTTACCAATGAACCATCAACTGAACCTGTTAAGATATTTCAGTATTCTGAAATACTTCCGTGTCATGAAATCGTTGGTCGAGTAGACGACTAATCCATGGTTTGTGCTAGGATATCCTGTAGTAATATGGGGTATCCTTATCACAGGTTAATTATGGATTGCAAAGAAACGGTGATGACATGAAACAATCAACAATCGATTTCTTAAAAGAACTTGCAATCGATGAGTTTGAGTTTATCAAAGTAAAAGATGTTGTCGCAATCCAATTTCGTGTTTGCGATAGTCGTACTGGATATGCTCGCTTTGGTGTAATCCCATTTACGGAAGATACTGAAGATAAAGAAGCGGTTCGCTTCAGTCGTGCGCATCGTATCGAAGTTCGATTAAAGGATATCTATGCGGATAAAGGCTACTTGGTTGTTTGTGACGAAGACTTTGGTAATGGATTGATTAAGTCATTCATCAATTACCTGGGTGAATTCTTCTTCAAAAACCAAACCTTTATTGCAGACATGGATGCAATTAAACTTGCATTTGAAAATGAGTTAATGGACTACGTCGTAAAATTACTCCAAGAAGAAAGAATGGATTTCAAACAAGAAACCTTCCATCTTGGTCTTAATTTTAAACAATAATCCAGACAAATATGAGGGTATCGGAAGATACCCTCTACTTTTGTCCCTATTTTCTTTTCTATGGTTTTTTACAAGGGTATATAATTTATATGAAGGTATCTCAGGTATCTTCCGTGTAAATAAATAATAGGGTTTATTTACACGTTAAATGTTATTAACATTATACCGATGTAGCTCATCGGTCAATCTCTAAAAAGGAAATCTTAAATATGAAAAACACTAGTGTTAAATTATCAACATTAATGGCATCATTACTGGTATCTGCAGGTGTTATGGCAGCTGACGCGACCGAAACTCCAGTGTTAAAGCAGCCGTTAGTTTTAGACAACTATACTCCAGATGCACGTACATCTGAGAACAAAGAAACCTACAAAAACACCGTAGTGCCTTCTACTGTTGCAGGTCCTGGTCACACTGTAGTCGGTCAGTCTAACATCGTAAATGCGACTGATGGTTCTTCAACTGTTATCGGTGGTCAGAACTTTGTTGCTGATACCGCGAAAGATGGTAACATCTTCGGTGATGGTTCTTCTATCACCGGTTACCAATCACAAGCTGGCGGTGATAACAACCATCTTATCGGCGAACAAAATAGTGCTTTCGGTATGAATAACCAAGTCAACGGTAACCATACCCATGCGTTTGGTGGCGGTAACAACGTTACCGGTGACCAATCAACAGCAACAGGTCACTACAACTTAATCACTGGCCACAACTCAAGTGCATTTGGCTATGATAACAAAGCACAGGCAAATGAAACCACTGTTGTAGGTCATCAATCCGTAGCGAGCGGGTTAAATGCAAGTGCATTCGGTTCTAAAGCAACAGCAAGTGGTGAATCTGCATTAGCGTTAGGTACTGGTGCAAATGCAACCGCTGACTCTACTGTAGCAATCGGTAATGATTCTAATGCAACCGGTAAATCATCAGTCGCAGTCGGCGAATCTACTAATGCAACCGGTGTATTCTCAACTGCATTAGGTGACAGCTCAACTGCAACAGGTAACCGTACTGTAGCTGTATCTGTTGATGCAAAAGCAAAAGCAGATGAGTCAATCGCCATCGGTTCAGCTTCAACATCAGAAGGCATCCGTTCTGTGGCTATTGGTGCTAATGCAACTGCAACTAATGAATCAGCCACTGTAGTCGGTACTCACTCAACTGCAGATATTCGTGGTACAGTAATCGGTGCTGAATCAGAAGCTCACAACCATGGCTTTGCTGGTGGTTACCAAGCAAAAGCAACCGGTGAAAGCTCTACGGCAATCGGTGTTCGTGCTAACTCAACTGGTCTATCAACTATTGCTATCGGTAGTGATTCAGTAGCAAACAATAAAGCCTCAACTGCAATTGGTCAAGGATCTCAAGCTGATGCGAGTTACTCAGTAGCTTTAGGTAAAGCTGCTACAGCAACCCACGGCTCTTCTGTGGCACTTGGTACTGCCACTACAACGAAAGCAGCTGTAGCGGTAACTGAAGCAACTGTAGGTAAATTAACTTACGGTGGTTTCGCGGGTACTGATGCGACCGCAGTGGTTTCTGTAGGTAAAGAAGGTGATCACACTCGCCAGATCGTTAACATGGGTGCAGGTGAAATTTCTGCTACATCTACCGATGCAATCAATGGTTCGCAATTATACGCAACCAATGATGTTATCAATAACGTAGCAACAACTGTAACCAGCGTGTTAGGCGGTACTGCTAAAGCTGATTCTAAAGGTAACATCACCATGACCGATATCGGTGGTACTGGTGAAAATACCGTTCACGATGCGATTAAAACTCACACTGTGAAAATCAACCAAAATGCGGAAGACATCAAAGCACTTGAGAAGAAATTACCTGAAGTACAAGCGGGTGATAACACTGTTGTCACTTCTACTACTGACGCAAATGGTAAAGTGACTTACACTGTAAGTTCTAAAGACTTCCAACCTGCGATCGATGCAAATACTGCTAAGATCAAAGAAAACGCAGATGGTATCAAATCAAATGCGAAAGCAATTACTACGAACACTGCGGACATTCGTTCTGCTGAAGGTTTAATCAAAGCAAATGCTGCTAATATCGCTCAAAATACGAAAGATATCGCAGCGAATACTGATTACATCAAAGCAGTAGAACAAAAACTCCCAGTCGTAGCAGCAGGTAAAAACACCACTGTTGATGTAGTGACAGATGCAAACGGTAAAGTAACTTATACAGTGAACTCAACCGATTTCCAACCAGCTATCGACAAAAATGCTAAAGGTATCGCGGATAACACAAAAGCAATCAGCACTAATACAGCTAAGATCGCGGATGTAGAGCAAGAAGCAAAACGTCACACTGTCGTAGAAGCAGGTCACAACATGGAAGTGACTACATCTAAAGATGAAAATGGTGCAACTGTATACAAAGTGGCAACTTCTAAAGATATCGGTGTAAATTCATTAACGGTTTACAATGGTCCTAAGATCACTAAAGATGGTATCGATGCGCGTAACACCAAAATCAAAAATGTGACGGCTGGTGAAGACGACAACGATGCAGTAAACGTTTCACAATTAAACCAAGTGAAAGCACGTCAAGATGCACAATCACGCGCACTTAAACAAGTGCGTCGTACTGTGATTAACCATGGTGCTCGTTTAACTAACGTAGAAAACCGTGTAACTGGTTTGGAAAACAAAGTTGATCGCCTAGATCACGATGTGAAGAAAAACCGTAAACGTGCAGATGCAGGTATCTCTGCAGTTGCAGCGATGGCTAATATCCCTCAAGTATACCTACCAGGTAAATCTGGTGTTGGTGTAGGTGTGGGTTATAAACATGGTCAATCTGCAGTAGCAGTAGGTTACTCTCGTTCATCTGATAGCGGTCACCACATCATCAAACTTTCTGCAGGTGTCGATACTCAGAAAGATGTGACTGTGGGCGCAGGCTACATGTATCAATGGTAGTCTCACGATTGTGGACAAAACTAGAGGGTAGATATCTACCCTCTCATCATTAATATTTCTATAGGAGAATTAAACATGTTAAAGAAAGCCGCTGTAGCACTCATGGCAGCATTATTAGTGGGATGTGGTAACTTATCACAGGTAGATGAAAACGGTCGCTCAGAAAGCCCGGTATGGCCTAAAGCTGAAGATGCTACTTTTAATCACGATGGTAGTCAATTCGGTAGCTGGGTAAATGTGGAAAACTTAAACATGGTAGAACGTGGTATGAATAAAGACCAAGTTCAAAACTTGTTAGGTCGCCCACACTTCGGTGAAGGTTTATACGGTGTATCTGAATTCGATTATGTATTCAACTACAAAGACGGCACAGAAGTGAAACACTGTCAAGTGAAAGTGTTATTCGATAAGAATCACAATGTGGGTGATATCTATCGTATGCCAACTGATTGCTTGAAATAATTATATGGAGGGAGTGCATATGCACTCCCTATAATTACCGCCATATTTTTTTTCAACAAGGAACAAATAAAAATGAGAAAGTTGCTATTTGGATTACTACTCGGAAGTTGTAGTTTATTTAGTTATGCTGAGCAGTGTCCCGATATCGAGACGGAACTCTCAGTGAAGGTCACTGATACGAATGATATCGTCAAGCTTTGCAATGATCAGTATATCTCTTATTTCAGTAAAGAATGGAGAATACCTGTATTAGTTGTAGAGAAACTCGAGAAGGGTGATTTTAAGCGATTTAAAGCCCCTAGAACGAACGATTTCCGTTTAGACGATAGATTGTCTTACTTCGATCAAATCAGCCCTAAACAGTACGCTAGAAGCGGATATGACAAGGGTCATCTTGCTGCCTCTTCTAACACCTCAGATTACGAGACTGTAAGCCAATCTTATTTGATGACTAATATCGTGCCACAAAACCCACAACTTAACCGTGGTACATGGAAGCACATGGAAAACTTTGCTAAAGATCTTCGTAAGTCTAACAGTAAAGCAAACTACGTGATCTCTGGTATCTTAGTGGATAGCTGTCGTATCACTAAACGTGTACGTGGATTACCGATTCCAGATCAAATGTTTAAAGTCGTTGCGCACGATCGTATCAGTACGGTATTTGTGATCGATAACATCACACCGAAGTCTCGTACTATCGCAGATTATACCTCATCATTAGGTATTGTGAATAGTCGTTTATGTAAAGTGAAGATCGCTTATAACGGACTATAAACCGACACAAACAGAGGCATCAGTATGATGCCTCTTATCTTTGTTGTTAGTTTACCGTACCGGTAGCAGATAGATCGACATTGACATCATCAATTGAATCGATCTTCATTCTTGAAACAAGACGGCCGGTTACTTTACCAGTAAACCGAAGGGCTTCTAGTTTCGCTTCTGCTTCTTCCCAACTCGTTGCAAGTAGGTCTACTGCATAAGTACCACCATTATACTCGTATTGTACATCATAAACTTTCATCTCATCCTTGTTCTCTGGGGTATCATCTGGGAATACAACGGATTCATCTTTAATCATCATGGACTTTTTCCTCCTAAAATTTAAATGATTATTTCATCACAATATTGTTTGTAATTAGGGTCATTTAGGTGGCTCTTAATTTTACCCCTAATTTCATAAAAATAACACCATAAAACAAATAAGGCAGTAGCACATGATTGCAGATTATACACCCCCTGAGCTCAAAACACGTGATGTATTAATCACTACACCCGAGCAAGAACATGAATTTTTTAAATATATCGAAGTAGGATATCACATCCCTAAAGATGATACACCTGTTGAAGTGGATGAAGGTTTAGTCTTCTTAAACCATCCAACTAATGATATAGGTCAAAAAGTCGTCGACATGTTCAAATTTATTAATAAAGATAAGGAAATCGGTACCTTACATGTGGCACATGGGAATAACCGTTTAATTAGTGTGGGTAAGAATAACCCTGTGATCATCTTTATTAATGTTTTATCTGAGGGGAAACGTTTCTATCGTTATACCTTAAAGGAACTAACTTCCCTTTATAATAATCAGATGGATAAACTTCATCCTGAAAATAAAGTACTGAAGTTCTTAAAACAGTAGCAGGTTTATGAGGGTATCTTAGGATATCCTCTTGCTTATGTCCGCTCTTTATCATATTTATAAGTATATATTATTTATATGATGATAGAACGCTGATAACAGCATTATCTTACATCACTCGAGTGATTATTCATCTTAAGATAAATAATCGATTACAGTGCGATTTAGAGGCCTTATATCGCATATAACTTAACTATACGAATAGGAGTATAGCATGTCAAGTAAACCAAAACCAAAACTTGAAAATCAGAACAAGTTTAGACGTCGTCCTCAGACGTTTAATGAATTCTTCGATAAGAAGGTATTTACGACTTATCTTAATGTCTATGGGATCAAAGATGAAGAGATTGAGAACATCCCTCATCTTGGTACGCACATCCAAACGGTGCCATTTACTGGACTAAATGGGGAGTCCAGTGTTTGCAACCAATATATCCAGATCTACGGCGATGGATACTTCCATGACCAGTTTGATAGTATCGTTCAAATGTTAACAAACTTGGATGTGCATCCAAGATGGAATATCATTCGGTTCTTTACCACGAAACGCGGTGATGTGGATAATCACTTATGCGTATTCACCTTTGAAACCACTGAACCGAAACTTAATGACGGAATCCGCTACCACGTCTTTTCTGTGGATTTCAAAACGTTCTTAAATTTAGCATCACCAGATTATAAGGAGAGATTATTATGACTACTCAAATCAAAGGCTTATTAAACGAAGAAGAGTTTGGTAAGAAATCAGAAGAACTTAAAGCAAAATACGGATTAACTGATGAACATCGCCAAACGATCCGGACTAAATTCATGAACAAGGATTTCTTGATTACCATGTTCAGTAAATCTGATACATTAACAATCGATCATGTATTGGAAGGGATTGACTTTGAAGGTTACATCAAAGATAAATACTATCGTGGTGAACGCCGCTTATTTATCTTCGTTGGATCTGAAATGGTCGATGGTAAACCTACTATGATTGCACAGGTAGGTTTAACGAAATATGGTTTAAATGGTAAACCAACGACTAACCTACGCCGTTTCATCTTAGATGGTAAACAGATTGCGAGATCATTCCATGATAAACATGAAGATGAAGAGGTCAAACCGCATGCTTCTGAATATGATTATCGTTGGGCTGAACCTAAAAAGGTAGAAAACAAAACAGAAGAAACTGGCTTGACCAGTAAAATGAGCAGTCTAAAAGACCGTTTCTTTAAATAAATTAATTTAACTATAGTAACGAATAGGAGTTACACCATGACAATAGATACTAAAAATGATGACCTATATTTAAGTAAAATATTTGGTTATACTAAACCAACTGAATATAATACCTTCTTCGGTCGATATATTGTTACCATGATGAATATCAATGGACATGCGGGTGACCTCGGTATTTTAGATACTAATCAATATCCAGTTATCTACTATCATATCGCTGTAACGGCTAAACCAAAAGGTGATGGAGATGGTGAGTTATCCGCTAAAATATTTGCATGGCGCAAATCAGAAGAAGGATTACCGGTAGAAATGGTGATCGAAGGTGACCCTTGCAATGAAGATACTGAACTTGGTTGTATTTTTCGTGGGTTCTGTGATTGGGTGAGTGCAGTTGTTAGTGATGGTGGTGAGTATGAACAATTTCTGATCACTCCACATAAGGAAAATGAGCTCATCGTAGCGCCAGTCGTTAACCTGGTAAGTGGTGCAGCATTAGATTGGGCACTTAAGACTAGTATTAAAATAACTGGTCAAACGAACTTCTACTTCCCAATGTTTACTGTGAATAAAACAGATAAATCCTTTAGTTACAGTAAGGGAATTCCAGGTGAAACCATTGTCGATTTCAGTGATATTAATAAGTTTATTAACTCTGAGTATTACCTAACAGGTGATGACGTTGCACCTCATGTTCGCATACAACAGGAAGAGTGTTTATTGGAAGTCGAAAGACAACTTATGGGTACCATTAACTAATAGGAGTTAAACATGTACACTACAAAAGAATTGCTTGATATTGCAAGCAAATGCACGCCTACCTCGTATAATACCGCATTTAATAAATACGTCGTAGTAAACAGTGAAACCAAAGGTGAAAATCATTTCATCCATATTGTAGAACTTGGTAAAAAGAATAATCACTTATATGAAGTGGTATTAGATCTAAGTGATAAACTCACAGTCAATAATATCGTAAGCTTTACATTAGATGGTAGTCGAATCTATCGTGTTGGTACGTTAACTGATGTAAGTCAATTGACTAACTGCGAATTACGTAAGTTTATTCGTGCATTGGTGGATGCTTATCAAGTAAGTCACATGGAGCTACTGGAAGCAGGCGGTGGATTACGTGAGATCAAGATTGGTGATGTACACAAACGCATCATCCTTCCTTTCTTCTCGATTGTATCTCGTATCCTTGCTGATAATGGAGAGGGTGAAGAACCGTTCTATCCTCAGATCTATTTCGCCGTGAGTGAATCTGGTCCAATATTCTCATATACCGAGTACCAATATCAAGGTGCGGATGTGAAAGCAACCTCACCTTATCGATTTGGAACATTCACATCAATTGATGAGTTCATGGAATCAGAATACTATCTTTCTGATGAAACGAAATATCCGAAGTTTGTTCTTGATCAACAACGTGTTTGTTTATCTATTGCGAAGAAATATACAGACCAAAAAGTAGTAAGAGAACAAGAGTTGGATATCGAAACGAAAGTCGTCCAAATGCTCAATAATATCAAGCCTACTGGATATAATACGATCTTAAATCGATTTGTTATCCTTGATGTTGAGCATAATCCATCTAATATGACTCGTAAGGTATACATTGCCGATATTAAAGCGAATCCAACTCGTCTTTATATCATCAACTATTTCCTCATCTATAATCAGATCAGTGCAAGTGTATCGATCTTTGAGAAGGATAAGGAAGATAAACCGAAGTACATCTCTCATACGAACTATACTAATAAACGAAATGATGAAATTCATAAGTTTGTAGAAGCGTATGATATCAATGCAAGAGAGTACAGTATACAGGGTGTCCGTAATGCAAGACTTGGCTTAGCGGGATATACACTCTCAAGTCAACAGGCTCACAGTGGATGGTTTAACCCACCAGCGCAATGCATTGAGAATATACTAATCAAGGATCATCCAGCTGATGTTAAGGATGCGTCTGAATGGCCAGCGTTTATCGTATCAGAAGATTTCGATAAAATCACTTATACGACTTATGATCCTGAGACAAGTGATGAGGTGGAATTCAAGTTTAATACTGTCGATGAATTTAAGGAATCTAAATTCTATCTTGGTAATCAAGAAGGCGTGAGTCCTTATGCAGTAGCGCAACAAGAATTCTGTCTTAAAGAAGCGATGTTCTTCCTTGCAGCGGGAGGTGAGAAATGATGCCACGTGATCAACATGCCGAAGAGGAACTTGAGCTCGAAGCATTAGCGCTATATTTGGATGTATTCCAACCTGAAGTAAGACAACATCTTACTGGTCAAACACTAAAACGGTTATCCACTTGTTTAATGGAAATTGATCAAGCAGATGTTTCAGGCGATCTGATTACTAACTATAAATATCTTGGTTCAACTAAGAATGACCATGGTTGGTTATATCCAGGCCTCTACGTTACACACTGGATATCAGGTGAGAATGCTTCATTTGATGTGGTGCTTTATGAGTACGATCGATACGATCCGATGTATCGTCATGCGATGATCAAAGAAGGTACAGTTAAATTGTATCGGGTGTATATTAATGCAAATGGTTGGGTTATGGATATGGACGGTAATCCATTTGATCTTGAGAACCTACCGCGTGATACGGTATCAATGATCGAACATTTGCGTCAGTATGCTTTTGAACATCAGGACGATAAGCAGGTTGATATCGAAGCTGCATGTAAGAAAGTTTATAAGCATGCGATGGATAATCTGATACTTCAAACCACAATACCGTACAATATCCCGTTCTAGGATAGCGACATAAGAGAGAGGGTACCCCAGGGTACCCTCTTATTTTTGTGCTCTTTTATTTTTACCTATTCTATTAAAATTACAAGTGTATATAATCTACATGGGATAATCGACACGACTCGATTTATCTCATATAAGAGACCCTAATGTATCATGCATTTGACACTGGTGGGAGTTGTCGGGACTCCCTTTAATTATAATCTTAATTAAACGAGGTGTTACCATGGTAACAATAGAAAGAACATTAGAACTCTGGAACTTTATCAATACGATAAAACCAGATTGTGATTACTATCACATAGCCATCAGTATTAGACCATATCTTAGCGCAATATTGCGCAATGACTATAGTGAATACGATGAAGCAGGCTGTATCTGTAGGTATAGAAGATTAGACCGCATATACAGATTTGCACACCGTTAATAGTAGTCATCGTGGGGATGATACAAACATTCCCACAGTATATTAGTAAGGTTAATATACATTAACATAAAGAGAGGGTACCAGCTGGTACCCTCATATCTTTATTGTTTTTTTTTTACTCTTCAGATTGGTTTTCTGATGGAGTAGGTTCAGCTGGTACATCAACTGTCTTTGAAACTTCTACCAAACGAACTTTCTCGTTATTGACGATACCACGGATACGTTCCGTTAAAGGTGTCGTTGCATTAACGTGTTCTAACTCAGTAAAAGCTTCTTCTTGTTGAGCGATACCAGCAAGATGAGATTGTACCATTTCATTTAACTGAGACTTCTCATTGGTTTCGTAAACGATCCCTTCTTGAGAGACTGTCTCTTCAGGTGTTACATCACCCATTTCTTCATGAATCTCAACTTGGTTATCAAAACTCATTAGTCATCTCCCTTAGCTGGGGTTAATGTCCAACCTTCACCCATCTTGTATTCCATATTCACCGCAAACTCATCAAGGTTATCTAAATTAACTGTTCCATCTTTATTGAGGAAACTATTGATTTGTTTATTTGCTGCTTTAGCAATCGCTTTTAATAGGGTAAAGTATTTACCACCTTGTTTGTTATAAAGATACATGAAACGATCATAGCTACCTGCAATCAACATGTAGAGTTTAAGTACCGCAAAGTAGCACTTCATGTTATCACCAAAGTAAGTGATATATTCTTTAAGTGATGCACCCACTTCTTTAGTAATGGTAGATTTCTCAGCCACTTCTTTAAGTTTATCAAGATGACTTGCTGCTTCTTCATCAAAGGTTTTATTTTTAATGAGAAGACTGTCTTTAGCAAATGGACCGTATTCCATGATCTTGTTCAAGAAGATGATATTCTTGCGTGTTTTAATCGCATTGTAAACCATCTCCTCAGTTTCACTGTTCCAAGGTAGGATGTGATCACGCATGCCTTCTGCTTTATCAAGTACATCTTTGATCTTCTCAAGGTTCTTACGAATTGCTTGAGGCGCAAACTTACGATAGCAATCTTTCACTTTACTATCAAACCAGGCTTTCCCTTCTGGGGTTGCCCCTTTCTCAGGAAGATCTGCAATTAACTCACGAGTGGTTGCATTACATTCTACTGCTGTTGCACTGTAGTTAGGCATGTCATTGAAGATACCTTGGATTGCATCCATTTGACTACCTTTAATAAATGCTTGTTGTAATAACTCATTCCATGCTTCATGTAAGTTTTGATCGGCTTCATTACGATTGGCCTCATCTTCAAATGCATCTTGGAAACGTTTTAATTGTTCACGAATCACATTTGATTTTTCAAGACGAAGGATCGCTTTCTCAGCCTCTTCTTCACGTAGTGCAACTTGTTTAGTGTAATCTACGGCTTTCTCACCTGGTTTTTGTTCTTGTTTACTAAATAGCTTACGAACAAAACCCCAAATGATCGCGATCAACTTAATCACTAAACCTACACCAATAGCAGCTGCAGCACCGAGTGCGATATTCTTTTGTTGTTCAGTAATTGCTTCTAATGAAAGACGATTTACGTTAGATGGAACTGTTGTAAAAGATTCCATTGTTAATCCACCTTCATCTAATAAAGCAGGGTTCTCAGTCTCTTCGATCACTTGCTGAACTAACGCACGGTTTACTCCACCTTCCTGGATCATCGCTTTTACACGTTCGATGCGTTCTAAACGTCTTTGGATCGGACGTAGTGCTTCTTGATGTTCAGCGATTGCTTGTTCAGATTCTTCTACCGCATCTAAAAGGTCACCATCAACTTGGTAACCTTTAATAATTTTACGGCGAAGGTCTGAAATATTCACGACATCACTCATCGCTTTATACTCCCTTCTTTTATCTGAACCTAAGGATTAAGCTTCAGGTTTGTAGTTACCAAGGTTAGTTGCAATCGCAACGATACTGGTATTCGTACCCATTAATGCGGTCACTGCACTGAACAATTGACCAAGTGCATTTTCTTGTGCTTCAGTTGGTTCATCACCTAGAGTTGCTTTATCTGCATCAAGAAGTTCTACTAAGGTTTTATCCCCTTCGTAGTTTAAGGTACCAGATGCGATTGCAATACGGTAATCAACTACTTTCACTACTTGCTCAATAAATTCTTCACCAATGAAACCCACGATGTTTTCATTGATATAAGAAGCAAGTTTAGTGATACCAAATTTAAAGTGCATGCGAGTTTGTGCATCTAAACCACCGGCTAAGATGTTGATACGACAACCTACGTGAGTGGCGACACCACGAGATAAAGTAGTACGGTCGATACCGCTATTTAAACATTGGCGATAAGCCATCACCACAGCTTGGATGTTTTCCATAATTATTTTAAACCTTTTATTTATATTTATTTAAGTAAAAGAGAAATGATTTAAGCAAAGCGAGCTGCAGAAACGTAAAGCTCGTTATTTAATAAATCTTCGAGTGCTTGTTGGCGTTTCTTCGCATCTTTCTGACGGATAAATAAATTATCCAAACGATCATAGATCAGCTTGCCTAACGTTTCATTCGCATTATAATGATGATCATTTTGTTTTAGTAACTCATCTAATGAATCAAACGTTTTCAGTAACTCTTTACGTGCAGCATCTGAAAGATCTTGTTTCTTAAGTCTGCCGATCATTTCAGTGCGGATGCGTTTTAAACGATCACGTGGTGTATCATAGCTACTTAATGCATCAGAGAATGCACCTTGCACTAAAGCTGTCATGTAAGAGATCAAACCAAACAAGAAGAAAACCGGATGTAATGCACCAATCGCAACAAAGAGCACAGTCATGATTGACATTGCAACTGAAACAAACAACCCGAAGTAATATTCAAATGCACTTGAGTTATATTGTTTATAAATCTTCGTTAATGATTTAGCCAGATATAATCCTGCACCTTTACGAATAGCAAACTGATCTGCTGCTGATTCAAACGTAGTACTATTATGGAAGATACTATTTGGATCTTCAGCGATCATGCGCTGACCCATTGAGATCACCACGGTGGTATATTTATCGCCCGCACTTGCTACACGATTATCATCGAATTCTTTTGGTAAGAGTTTCTCAGCTTTTAAACGAGAGATGATGCGAAGTCTGGTTTGCACATCAGAAGTATCACGGAATTCCGCAACATTAGAAGCAAGAATCACGTTCTGACGAATATACTGAGATAGCCCCTCATAGTAACTGAATGCATGACCGAGTTCATGTAAGATCACTGCAGCGATCTCTCTTGGACTAAACTTGTCATTATTAAAGAGCATACCACGTGTGATATAAATAGGATGATCGATCTCAGATAAGATCCCACCTACACGACCTTCTTTACGGTCAACTAAAGCATAAAGCTCTTCTTCTTTTACAAGCTTATCTAATACCGTACGGTTTGCGGTAGTGATGTTAGCAAAACGATGTAAGATAGGGTTATTACGATCGATAGCAGGTACGACGATATAAGCATTAATTCCATTGCTGTTATCGATAGTCAGCGTAGTTTTCATGCCCATATGTTTGAGTACCACTCGACCGAATTCACTGTGCAGTAATTTCTCTGCAGCGAGTGCATCACTTGCTTTGACTTCAGAGCGAAACTCAGAAATGACCCTAGCGATATCACTAAAGAGTGTACCATCATCATCCCAATCGACCGCTTCCATGGATAAGCGGGCTTGAGTGGCCTGAAGAATGCGTTGTTTTAACGTACTCATAATTGTTATTTTAAACCTTTTAATATTTGCAAATAATAAAATATAGCCCATACTTCTCTAGTTAAAGCAAAGGCTACAAAACATGATCTCGCTATTATATAGAAAGGTTGAGATAAGGGTAGGTTAAGTTCAATCCTTCTTTTACGGTAAGCTCTGGATAGCTACCTGCAATTGCAATAGTGACGCCATATAACGCATCATTGCCGAATAAGGTTTTCGCATCTTCACTCATTGCCATCCATGGTTTGGTTTTATAATAAGTCTTACCATTAATGACTTCTTTATCCCAGCTCGGATCAACTTTCTCAAAGATACGGAATAAACGTTCTTTCTCTTCACTAAGACTGGAGTCTTTCCAGTTACTTGGTAAACGATAGTTCAATAAGATACGATTAATCAGATCGGGATTGATCTCACCTGCCATCCGACCATCAATAATCTTTAAGATCTCATCGATCGTATCGACTTGACTGAATGAAGCATTTAACGCAAGGTTGGTTGCTAGAGCTTGTTCAAGTCCAGGATACATCCCCTCACCAAATAACTTACCTTGTAATTTAGCGATAAGATCCGCACCACCGTATTCCTGAGCTAATTGAACAAGTGCACCGATTTTAGCTTGCATCTCACTGATACCTAATGCATCAGCCATGTTAACACCGGTCACATTAGAAACGAAGTCCATTAATCCAGCAAAGGAATGGAAATCTGAATTCTTAACGAGGTCTCGCATTTCAAGACCATACTTACCCATGTTGACAAGGTTATTGCCCAGTACACCACCAAGACTATCAAGAACTAAACCATAGTTCCCTTCTTTAAATTGTTTATAGACTTCAAGACCTTGAGAAGCTGCCGATGCAATCCGTTTCCCTTGGTCGATATAATCTTTTACTTTATTTGGATCGATACCTAATGATTTCAGATTAAACTTACTGACGAACCCGCCAAGTAATCCACCTAATCCATTTACCCCCTGTTTAAATAAGGTATCGAGATTCGTGATACTTTTTTGTTTGAACTCACCTAAGATCTGATCGATATCTTTACCAAATGTATCCCCGATACTCTTACTCTTCTCGGGACCTTCAAACCAAACACTCTCGATTGCTTTATCGAGGATACCCGTTGATTTGGAGCTATTGCTACTGTTGCTTGAGCCAGTATTTAGTGCCATAATAAAATATCCTTTAATTACTCATGTAAACAGAGCCTTATGAAAATTGACAACATAAAAGTGGGGATATGGATGACCATATACCCGACTTGAGATTATGCAAAAAGAGAAATTTAAATGTGCAGCTTGTTCTACCAAAACAGGAGTTAATTCGCGTATTCAGGAGTCATAATTAACATGCAAGGTATTTTACTACAGATTATTTCTCAAATAATAAGAAGTTAAAATATCGAAAGGATATTCTTGATCAATGATTTACCCACACCTGATGAAGTAGACTGATATTGTTTCTTCTCAGTATTATTAAACTGATCTTGGTCAACCATAACAGCTAAGCCGACACTACCAAGATGTTTCTTACTGTTCGTACCACCAACTAACTGATAAGCACCTGCTTCTTTTAATAAGACACCGGTGATCTCATATTTCACTTCATTTTTGAAATATACCACACGTACTGGCATGCCTGGTACTAACAAATGAGGATTAGCATACTCCCAGATAAAAGTAAGTACAATCCCATTGCGTTGAGCGATATTACTCATTGCATGTTGCAATGAAGTAGTCAAACGATCTTTTACCATAGGAGCATAGTTAAGATCGTCCGTCCGTTTATTTTGAACGAATTGTTTCTTCGCATCCACTGGATTTAAGTAAGTCCCTGTTTCGTTTTGGATAACGGATTCATTACGGAGTTTAGCCGGATCAAACATCGTTGCCCCATCCCCCTCATTGGTAGTACGAGCATTCGCATCATCTGATACTTCTACCCCACCGCCGCATAGGATTGTGACATCACGATTATAAACATGATAAGTACGAGGACTATCCATGATCTTCGCTTTAGGAATCACGTTGATCGTAAGACGTGTATCAGACTTCTTATAACGATCATACTGATATAGAGGATAGAGATACCACGTATCTTTACAGAGATAACTTCCTAAGCCATAGTTGTAAATCCCGTATCGATCTTTCTGTACAAAACGAGGAAGATCTAATATCGGTGTACCATGTGGAATCAGTACATCGGTGGTATTCTTCTGATTATCCGGTGGTACCATCTCGACACCTTTTGGTTTCTCATCTGGTTTACAATCTAACATCTCAATGGATTTAGACAACATTCCTTTGACGATATCACCCGGTATACCATGGAAGTTACCTCCAAAGTTAGAACGCATGATATATTCAATAGCAGGATGTAATAACTGGATCTTCACTGTAACTGTAGTCTTTTCTGCATTAGGATCAGTGTTGTTATCCGGTGTAGAAGATTGACTAGTGGATTGCCCCATATCAACAGGATTAACCAAAACACCTTTATAAATACGCTGATAGGTCTGAGGCTTGATCAACTTCATCCCCTCTTCTTTCTCAGTTTGTTGCGTTTGTTTTAAAACAATTTTGAAGTTATTACGAAGTGGGTAGAGTGTTTCAATATAGAACTTCTTCGTACATTGTACTTCGATCACGAAGTTATCCGTAAACCCAAGTTCATAATCCTTCACGATATCAAAACCCATCACCTTATCAAAAGCAAATGAAGCGTTATCTGTTTTGAGTAATGCTTCATAGTACCAATGGATCGCTTTGATATCTAAGTTACAAAGGTCAACGACACCTTTATAGTAAATTTCTGATTTAGATGTCATCTATTAATCCTCCGTTGTATTACGCCATAAACGAGTAGCTTGACGTAAACGATCGCTCATGCCATCGGTAATACTCACTCGTTTCGGAATCTCTTTATTGACTTCCTTGATGCCTGTATTACCTTGATAACCAAAGCGAAGTGCAGTACGACCAGAGCGACCTTCCGTAACAAGTTCATCGGGTAATACACCAAAGATACGATAAACTTCATCACCCACTGCCATTTGTACTGTTGTGAATAAGTGATTAGCAAGATTAGCTAAACGTTCACAATCCTCGATGATGTGCTGGAAGTCCTCATTACGTCGCATGCGGTTTGCACCCACATTAGCACGATCTAATAAAGCCACCATAAAACCATTATACTTCTTAATCATATTAAAGATATAAACACTATCACTTTGACGATGGATATAAAATGGGATCTCATCGGCTACCCAATCGGCTAATTCACCGATCGTTCTTTTTGTGACGTTATATTGTTCAGCCATCGCCATATCCCACTCATCACTACCTGTCATCGGGATACCCGCTACTTCTAATGTCCAATCACTATAGCAGTACATCTGCTTTGCTTCAACATCATAATACGTATCAAATATCTCTCGCCACAATAACTTCGCCTCATAGGGCGTCAGTGCATCCAATTCTTCTCGTGTCATAATAAGACTCCCTATATAAAATAAAAACCTTTAACAGAAATTTAGGGACAAAAGTAAGAGGTAACCGAAGTTACCTCCATCTACTTTATCTTTACCAAACATCCTCTTCACCAGAAACACTACCCGTGCCTCTAAGCTTACGAAGATCTTTCACGTAAGTTTCTTTATCATCTGGTTCATTAAGATCAGCAACGATACCACAATCCGTAAAACGAAGTGCACCTGATTTATGCTCAGGTTTCGTATCATGAACACGACGGTTCTTACCAAGACAAAATGTCAAGAATGATTCCGTTTCACCTTTACGACCACCCACTTTAGGTAAGGTCACAATATGCTGAACGATCTCCACATCTACCTCACGGTCGATCTGTTTACTTTTCGCCCAGTAGGATTTACCTGCGACACTTTTAACAAAATCCGCTTGATAATCGTCACGGTTAAGATAAGTCGCTTCCGTACTTAATTGGTGTGGAGTGATCAAAGTGATATCACGTTCAGAACAGAAGTTACGCATCAGTCTGAATAACTCTTGGTATTCTGTCCCATCACCGATACGACTAATCCCTTTAAGTGAAAGCATACTTAAGTAGTCCACACCTAATACGTGTACTTCATAGCCATTCATCTCAAATTCCATCACCAAGTTCTGCACATCGATATAACCGATATTACTTGGGTTGGCTTTCATATAGAAATACGTCCAACCATTTTGTGCAGTAAACTCATTGATTAAGTCCGAAACCTTTTTAGGGTCTTCATTAATACAATCTTGTAATGATGGCATCGTACCGTATTTCACCACGTAAGCACGTTTATAGATACGCATTAAGTCATCACCTGCATTGTTCTCTAATGAAAGATGCAGGATTGCGGCTTTTTTCTTATCTGTAAAGAAGTGAGGTTTATTAAAACGAGGGATATCAAATAAGATATCATCAAGCATACCTGATTTATAGTTATGCTGTAATGCACCTAATAAAACTGTATCACCACGAAAGATACCACCTGGTGCGCCTAATGCACGGTTGATTCCTTTATAACCTGTTTTCATGATAGACTCAGGTGAAATCGCAACCTGCGTTTTCTCCCAAACGGCTTTTACGGTATCTTCTTCTTCAGTACTAAAGCCTGCGACTAGAATAGGGTTGTGAATCCCTGTCCCACCACTGCTATCGCCGTAGGTACTATAAGGCTGTAGCATCGCAATCATTTCACGGGCTTGTTCCATGATATCATTACGGCTGTCGCCATATAACACGTTACTGGTATACTTACGAACGGATTTAGTAAAATCTAAACGTTGGAAATAAGCACTGATCTCACGTTGCCATGATAAGCACGCTTCAAGTAATTCATCATATTTATATGGACCTTCAAGTGCCATAATAGCTGCATCGTATAGCTCATCATCTTTCTTGATTGCCATACGGATAGATTGTTTCATCATACTGAAACTTTGAGGTTGCTCAGTATCCAACAAGTAACCTAATGTTGAAGCTAGATTGATTAAATTGTCTTTACTTAGACCATCGTCAGCCACGCTCTCTTTCGGTCTGACTTCTTTTAATACCCGTTCACAAAGTGCTCGAGCTCGAACAGGCGGGTTCTCACTATTAAGTTCCCAGTAACGGAGTGCGATCGCATACACCACGACCTTTTTCTCATTTAAGAAAGTATCACTCATAATTAAAATACCACATTGAAAATAGAAATTCGTTTTCGTTTTTATCTCGTCATCCTGTATATCTCGACAACTTATGTCGAATTTAAGACTTAAGATAATCGTATCCTTGTATAGTATTGATCAACTATATAACGATACTTATAAAAATAAAATAAATCAAAATCTAGAGAAAGGAGCTCCCTCTATGATGAACAAAACATACGCCCCGATCAAGGTAATTTTTGTACCGAGTGACATGCGTGAAGCACTGATTAGTCCAGAGGACGAATCATTAGTTGATGCGGCTGGACGTCCGAAACGTATCTTGGTAAAAGATCCTGCAACACTTGCAACCTTATTAAACCCAAACGACTTCTTAGATTTCGTTCACTTTAACTTTGCTTTGGCGAAATTGCAAGGTGCTTATGCTGCACCATTTGGTGATATGGTACCTTATACCACACCGGGTGAAGCTTTAGACATGGTGAGTGAAGATCAAAAACAAGCTTGGGCAGATGAAGATCTTGTTAAAGCTAATAACGATAAAGATCACTATAGTAAATATCAATTCCCTGCCTATCAACAAATTGAACGTGCAGTATTTGATAGTGCTAATCGTATTCTTTACGTTTATGTTCAATTCCAAGGTCAATTTACCACTATTGTAAATCAAGATGATTACAATAAGGGTCTAAAAGAAGTGCTTGATGCACTTGGTCAATATATGACCTTCAATGAATTAACCAGCTATAATGTCTTTAAAGAATGGCTCCATGAAAAACCATGGCTACAGTCTAAGGCTGACTTATTAGCAGGACGTGGCTAATTATCTATGTGATATAGTCACACACGAAAAAGAATATCGCATTTGATTATTAATTTATTATTTTGTTGTTACTTTTCCGTAGCTTGGGGAAGTTTAACGTGTACGAAGTGATGATGGGATTTAAGTTAATAATGGGATGCTTTATATGCTGCACTTAAAAGACTGCGAATGGTGTCATCTTATCTTAAGGTGATCATTTAATAGCACTTTGAGGTGAGATGATAGAGTAGTTATTCTACTCAAAATGAATATTCAATTTATTTCCCTCATTATTTTTATAAATAAGGAAAAAGAAACCATGCGTTCTTATTTTAATGCAAAAAGTCACGGTGAAACTAAGTACGGTGACTTACTTACTCAAGTTCAAACAACTTTAAACCAAGGTGGTTTGTCTGGCGCTATGTCTGCAGATGTTGCTTCATTAGAATCTTGGAGCAATCCAGCGACTGCTAGCCAATTAACAGCTAACCTTAAAAACAACGCAGCAACCATCGACCAAATCATCAATGTTGCAACCGATGGTAAAGGCTTAGTTGCATCTTTAGAAAGTTTCGAAGAAGCAGGTATCGTTTCTACATCTGCATCTAACCGCGACTGGATCAAAGCTTCACAAGAAAACGCATCACGCGCTGCAGCAGCTATCTCTTTAGAAGCAGCTGGTAACCCTGAAGCTTACCGTGCAGGTTTCGCTAAATCAGCAGAAGCTTTCAACAAACGTAACGCTAACCAACACTTCGACTATGTAGCAGACTACACCAATGGTGCTCGTGCTTCTGCATTAGGTATTTTAGCACCTGAAGAAGTGTCAATGGAAGCATTCGAAAACAACAACCTTGCAACTTCTATGAACTACTCAGTAGTTTATAACTTAGTTGCTGCAGTACAAGAGCCTGCACTTGAAGCGTTGTTCAAAACTATCGTATTAGCACCAGACCAAGTTTGTTTCTACTACGAAATCCAAGTTGACCGTTTCTGGAATGGTTTCAAACACACAACTGAAACTGCTAAGAAATTAGGTCGTAACTTCGACAAATACAACTTAATGGACGCAGTACGTAAACCATCTATTTTACGTCAAGATGTATTAAACATCGTTCCATTCTACCGTGAAACTGGTGCTGACGCAGCTCATTACCAAGCATTATTCATGGATAAAGCAATCTCTGCACCAGTAACTCGTACTGTAGCAGGCGTTGAAGTTCCAACTCAACCATTAAAAGTGGGTGTTGAATACGATTTATTAGACATCTCTGCACATCCAGGTTTATTAAACGGTGGTGTATTTGATGAAACTGATACTATCGACAGCTACTTAGCGTTAGATAAAGTATATATCACTATGGGTGCAACTGCATCTGCAGACACTGTTGTTGAATTCCCAGTTCGTCATTTAGAACGCGCTAACTTCTTCAAATCAGTTCAAGGCCACGGCTTTGATATGGACTTAAACTTCCGTACTACTGATTTATTAATCGATGGTCGTACTTTATCTGTAAACGGTAAAGTTCCAGCTGAAGTTAAAGCATTCGTAGACGCAGGCTACCGTGCTCGTTTAGAATTAACTGTAGTAGGTTCTGCTAACGTAGAAACTTCTTACTTGCAAATTCAACACGCACAAGTTAAAGTAGTTGATGTTTATAAAGTAACTAAAGGTACTAAAGGTCAACCAGATATCGTTGACAAAGTAGACATCAACGATCCAACAGTAGCTGGTGAAGTGAAAAAATTACACTTAGCGTGTGAATTCTTCTACCCATATGGTAACCGTACAAACCGCAACTTACGTAGCCAAGGTTTCACTGTTGATACTGATGTATTTACAGCGAAAATCGCTATCGGTGTTCGTTCACCAGTTCGTTTACAACGTCCAGTTGGTTCAGAAGCAACTTACCCAACAGTTGACAAATTAGTACAAGTAACTCGTACTCGTCAATCTGCTGATGGTTGGTACGAATTCTTCCAATATCGTGATACTTTAGCAGCATACGTTGCTTCAGAAATCAACGATGGTATTCGTACTTCAGGTATGATCGGTTTCGGTAAATACTTGATCAAACCACACTACGAAAAACTCGAAGTGAATTTAGCTGAATTGGTTAAATCTACTGAAACTCGTTACAACATTGAAAATGCTCGTGAAGGTTTATTAGCAATCCTTCAAGAAGCAGCTGCACGTGCAATCGTTAAATCTCAATACAACGTTGCATCAACAATGTTAAATGATGGTAAACAAGTGAAACCTCACTTCGTTATCGTAACTGATAACTATCTACCATTATTGTTATCAGCTCGTGGTGACTTACGCTTATTAGGCGAAAACTTCGGCCACACTGTTGTAACTACAACTAACGAAGAACTTGACAACAAGATCTTCATGACTGTTGCTGTACCAGAATCAGACGAATTCAACGAATTACGTTTCGGTCACTGCTTCATGTACCCAGAGTTAGTAACTACATTATCACCACACAACCAAAATGGTGCATATAAAGAAACTGTAATGGTTTCTCCACGTTACCAACACGTACCAAACTTACCTCTATTAATCGAAGTAGATGTTAAAGGTGTTCAAGAATTCATGACCACTTACAACAAATACCGTGTATTATCTCAAGATGTAAAGTAACAAGCGGTACTAGCGGTGCAGCAGCTGCCGCTGCGACTCCTGCATCACCTGCTCCAGTAACTTCTGGAACGGGTACACCTGGAGCCGCTGGTGCGGTAACAGGTACTCCTGTAGCTCCGGCTACGGGTCCTGGAGCTGCGGCTGCAGCACCTGGCACTGGTGTAGGCGGTGCGCCTGGCGCGGGTGGAGTTCCATCCCCTGGCGTTGCGCCTTAAGTGATCGTTACTGTTTAGTAACCGCATATAGCGAGGGTAGCATTTGCTACCCTCTGCTTATGTCCCGATAAAATATATCCATGAATATATTATGTATATAAAGACAGTTTGATGGCCTTTTTGTACGCGATGATAAAATTTTGCGAATGAGATTTTTTCATTAAATGAGTTTCCTTTTAAATGTTAAGTTAATAGTTAAGCTGGGACACCTAGATGGGGTGTCCCTTGCTTATGTCCGCATATTCGGTAAATCTATCTAAACTTATAAGTGTATATTATCTAAATGAAGAAGGTACACAAGGGGTCCAAGACCCACCGATTAACCTAAATAATTTTCTAATATATAAGGAGTTTAGATATGAGCAAACCTTATCGTATCTTACATGAGGCGAAGCTACTCAATCCTACTCAAGCTCGTACGGAATTTAATCCGAGATATCTTGATGTCGAAAGATTAGTTGAGGGGTTTGAGAAGACAGCATCTCGCGAAATGGACTATGACTTTCAGCCGAATGACCGGAACATGGAGACGGTAGAATTAGCACTCTGTCCAAGTGTTTCAGATGACTATAACAGAGGTAATCCAGAAACTAGCAGTCCAGGTTCATTGCCGTATCGTCGTATTGATATATATCACGACGAAATGGAGATCATGAATCTAAGTAGCCAACCGGTTATCATGACCACTCGTAAGGGTGATGTCGTGAAACTTGATAATACCCCACCCGAATATATAAGCGGGAAACAGTGTTATCGGATGGATTGGAAATTTGACATGTATGGTCGACGTAAACCTTCCTACAAACCAAAACGTGGTACATCTGTACCGGCTATTCGAGAAGGGATCTATATCCGCACTTATAAGTACGTAAGTTTGACCCAGTCAAACTATAAGGAAGGAGCAGATAATATCTATCGTCTTAACCATACAGATAGAACATCACTACTTGAGAAGAACAAGGATGGGAGCTGGAAGAACACATCGGTAGCTGTGTTAACTAAAGATGATGATCGTCCAAGACAAACCGATTTTGTTCTTAGGGGGTGTGATAGAAAAACAATCAGCTATCATGATGGTGCGAGATATCATCCTAATGAGAACAAACTTAAGCCTAAACCAAATAAATCAAATGTGGACAATGCAGAAACAATGAACTTGATTCTTAGTAATGACCGTGAGATTAGGTTGGGGCCTACAGTATTTAGCGGTGAGTATCTAAATCGTGACCCGGATAAACGACTATATACAACAAGTCGTTACGTCGAAGCATTCCGTGTTGAGTATTTTATTCCAATCGAGGATATCATTGGCGGCAATACAGAAAAACCATTGTTGTACGTAGATGATCTTGATCTCGCCTTTGTCTCTACAGCGACAAAATCGGAAGATATCTATCATCCATTTAGCCGTGAAGGTAAGTTAATTGTTGAGCACTATGAGCAAAACAATGCGATAGATGAAGGTGCAACCAGTGTCGCAGGAATCAAGATTCTTAATGTGGATAATACGAATGGCTCAATGGGTCCCACGTATTATTGCAACCTAAGTGATGTTATCATTGAAATTAAGCCGCAAAAACATCCTTCATTGGGATCTGGGATTTACTTCTTCATAGATGGATCATTGAACTCCGGTAGTAACAAATGGCCATCAAATAAACCGAAGTATATTCGCATCGACCATAACGATGCGATAACTCATACTAGCCCAGATGTACCTAAGCTGTACCATACTGCAGATCAGGCAAGAACATTAGGGGATATGAAGAAGAAACTTGAGGAAGATCGTGATGAACGCAAACTCAACAGCGAGATGAAGAAGTATGATCACGAGATGAAGAAGTATGCCCGCGCTGACACGAGCGAATTCTTTAAATGGCTACCAACGATCGTCGGTAGTATTGTAAGTATTATAAGTATTATCGGTGCTTTCTTTCTTTAAATAGGAATTATATTCCTATATTATCTTAAAGAGATAAGAGATAGTATTGAGTTCAATTCGGGACTCAATTTTTAATTGATGAATTGATACTACTCTTATTGAACTTAGGATACAACAGCTGTAACAACATTTAAAAGAGGTATTCATTATGCGAACCATGGCGCGTAATTTTAAACCAAAGAAACTGGCAAGAGATCTTGTAAAAGAATCGATCCCAAAATTCAATCCAACGATTGCAGATGGGGTGGCTTCTGACCAGTTTAAGGATCTTGAAAACTATATCCGGAAAGTCTTTCGAGATGCCGCATCCTTATTTCCTCCTGAGTTGAAATTTCTTGGGATGAGACGAGTAGACCCACAAGTCGAAGCGAAGCATGTATTAGAGAAATGTGAAAAGAGTAATAACCGCACCGTGGAAATTGCTGAGAGTAGTGTTTATTTAGTAAGCTTTGATTTCGAATTCAATGGTGAGAAGATTGAACATCGTGTTTATCTTCCTTATCTCGTGGGTAACAATCAACTGTGGATTCGTGGTGTACTGCACACGATTATTCCTGTCTTGACTGCCCCTGTTTTCAGTGTGACAGTACAAGGTGGTAGCCCATTAATCTTCTTGAAGTTATTAGCAGCTAAACTCACATTCAAACGTATCAATCTTTATACGTTCTTAATGAATGGACAACCGTCTAGTCATGGGATCGTGTGGAGTCAGATATGGCGTGGTGATCGTCGTAAGATGACGCACTATGAAGAGAAGAAAAATGACAGTGTACAAATCAAGCATATACTGGCATTATATCTTTTCACTGAATTCGGTTTAACTGGCGCATTCAAGAAGTATGCCAATACTGATATCAAGGTATTCTGCGGAAATATTCCAAAAGAGTATTATGATGAAAGTAAATGGGTAATCTGTCAAACAACAGGGAAGAAACCGATCTCTTTTAAACGTGGGGTTTATATCCCACACGAGATTTCGATCGTATTTAAACGTAAAGATGATCGGACTCAAGAAGAGACCAATATGCTTAATGCATTATTAGTCGGGTTCTTCTATTTGGCAGACAGTTATATCGTACAGATGCCACAACCTGATAGCGACCGTGATGTTTCAGAATTTGAAGACTTTAACTTCTGGGCTGAAATGATGGGTCATGCTATCTTCTGGACAAATGAACATATCTCCACTTACGTGACGCAAGTGACTCGTCATATGGCACACGTAAGAAACATGCTCGATTATCATCAAGTACAAGATTTAAAAGGTGCTGAGTTGAATAACATCGAAGACATGTTTGATATGCTCGCTTATGTAATGGCAAACTTTGCTAACATCATTACAGAAAACGATAATGGCAGTTTATATAATAAACGTCTATTGATTTTACGTAACGTACTCGATGAGCTTATTAATGGGATTAATACGATTCAAAGTCGTTCACTCTCAGGACAAGAGCTTAAAGATAAGACCGTGCGTAAAGATATCCGTGAAAATCTGCAAGAAGAGAAAATCTTGAAGATGGGTAAGAAACCATACGTCCGTACGGAAACCTCTCCATCTGATAACAAGATGTTTGGGTATACCAACAAGTTCTTGATGCAGAATAACATCACAGAAAACAGCAGTCCAGATAAGGTGAATCCACAAGATCCTGATAGTCGTTTACATGCGTCTATCTTAGAGATCGGTAGTTATCTGGCGATTAAGCGTTCAGAGATTTCTGGTCGTTCTTTATTAAATCCATATCAGATCTTAAACAGAACTGGGATTACGTTACAGAATAAAGAATTGAAACCTCGTATTGCTTATATCAATAAGATGATCGCTCGTGATTAAGTCGTCTCATCTTAAAACCAAAAATCGGAAAAAGAAATTTACTATAGGAGTAAACAAATTATGGCTAGTAATTTAGATCAAGCATTTATGCGTGATGCAGAAAACGCGATTTTCAATATCGTGGATAAAAATCGTGACAGAGACGCAGGGTTCGATGAGATCGGTTATCTTTTACAGGAAGACCGTCGTTTCATCGATAAATTAGTGACCAGTGTATGCGATACGTATACTTATTATACGGAAGAAGCTTATCGTCGCCAAGATACTAACTGGTGTTTTGATGAAGCCGTTAATTACGTATTAGATGTCACTCGTGCTAACATCATCCTTAAAGACCGTAACCTTCAATCACGTTATAGTGATCGTCAATTAGATGACATGGATAAATTGATTCAAGATTATCGTGTCACCTTACGTGAAATGGATGCGTTCTTCCGTTCTGGTCCGTCTTACGATCGTCGTGAATCACTTAACCGTGGTGTAGGAAACTACAGCAACAATCGTGATAGTCAACGTCGTAGTGGTAGTATGTTCCGTGATGATAGTGCACCGGTGTATAATAACCGTGCATCAACAGAAGCGGTGACAACAAACCGCGCTCAACGTTTAGCGGCACGCAATGAAGCACGTGTAATTGAACAAGAGCAACGTCAGGCTGAATCAGAAAATCGTTTCTTGCGTGGTCGTACCCGTATTAAACCGATCGAAGTAGAAGAACCGAAAACACTTGCAGGGATTAAAGATCCCGAACAAGTGAAACGCATTCGCAATGCTTTTGCTCATGGTATCTCTAATCGTACACGCAGAGAATTCACATGGCCAATCGTTAAGGTTGAATACGCTGAACCATTCAGTCAACGTCACGTAATTGAAGAAGAAGGTGATGGTTATGCCATCAAAGCTGTTGGAGTAAATGACATGCATCCAGATGCACATGAACGTGTTATCGAGAACATGATCGATAAACACAAAGACCGTGAGTTCAATAACCCACAAACACGTGAAGTCATTTACGTGGTAGATGGGATTGAATTACCACCATCATTAGTGGAAAACTCTCGTGTTGATGCGATCTTACAACGTATGGTTGATAATAAGGAAGTGAAAGAAGGAACACCTTTCATGAAACTTCCTGAAGACATTAAACGTCGTATCATCCAAGAATCCACCGATGTCTATGAATTTGAGCAACGTGAGAAATATGCGAAAGAACGTGCTGAACAAATCGAGAAAGGTACAGTCAATGATAATACATTGAAAATTACGACGATTAATTCAAAACGTGATGTGCGTAGTCTTGATGAAGCAATCAGTCAAGCGAAAGTGTTATACAACTATCAGTTGTCTACAATGGATGATCCATCTAAAGGTTACCTCTTACCATTTAGTTTGATCAACCCATTATATCACTGTGGTTCACCGTCTAACTACCAACTTCAATCTAACTTATTGGTCGGATTAAGTAAACGTAGCAGTACGTTAGATAAGATTGCATTAAGTCTTAAATCAGCAGGTCTTGATAAAGATCTCTTAAATAAACTTAATGATCGTGCTACCCGTGCAACTAACATTGGTATCACCTATATCTTAAAACGTCCTGGTGTAGTGATGGATAACTTCGTGAATCAAATCGATGACTTCATTGAGTATATCAATATGGGTCTAAACGATGATAAGTTCACGCATGCACAAGTTGATTGTTTCGAGCAATATCTCGTTTCTCAATTAGGTCGTATGGTTTCAATCAGTGCAGAGCGTTTAAAATCATTCTATCCTGAATTCGAAGACTACAAACTTGAAGAAGTCGTACAAACGACGATCCTTGAGAATGTATTTGGTAATATCTACTTCCTACCGTATAGTCGAGAGGAATTAGGTTTTATCCTGAGTGTGAACTGTGTCGATATCAGTCAACACAATACCCCATTCTTTAATACGATTGTTAAAGTCGCGGATGGAAACAACGCAGCGTATCTTCAACTGAAAGATGGTTCTCGTTTTGCAGTCTATAAGACTAATGCAACGGAATACATGTTCATTGAAGAATAAGCATCACGCAGATATGCAAAGGGAGTATCTTCGGATACTCCCTGAGTTGTGTCTGCATCGGATAGCATATAGGATGATCGAACCATAGCAACTGATCAACTTGTATTCTATCTCATGAGGATATATCATCTTCATGAGAGATATCAGGTTTAGGATAATTAGATTTGAGTAATAATGAAAGATAGGAAAGGATCGTGGTATTGAGACCACTTTACCGGCTACGCATTCCTCACTCGTATTGTGGAGAGGTAGTATGCGCGATATGCATCGAAAAGTTTAAGACGTGGGTAGTACTACAGTAATACTGTACGTATCTCCTGGGACGGTCTGGATGAATGTAGAAGTTTATCAGGTGTTTTCCTAAATACGCTTATATTAAGCTCATACACGCATTTTATCGTCTAAGATGATAAATTGTATTAGTTATCTTAAATATATCGAATATGACGCATTTAGGTGTGTTATAATTGATATATAAGACTTGATATCAATCAACTGTCAGATCATCTCTGATATGGATGATTTCTTACCATCTGCAAACCCGATAAGATAACTCTTGTTCAGTCCCGAAAACAAGCAATAGTTATTTTATCATCCTGGAAGGAAATCAGACGTAAAAGAAATAGTCGGACAAAAATAGAGGGTAGCAAATGCTACCCTCATTCTTCTCATCTTCTTTTTTTTTTTACACTTTCGCCATTAAAAAAGAGGTGGGCCTACTGTGGCTATTCAGCCCACCTTAAATGGCTCATCAGTATCACTCCCCGTTCCAATGAGCGAACTGACGTAATCATTTCTTATATTAGTTTTTCTTTTTCGTGAACGCATAAGAAATGGTTAACAAATGAGAGAGTAAATAGACGTCAGGTGTTTTCCATTTAGTAACAGGGGGTCACGGCTGGCGTAGTCGTCATTGTCAGGCAGGACACATCCAGTCATTTCAATATACTTGTCCTAACATAGGACAGAAATGAAATTGCTCGTATAAATTTCGTTTCAGCTATTTTCTATTTATGGGGTATCTATCATTTATTAACATATATTAATACGTCAGTAAGCATTTACTTGGGTAGCGATAAATTAGAAGAGGTGGGCGATGAGTGCCACCTCAGTACTCACGATTGCACAGCTCATCACCCACATGCTTAGGATCATAAAAAATAATTTAAACATGTAAGTGACTATCTCCCATCTGCATAGGGATTACCGTTACTTGCTGAAGTCGTTTCTTCATCTTGCGTTTTTGCTGGACGTTCTTCTACATCTTGAGTACTTGTATCCATTTCATCATCTTCTTCGTCTCGACGATTGCGGCGACGACGTGGGCGATCATCATAGTCATCTTCATAACCACTATCATATTGGTTATAATTTCCACCTTGATTACCACCACGATTCCATGGAAGAACGTTACCTAAGATTTGCGCAATACCACGTGCATTCTCAGCATTAAATAAGCCGACTTGTTTCCACATGATAAATCCAGGGATAATCAATGGTGGAGCAAGTAATGCCCAATGTGGATACTCTTGAGTAATATAGCCAATCGCACTGATCGCAATCAATGCCACAAAACTACCAATCAAACCAGTATAGAATGCAAATCTTGCAAGTTTACGGGTTTTCTTTTGTTCATCAAAAAGTACCAATTCTTCCAAAGGTAATTTCAAGTATTTCGTATAGCCTTCTTCTTGAAAACACTTCAAGACCTCATCTGCACGCATGCCATTATCCACTTCACTGTCTTCTGGTGCGTACATGATAATGAGCCGACCAAAAGGGACTCTCTTGATCGGCATGTCGAGTGCATCTTTAAGGTGACTAAATACGGTTGGTTTTCTTAAACGCATATCTATCCTTCATTCACTCTCAAAAATAAAATTTAAAATTAAAAGGAGTATCCCATTATACTCCAGTGCGACCACGTGCTTCCAACCACTTACCGAGTTCATTTCGACAAGCATTTGCCATATGATCTAAACCATTCTTATCCATCGTGTTGAGTTCATTTTCGATCTTACCTAATGGATAGATTTCTTCATGACCTTCAAGCATGCTGATAACAGTATCGGCAAGTGCGGGTGATACATCACTATTTGGTGTACAACCTGTTACAGGTAAACGAAGATAACGTTCAGAAGGTTTTACAGCCATTGCTGGATGTGGTAAACCCCAATACAGGATCGCCTCACCTTTACGCTTGTCCCAATGCTCAAGGATTTTCTTATACTGATTTGAGCAAGCCACAAATACGGCCATCACATTACGATAGTCTTCATGTAAGGCTTTAAGGTTAGTCTCATAACGATCAGTCTCGCCAACCGTTTCCTCACGTACAGTTTCACTCCGTGCTTTAATGATATCCCAATCTACATCGAGTAAGATCGTTAAATCCGGTTTAGGTAAATCATGAATCGCTTCATATAAAGGCATATTGCGGTAATAGAAAACATCCTTGAGTTGACCAACATCAGGAGCCGCTTGATAAACATGTGCACTGATATCCCAACGATCACAAATTACGATCTTACCTTCAGCCAAATCTTTTTTGATTTGGTGAGATAGACTAACACGATTAGCGCATAGTAACAAGAAGTCTTCCATTCGACTACGAGGAACATCCGATTTAAAGATCTGACGTAATTCCTGTCCAAATGGTGTCCCACCTGGATTACCATAGGTGATGACTTCTTTTCCTTGTGCTTCGTATTTCTTTTTCAACTCTTTCACTAAACTACTCTTACCTGAGTAATCCATGCCTTCTACCACAATAAACATAATAAACCTCATATAAAGGGAAATAAAATAAAATCAAACATAAGCAAGGGGGTGATACCATCACCTCACCCCGCCTATTTATTAAGATGGATTATCCACCAGTAACTTGTCAATGATCATCTGCGTGTAACCGATCCCCATCGCATCGATCTCGTGTTCTGAGATATCATCAAGACTACCCGTAAAATGGATCATACGTCTATCGATTAATGCTTGGATCTTTGTCTTAACAGCAAACTTATCTGCTTTCGCTAGTTCTCTTGAAATCCCGATAGTACGTTTCATCTGTTGAGGTGAAACCGTGACCATCATGATCCCATGGTTTACACAAGCGCGTTCTGTCACTTGCATAAAGCGAACTAACGGAATGGCTGCAGTAGGACGTCTTACATTAAAGAAATGACTTTCATAGATCAGTAAATCGATACACCGGTACTCACTGATTTTCTCAGTCAGGTAGCGATCCAACTCATCTTCCAATCGTAACATGCGCACTGTTTCAAAACCATGACGTTCTTCAAGATAATCATAATTATGATCGGGTTTACGGATGTTAATTAGATGGGTGTCTAGTATTTCCATCTCATTGGTTAAATCATTAATTTTAAATAAGCAAAGTCCTACTGTATAGGTTCCGCCGTCTACACTCAGATAGATTGACTCTCGTCTACCTGGTGTACTGAAGGGTAACATGATTAACCCCCAACACCACGACCTGAGTCTGGATCAACACCCACAGTCGGGAGAATCGCAGAGGTAGTAGGTAATGGTGTTTTCTCACCTAATTCGATGACTTCTTCGAAGCCATTGTTATTACGGGTTAACAATTGGTAAGTATCAGCAAAACAGATGACTGTTGCTAATTTAAGTTCATTGATACGTTTACCATCATCCGCTGATACGTAAGTTGTATCATCCACACCCGCAACGATCGCAATTTCAGTGATCACAGAGTAACGGCTGTTACCTGTAATAATTTTTACTGCATTAGCATATTCACGTACATCATCTTCAGTAAAGACAATCTTCGCACCAGTAGAAACTTTAATTTTCACATTTGATGCAGTGACTTTACGACCAACCGTTAACTCAGGCTCACGTGGACTTAAGTTACTTTCAGTATAGGCATAAGGCATTACTTCAGTTGCGCCTTTTTGTACACGTTCAGTTAAGATACGAGTGGTGTTTTCGTATTCCATTAAACGTGCATAGTACGCATAGTAGTCTTGACCATTATACGTTTCTTTACGACGTAGACGATAACGTTGACGTTGTTCATCTGTAAGATCGTTATTAACAGGACGCAATACAAATGGCATATGGTTATATAATGCACAGTCAGTTGGATCATGATCGATAAAATCAGGAATCACAGGCTGACCTGCTGTACGATTGATGGTCACACCACCATTACCGATACAGAAATAAATCGCCTTGAATACATCACCTGTCTCAGTACGGGTTTTCACGTTAATATTGAACTTCTCATTTAACGTGGTATACTTCGTCACTTCAACGGGCAAGCCAAGGAATAAACGGGATTGGATATACTGACCGATCGCCGTATGCTTCACACGGTCAAGTGTACCTTCATCACCGAGGATGTTGTTTAATGTTGCCATCTCACTTCTCTCTCAAATTAAATATGATTAACTTGTGACACATAAGGAAGATTTTCCATTTCAGCCTTATAACGTAATGCATAAGGGAGTGCATCTTCTTCCTTCGGAATCATAGTATAAAGCTCGTCGATCGTCTTATTGGCACCATTGGCTTTCTTATGAAGACGAGCAAGCTCTTTGAAAGCATCTGAGATACTCACCCAATCAAGTAATACATGAACAGGGAAGTCCGCATAAGTGGTTAAGGTATCCACTTTAATTTGGATATCAAAACAATACGGACTTTTCTCAGTGACGAAATCACTAAATGGACGATTGCGGATCTCATCAGGGAACTTCCACCCACGGATATCAAGTAATTGCATGATATCATCTTCGATCGTTGAGATCGGTTCTTTTTCATCTTTGATGCAAATGGTGAAAGAGGAAGTTGTTGCTTTCTCTTGTGTCCAAACATTACGCTCGATAGTTAAGAGGGTTTTCTCTTGACTAAAGCCATTGACCATTTTCACTTCAACCAGTTCAGGTTTACTGCCATCGATCTTGATTGTTGGTTTGGCAAGACTATAGCGACGAGATAAGAATCTCGACATGTTCTCACCCGTTAGACAAACAGCAGTATAGAACTCAGGATTTTTCTCTAACTCAGTAAGAGGAATCAATCCAAACTTCTGGTTAATTAATTCGATATCAATACCCATAATTAAGCTTGCTCCTCTGTATAGATTTTACCATCACGTAAGCGTTTATAGGCTTGTAGTGGGTAACGTAACTGAATGCGAATCAATACTTCACCATCTTCAATGAACATGTGGTTTGATGCCACTAAACGTAAATGGATATTTAGAATCTGATAGTCTAATGTCCCATCTTTTTCTAAACTATCTACGTTCTCGTAGTATTTCCAGCCTAATTCAATCTGATCAAGTGTTGGAACGATCAGTGCAAGTGGTTTCGTACCATTTAACACTTTACCGTTTGATTCACCATTAAAGACCATCATCCCATCATGCGTAAAGGTACGACCGAATTTATAGCCGAGTACACGATGGATTAAAGTGGTTAAACTACCATGACCTGCTTTAACAGCTTTTACCCAACGATCATAGTTGATCACCAGTTCTTTATTGCGACGATGAGATAAGATCACTTCATCGATGTTAAAGTACTCTTTAAGACTGACACGATGGTGATGGATTTCTGATTCACCACGGACATGACCAAGATCCTCAGGCAGTTTATATTTCACGATGGTGTTGGCTTCGTGGTTATCGGTCTGAACAAGACCTAATACTTGACTCGCACCAAGACGTTTCCCAAATTCAGGATCAACTGCCTCGATATGAGAAAGTACGAATCCTTCTTCTTTCTTAAGATATTCATAATAAGTCTTAAAGAGAGAACGGATATCGTTATTGGCATAAGTACTCACCGGAAGTTTCTGAGAAAGTTCCAGATCACGATGGTACTTGACATTATTGATAATCATAGTTATCCTTCTTTATTTTTATTCTTGTTATAGTTAGTCAGTAACTGTTTCACCAGGACCGATAACACGGGTGCAATTATTTGGTGTATCCAAGCGATAATAATCACTATACTCACCATCATCCAATCCATTAAAAGCAGGATAGGTATTTCGATCCACGAGTCGATAAGTGACACGAGGGTCAGGTCTTTCACCTGTTTTACCTTGAGCAAGTTCTGCTTCTACCCCCGCCATGTCCTCTTCTCTATACCATCTAAATAGCGTACCATTATGGGTATAATAGAAATAAGGTTCAGTGTGCACAGCTGGTTTACGGATCTTACGAATGGTTAAGATACCAAGTGTACCACGATGGTAAACACGGTTATAGCCATCAACACCAAATCGGATTGGCGGCGGAATCGTTAATACATCAAATCCTTTATCATGGACCTTGAAACTCTCTGGTCCGTATAATACACCCGTGTAAACACTATCTTTACCTTTACCACTAAACTGATTAAATTTAATCAACCAATTACGATAATGGTGATGGATCGATTTACTCATGGTCATGATCTTACCAAAGCGTAACCAAGGCATATCTAAAATACGACCATTTGTTGCATTGGCTTTATGAGTGAACTGAACTGAGTAACTACTGAGTTGTCGCATGATACCAATCATGGCTTGTTGTATCTCAGAGAGTGAGGCTTCATCATCGATTGCTTGACCTGTAAAGGTAGAATAGATTTGGTTAGCCATCGTCACGATATTTTCACGACTTAGTTCATCGATTTCCCAGTGACGCATTTTAAAGTACTGACCAAATGTCATCTCAGTACTGACCAGTCTCGTTTTCTCTTGATAGAATAAACGATCACCCAACTGTTGGATCTCACCGGCATGGAAAAGATCATGGTAAACCCCTAACCAATGACGGATACGCTTGAAATAGTCATTGACTTCTTTTACGTAAGTGTGGAAACCTTCTGCACTATAATACTGTCCTTTACGAGGATAGTTTTCTTGGAGGTCATTGAAAGCAAGATTAATATCCGCTTTACGATCCAAGAAATTAGATTTAAGATCTTGCCAATCGACTTTATCCCAAGTGATGTCTTTTGGTGTAAAGGTTGGGATCAGCATGTTCTCAACTTTATGCTGATTTGGCCACTTACCTCTGTTCTCATCATCCAGATCACGATCATCGGCAATCTTCATCGCACAATACAACCAAGTAATGAAACCATCTCTGGCATCCATACTGATCGGCTCACCTGTTTGTGGATTAGTGATACTACCGACAAGATTATAGCGATTAGTGAAAGCAAGATGTGCCCAATAGTTGGTTAACATCACACTCATCGGTTTGACTTGTTGGTTCGCATAGTCGAATACTTCAGATTCCAATACTTTAGATTTCTGGTTAGAGTGTTTGGTTCTGTCGTATCGGTTTTCAGAAAGTTTTAAATCTGGATTACGGAAGGTATCGTTACGATTCGCTTCTTTTACTTCCTTATCAATAAGTTTAGCTAAACTTAAGTGGTCTTCATCAGATTTATAGTCGATATGTTTTAAGTTAAGCTGTTCACGATAAACATCTGGTGTATCGACATGATCTAGGATATGGTTGGTATCACGACCGATATGATAACCATAGATAGGAATACTACGAGTCGTCAACATCCATTTGATGATATCTAAGAAGGTATCTTCTTTACCCGCATGTCTATCTATATAAGGAAGATGCTTATATAACCACATCGCTTGTTCATGGGTTAAGAAACGTTTATACTTATCTAGACCGAAATAACTACCAAGATAGTTCCAGATGTGGAAAGAATGCACCTGTTCCGTTTTGATATACTGCTCACGTAAAGCAATAATCATTCCTGGTAAGTGAACTGCCAAGATACCAAGTTTTAATGCATTAAACGTAGGATCGAAAGCACCATATCCACGACTGTGGAATCGGTTACAGGTTTCAATAATTTGGCGATTAAGTTTTGGGATAAGATCGACTTCTTGTTCTTCCACGAGACTACGGTCATAATCGAGGATAGAATATTCTTCTGCTTTATACGCAGTTTCAAAATCGATCGGATTACAGATGCCATCTACTAAAAGATGTTGGTCTGGATACTTCGCAATCAACTCATAATAATACTCACCTTTATCCTTGTAATGTATCCATGTCGCACGGTGTAATTTCAGGTTTTCAGGGGTGAAGTCAATCGTCTGTAACGTATCCAAACTTCTTACTTGCATCAATTCGTCAGTATAATGATACTTTCCCTGTAAATGGCAATAATATCGCCATGTTTCAGGATGCAACGTATCCACCAGGTAGCTTGTATCATACGCTGCAAACTTCGCATTAACTTCATTGTTCATTGCGATTGCAGTTGCAGTGGATTTCAGCACCATGGACTTAGCAAGTTTCATACAAGACGCATGATAAAACTGACTGGCATCAAAGCCAAGGTCTTCATTCAAAGTCATGAGTCATCCTTTTTATCATTAAAAATAAGCGGGTAGTCAGATTAACTACCCGCGTAACAATTCTATATGTTTCATATTACTTTAATATAGGTAAAATCATTATGGCCAATACCAGTTACTATTACGATAATGTAAAAGGTAGAAACCTCTCTCAGTCAAAGCGACAGCTCACCACTGAAGAGGATCGTATCTACAAATACCTTATCAATCAGCCAGCTGAGATCAGAGCAGTCACAACCAAGCTAGTTGAGACAGCAGAATCCAGTGCTGAGCGTAATGCGACCTTACCACGTGATGCCGTTGAAGGTATCTCAAATAAAATTAGTCATGATTTAATTGACATTGTTAATATTAAGAAAAACCTCCCTGAGTTAGAAACGATCAGAGATATTTTAGTCTCTTCTATTCTATCTCCTCAGGACATGATCAACGAAAATTTGACCTTTACTTTAGACGGGGAATTCCCGCATAAATTAGGGACAGATTTATTGGCTATCATAGAAACACATTTCACAGACCATTATTGCTTACAAGATAAGCTTTATCCCATGCTGACAAATGCGTTATTTGATCGCGGTAGCCATATTCTTGCGATATTACCTGAAAGTAGTATCGATGATATCCTACACCAAAACAGCGTCACCTCTTTAGAAAGTGTCCGTGAGAAGATCTCGGATACGATCGATAAGGATGGGAAGTTCATTGGTCGTGGGATCTTTGGTCGTGGTTTAAAAGAACAAGCTGGTGTGGATGCAGGTAAATTAAACCAACATGTCGCACTTGAGCATTTCTTTAAAGATAATTATCGTCGTGATATGAAAGCGACGAATCATGAGATCATCCCAGGTCTATTATCCGTCGTCGATAACTTGGATATATTAAAATCAACTCGATTGATGCGCAAGCTCTCTGATCTACAGATCCAATCTCAGTTCCAGACTTACAGTGCGGAAAGTGTGATGTGGGTAGATGGTAAATCTCAGGAAGAAGAGAAAGTCTTGCCTGTTGAGAAGTTATACCGCGATGTAAGACCTAAGGGGACTTATGATGGTGTAACAATTGTAAATGACCGCGATGGGAGTTCTCGTAAATCAATTGGTCACCCACTGGTATTAGATCTTCCACATGAATCCGTGATTCCTGTATTTACACCAGGTAACCCAGAAGATCACATCGGTTATATTGTCTTATTAGATGAGAGTGGTAATCCAGTTACTTATACCGATGAGATGGATCGTCTAGAACAGATCAACCAATTTGCTTCTGCGGTGAGTACGCAAGCCGGTACAGATGGCAATAACCTTGGTGGTCACTATGGTGTTGTCACCCAAACCTTATCTGAGTTAAATTCCCTTGCAGGACAAGGTGAATGTAAATGGGGTAAGGTGACCGCGAAACAAATGACCGCTTTCTATGCTTCATTAATTGAACGCGATTTGATCGCACGTTTAAATGATGGGGTATATGGTAAGAATGTTTCTATTCCGAGACCGCTTGAGATTTATCAGATCATGTTAGCCCGTGCATTGAGCGGAAGTAAAACTCAGTTAGTGTACATCCCTGAATCATTATTAGAGTATATTGCATTCTATTATAATGGATTGGGTATCGGTCAATCCTTGATCAGTAAATCAAAAACTACCGCAGCGCATCGTATCGCGATGAACTATGCTAATACTCGTGCATTAATTCGTAATGCAGTCGGTACGAAGGTATTAAACATTGAACTCGATGAAGATGATCTTGATCATGAAGAAATCGTTGCTAAGATTGTTAACCGTACGATGGAAGCTAATAGTTTCGCGCGTTTATTCAGTAGCTTTGATCCACGTAATATTGAATCCTCCATGTCCATGTTTGGCTATGAGGTGAATGTAACAGGCGGTGAAGCAGTTGATAAAACGAACGTGAACATGGAGTACCGTTCTGGTGACGTCCCATTAATCGATACGGATTACATGGAACAAATGAAATCTGATTATATCAGTGGTTTCATTCCACCAACACTATTAGATAGTGCACGTGATACTGAGTTTGCGGTTGAGTTCATTACGAAGAATGCGTTATTCGCTAAACGCAATATCATCATCGCTCGCACGTTTAATCGCATGTTAACCTCATTTGTTGGGAAATATACATTACACGATGGTGAGTTGATTCAGGCGCTTTCTGATGCTATTCGTGAGAGTTATTCTGAGTTATCTGATGAAGTCCTTGAAGAATGTAAAGCAGAGAAATCAACGGTTCCTGCGATTAAAGCATTCTTAAATGATCTTAGTGTTTCTATTCCATTACCAGATAGCAATAGCAATGAGCTTTCCAACCAAGCCATGAAGACTTATGAAGAACGTGTTGAAGCAGCACTTAACTTCTATATCGATCAGGACTGGTTGGATATGGTCTTTGAAGATCTGGATGAAGAACGTAAAGGTGAAGCAATTAAAGCTTTCCGTGAACGCATGAAATCATTCTTCATGGTTCAATGGATGGATAAGAATAGTTTCTTCCCTGAGTTTAATGATCTTATTCGTCTTAACGATGAAGAGATGGGTGATAACAACCTTATTGATCGCATCTTTAGTCAACAAGCTGAATCAGCCGATATCTTTGGTGATATTGCAAAACGTATCCGTGATGCTTTCACTCCGCCAGAGGGTGAGGGAGAAGTCGATGGAGATAGTTTCAGTTCAGACGATGATAGCTCAGCATCAGGCAGTGATGATGAGTTTAATATTGGTGGAGTTGGTGATACATCAGATGAAACCGATCCATTTGCGGATGATAACACCGATGATGAATCTTCTGAAGATAAAGATGAAGATAAACCGGATGAAGATACTGATAAAGCAGACGAAGAAAATCCGGATGAGAACTCAGCTGATGAGTCAACTGATGAATCCACTTCAGATGATAGTATCTCAGATGATACAGGTTTAGGTGACCTACCTCAGATCTAAGAATCATTACAATCTTAATTAATAAACATGTATGGGAGTACTCTATCGTACTCCCTTGTTTATGTTACATTTAAAAAGGAAAATCAATATGGCATTTTCGTTATATGATGCACTCGATAAAAGTCGAGCATTTACTGAAAGTTTTATTTGTAAGCTTCCGCTTGGCTCAAATACTTCACTTGTAGTAACCAGTAAGAAGGCATCGGGTTATGAGATTGGTGTAACTCGCAATAAGTCTAAGGCTATCCAGAATATATATGACGGTAGATATGATTCTACCTTACCCGATGATTTAGTTGAGCGTGCTGATATGGTCGTCTATTTAGTGGTGTTGGGACTACGTGATTATTTCAGTATGGTTAATGATGTAGTCAATAAAGTAGAAGAAGCCATGATCAGTGGTATTCGTATTGGTCGACACCCAAAAACATCGATTGATGGTGCGTTAGATAAATTTAGCGATATTAATGATAAATTTGAGTTCATGATTCAGTACACCCATCATTTAAAACAAGGAATAATCAGTTATCTTGAAGAAGTATACTATCCTATCCTAGAAGGTTATCTTGGTCTTCATAATCCATTCCTTTATAGAAATATTGTCAAACAAGAAATCGGTCGTTGGGGTGAGGATAAAATCCAGTACGTTAATATCGGTATCCCCGATCCTACAGGTGGTAGAAAGGATGAATATGTCTATATCACCATGAATGATAGTACCAAACCAGAATTCGATTTTGCATTTGGTGTGATGGATAATAGCTATTACTTTGGTGCAAATCCTGGTTCGTTAGAGTGTGATTCATTAAGTCGTGGTTTATATCACTATATTGAAGCACTATCAAATATGGCAACCTGGACGAAGGGTATTAGTATAGAAACTCAATCGGGTATTCGTCATATTCTCAGCATTGTTTCTAATGTAAACTTCAGATATGATACAGTCAATGAAGCCCTATTGCTTGAGAAAGCATTCAATGCTGAAGAGTTATCTGTCTTTTATATGAACATGCTACGACAACATATGTCGAAGTAGTTGACGGTTTGTACCTCAACATAGACGGCACACTTAGCAATGTACAGTTTTTTATTAACAATCTTGACTTAAATAAAACGCATTGTGTTGTGAAAAATGACAAGTAGGGGTATCCTTGTGATACCCCGCACTTATGTCGTCTGTCTATAAATAAGAACGAATTTAAATAGGAGCTATAGATTAATATGGCAGGAAATATAACAGCCTATATTACCGAATACAATCAGGACGATAAGAGTACTGATATCGCAAGTAAGTACGGTAATGGGTGGATGAGATTAAACAGAAGTGGTAATTACAAGGATACGATCAATATATTACCCGAAGAAGTGAAATTAAGCGAACTCGCTAAATCTGATATTAAAGATATTAAGCTTGATATATTAAATGATTACTTTGGGCGAACACTGATTACTGCACAAGGTAACGTAGCTCGTATCATTATTAGAGAACATCCAGATATAGATCAGTTTAATAAAAAAGCAAAACCTAAGTTCTTCTATTCAGTCGATGCGGCAACAGGGAGAGAAGTTAAGGATACGGTTAACTTTAAACCAGGCAGCGGGTTTGTTTTCTCAGATAACCCTGAGACTAAGATCCGTGCTTCATTTGTTGAGGAGACGGTGGGTGTGGGTAAGGATAAGGTTACTTACTATGGCTTTAACCGAGCACGGTATAAAAATGTTAAGAAGCAACTTTATCCGACATGGGAATGTAAACGCAATCCTGGTGTAGCTACCATGGTGTTCGTTTCCCGTAAGGATAATCCAAAAGCTTATCCTGATATCGTATTCTATCGTATTGATAATGACCAAACTAAGGTTGACTTCGTTCAGTTGGATGGTAATACTGGAACAATCAGTAATACTTATTATTCACTAAATATCGAAAGTAACGATGCTTTTCGCATTGGTGTTGATCAGTACATTGCCATTTACCAGCCAGAAATGTCGATGATTCGGGCACGTGATGGTGAACTCGTGCCACTCGAAATAAGTGCAACACCATCAGGTAAGTTTATCCCCGCGCCAAATGATTCGCTTGCTGAGTTAATGTATAATGATATCATCAGTCAGCATAATCTTGCAATTCGAGCGAATATCAATGAGTATACACCAATCAGTGGTGACTTACCGAATACTGGGAATAGTGGATCTATTCGGTGGTTCCATAGAGCTGGTCGAGTGATTCCAACTAACGTCGTCGTTCCCATTTCTGGAGTGAATTATACCCCATCTAAACTTGGGCTTAAAACAGCACAGGAATGGAATGAACTTGATGAAGCTAATCGTCTATACGATGATACACCGATTTGGCTCGCTGAGTTTGTTATTCCAATGAGTGACGAACTGGCCGGGTTAGAACTAAATGACGATTTCAGTGGTCGGGCGGCCTATCCTTACTATACACGACGTAACAGTGAATCAAAATTCCTATTACGTATCCCGTGTAAACCGGTAAGTGGTCCCATTTCTCAAGACCTGAATAACTACTTTGGTTTTGTACCAATTAATGACCAGTACCTCGAGATTTCAAACGGACCACATTTATGGCATGGACCACTTAGAACAAGTGCAGGTGATATTAGTCGTGTGGGTAGTGAAGCGAAACAGCTAAAAGGTAAAGTAACATTCCAAAACGACGCACTGGGTTTTATGGGTGTAATCTATCGTGGATTGATGAATAATGCCATTGGTGCAAGAAAGTGGCTTGAATGGCAAGTCAATCTTTGGCTAACCACTTACATGAAGCGACCCAACCAGATCTTCAATGGTGGTGTCAGTGATGTGAACTGTACACTGCAGACAACTGATGGCGTGGTATATGGTGCGACAATTAAATTTCAAACCAAAAGTGGTACTAGCACAAAAGTGATCAGCGATTTCATCAATTTAAATACTGTTGATGTGATTTATCATAAAGACCTAGCCACATACCGCGACAATGGATTTAAACAACGCGACAGTTTCATTGGTAGTGTAAATCTGAATAACACCGAAGATGTGATGAAGTCTATATTTCGGGTATTTGATTATAACCCGAATCCATATCGGGCACCTGGTCAGCAAGACATTAAACCTAATAAAGAATACTGGATGAAATATATCATCCCAAGACTACGGTACGGTGAGCTCTATATGCGGGTTGCTGTTATGACGGATGGGGTTAACTTAAGACCAACTTATGCTTATCAAGATATTCAATTGCATGGATTCACTCACACGGGTCTATCATTCATCAATAGAATACCAGAGAATGATCCGGATAATAGAAAAGCAGATACTATTTATGCCACATTTGGTAACCCGAATGAACCAACACAAAGAACAGAGTACCTGCATACCGGCGTTCCACATTATACAACGGGTAACCGAGGAAACACCAATAACCCAAGCGGATACTTCAGACTTCCAGCTAATTTAGATGCGTATTCCATTGTTGGCCAATATAACTTCAATTTACGTAATCCTAACTTAACTTATATCGCACAAGGTAATGGGTGGGGTTTCACTGGTAATGCAGATAAGGATAATTGGTATCGTGGTAATCTACACCAGCTGGTAAACTTTGAGCCATCTTCCACCGCGAGATTATTTAGGGATAAACCGATTTATACCATGGTTCCATGGGAGAACGGTCAAGTGGATTATCAGTACATCTATGGCTATTTACATGGAACGATTATTCCCTTTGATTACGCTGAGCAGAGGGGGTTAAATTATCTTCCCCGCAGTTCGCACATAAAAGGTTCATCTAATGAAGTTATTCTAGGCGGGTATTTCCCTTGTCTATCGGACGACTATTTTGTCACTCGATTTGGTGAGCGTCGTGACGAACCACCGGAGACAAGATTCACTGTCTATTCATATTGCGATATCGCGCCACTAGTGCGTGTTGCATCATCATCCCCACTATTACCGCATGAGTGGAAGCCATATGAGGGAAATGTCGCAGAGTTAATCGATGGTATATCAAGTACAATGATCGAAAACCCACTCTACGATTACATGGATAACGAAGCGTGGCTCGGTAAGCTATTTGATAACTATGACCCTGCTAGACGATACGATAGTCGGAGTGAATATGATTTCAATAAGAAAGGTCATCCTATTACAACTTATGATCATCATCTTGATACTATCACATTCCAGCGTGGTCCAAGGGGTCTAATCGAGCAATTTAGCTTACCCAACCAAAATAAATGGGATAATATCTACAATAAAGATCATTACAACAACCCACGTTATCGCTCTATACTCTACACTAGACAACGTGCGTTCGTATTAGGTATTGGTGCGACGTACGGTGCGGAAGTTTATACATCTACGGTTGAAGATATAAGAGGTATACGCGACAATCCGGATATTGAAAACTCACCTCAATCCTGGCTTATTACCGTTGGATTAGATATTCTAATTGAGCATGCAAAACGGCTGAAGGGGACACCTAAAGATCTGAGACTTACTTTCGCTAAGATCTTCGCAAAACACGGTATCCCCGATAGTAAGTGGTTACCTCAGTGGGAGCAAGGGCCCGAGGTATTCTTCTTACAAAATGAGATTTGGTTGGATTATTTCTTTGCATCATCCAAACTAATCCAGCATGATATCGTCGGTGATGATAACGTTGTATCGTTAGTTCGCGGTAGAAACGTTTACCTTAGTATCAGTGAAACCGGTAATCCAGTTGAACTGTATCGCGAGACGATCGAAAGATTATAAAAGATAAGAGCTTATTATGGCAGATGAAAAGAAAAAGATAGAGTACTATGGTGAACCAACTACCATAGCTAAACTCTTAAGTATCATTGATGGTGTACATGGTTACTCGAAAGGGTTACAGGATAGACCATATGACATCGACACGATACTTAAACCTTTTGATGATTGGCTTATCCATACGAAAGACAATTATTCAGAAGCAGAGAAATTCAAAATCGATAAGGCTAATTTCAAGGTCGCCGATGCGGCCTTTATTACTGAGTCGAATGTGAGTTGGACGGATACGAACTTCTTTAAAGTGTGGAGAACGAGACATCGTTTCGTGCATCGTATCGACGGAGTTTATTGGTCGGAGAGCGGTAGCTTTACTGCGACCAATAAGTTCATGGCTGATAACAGCAAATACTTCGATGAGTTCTATCCGCAGACAATGAACTACGGCTCTAGTTTAACGGATAGTATCACTTATGATCATTCAATCGAAAGTATCACTCGTGAGAATTGGCATGGTTATTGGGATGCGCGTTTTGACCCCAGCACACTTGGTATAGATGTCTTTGCCGATAAACAATCAGAATGGCCATACTTCTATGGCCCATTTAGTGTCTTTAGTCAAGATGAAGTGATGAGTGATCCGAATACTCGTATCATCAACGCTACACTTCCAAATGATGAGAAGATGCTTGAGATCCTTAAAGGTCCAAATGGTTGGCGTATCGTGCATATGCATTACTTCAATCGTTGTAATGTGGCAATGTATCATACAGGCAGAAGTAAGTATTTGATGTATCCTTATTTCGCACACTTATTCCCAATTGGTGTCTCTGATGAAGCGATATCAGATTTCTTTGAAAACTACGTTTATACGGGTAAAGGTGAGAATAAGTATCTCCAGTTCTATGCGGATTATCCGCCAACTGAGAAAGGATTTAAGAAACTCTGGGAAGATACGGGACCGAATGGTAAATTTAAACGAGCTGCTGAGACGGTGATCAATAAGTATCTCTTAGTTGAAATCAGAAAAATTGTTGGTCTGAATAACGTTACAGAAGAAGATTTCGTCGGTATTATTCGTAATGACTTATTGGCAGCGAAGAATAACACACTTGCATCGAATGAGCACCATAATCCACGTTACCAAAGATACTGTCGTGTAGAATGGTCTTGGTTATACCAATACGTGGCTTATCGCTTATTTGTTTACCAAGCAAGACCTGGTAAACCATGGGTTCCTCAGGATTACGATATTCTCTACTCGATGATCGTAGGACCGCGATGTTTCAATAAGATGCGATATAACATCAACCATTATCGTGATATCCTCGCATCAGGGCCTGACTCAGAAAACAGGGCGATTGCTTGTGCTATTGACCATCTGGATCTATTAGGGCGTACGTGGTGGCGTGATCAAAATGATACGAAGTTTGCGGGTTGCTGTTCACCAGATGGCCAACCAACACCAAGATACTTTAAAATCGAAATGCGAAGCCGTCTTGAAGATGGTCAGTTGATCGCATTTAGAGACACGATTATCTCCTTGGCTGAGAAACGCGATAAAGTCACCCAAAACTTAAATGGCCACATGGCTAAGATCTTTATGGCAGCACGTGATGGTAAGATTGACTTCATGGGTTTACAACCACTCGTTGCTTATCATCTTGCGGTAATCAATTTATATTACCATAAGAATAAATGGAACAGTAAAAATAAAGATAGTGCGTATCGACAAGTACTTGATACGGATTACGAGTTCATGCTTGATCAGCGATTTGAAGCAGGTAAGCAGTTTAGTGAGAGTGCATCAGGTCACGGTAAATCAGATGATGATCTTGCAAGACTATACGTAAAACTTGCACTGGATCTTCTTACCTTTACGACATGGGAAGGTGCGCATAACTGGCGTCCATATCGACCGCAAAAGATGACCACTGCAGAAGCTGAATTCCGTCAATTAGGTCGTACACCAAGTGTGAAATATACAACTTACGATCACAATCTCTTTTATCAAGAATCCGTTATCGAGAAAGCGAAGATTTATAATATCCTTCCTTCATTTGATAACTACCTTGGTAAGATCGAGATCAATCATACGGCGATTCCGGATTATGAGGCAGATAGTCGTTATAGAATGAAACCTTGGGTAATCGCACTTAGATCTGACCGTAACGTGTGCGTTTCAGGTGTAGATGGCGCACCAACTCAGATCGGATGGATGTTCATTCCTACGCGTTATCGTACGGGTTTGAGTACCAGTGTACTTGCTCACTCATATATCTCTAAACTCGCAGGTTATACGCAATCTAAAGCAGTGCGATTACTGCAATGCTTAACGGAAGTTTATGGATTTGCATCGGTAGGTCGTGATGCAGCTTGTGGCCCAGCAACGTTTAACCTGGTCATGTTATTATCGAGATTTATCACCTCGAATAGCCAGACCCAAGGTGAACAAGGTGTACCATGGACATCTGAGTACATCGTTCCACCAAACATGCCAGGTACGGAGCATACATTCCTGTGGACAATTATCATGTCTAGAATGAATGGTTATCTCATTAACAACGCAACAGATATCGCTAGTACAATTAGTCGATCAGATATCATCAACTGTGTTGTGGATTTATACGATGCCTTCGCAGATGGAGATTATGCTGAGATCAATACGGATCGCGCTGAGTTTAGAGCAACGAAACATGCACTGCAACAGGTGATGCCCGTATTAAATCAAAACAGACGGCTTGACTCTAACCTTCAGTTAAACCGTTCGCCTGATTACAGTAGTGCGCTGTTGACGGCACAAGATAGTGCTAAGTATAATGACATGCTGGCGAAAGTGAGTACGAGTGCACAGCTGCGCAATAGTGACTATACGCCATTTACGTATACAATCTCGATAGATGTACCGAGATCAGATGCGACAAAAGGGAACTTGCTAGTACCAACATCCTTCTTCTCATCTAGACCGACTATAATCATGGTGAATCAACCTGCTACTATTTACAGTAAAAATGATGTTTATCGTTTCTACCGTGATTATACGTGGGCAGGTAACCGTACAGGCTATACTCAGACAAGTATGATCAACCGTCCGTTTAACTATCGTTATTCAAAACGTGATGTCGGTTTTGCTGCTAACTCGATCGACTTGTATCGTGGAACTAAGTTGACATCCGATAGTACCGTTTATACGGATTCATTCTTGAACTTCAGTTATTTCAAACCGAAAGGTGAGGATAATGCGTGTACGATTCGATTTGATAATTACGATCGACTTAACGCAGGGGCAAATGGATATGACTATGGTTCGTTCTGGGCATTTTTAGGACTTAATAATCAGCCGATCAAAATGATGTACGGTGGTTACCGTACTAGAACGAATGATATTCCAATCATCCCTTATAACTCCCATACCTCGAGATCATTATTAGGGGGTTGGACTCAGTACGTTGCAGCTGCACTTCATCCGATGTTAAATACGATGCGTGCATTAGAGGTCTATAAGGACACGGCAGATGCAGCAGGGGATAATCCAGACAAAATCCTTGATATGGTAAAACGTATTCGACGCGATAACCCAAATACTTATGAGGATGAGGAATTACCAAATAACAATCGTGATGTCCGACATCTGATTCCTGGTATGGATAGAATTACTATCCCAGCTAAGTTATTCTGGTATTTTGGTTACTTACTTGCGAAGACCAACCGTATCCCACCATTCCATCCAGCACAGCACTCTGCGGTACAGATGGAACGATTGCCATTGGATATGGCGATCTATTGGGGCGTTTCATCGTGGCTCAATAGAAAGGACAGTGCGTGGTTTGGTAACAATGGTAACAACGGTGTTCCATGGAAATTCAATAATGATGGAACCGCAGAGATGGATGTTACATTCATCAACCGCGTTCTTGAGTTATATGATCGTTTCAGTGGTTTGTCTCCGCTGTATACCATGCAATCATTTGGTCCAAACTTTGGTAAGTTATATGGGATTAATGATTTACCTATTAGTTTAAATGTCGATTCGGCCGTAAAAATGCTAAGCTTTAGTGAAGTGAAGGCATTAGAGAAAACGATCAAGCCATGGGGATCATCAAATGATAGCATCACCACAGTAATGGGTTGGATGGAGTCTGTAGGTCGAACTGAAACAGAAATCCTTGAAGTAGAAGGTGGTGAGTTTGAGGGGATCTGGTTACCACGTTGGTTATTGGGTTCACTTGACTGGGATAATCGCAGTAACTATAACTGGACGTATGCGTTCATGGATACACCACAAGCCTATGATCCATCAGGACTGACCACAGCTGTAGATAAGTCTAAGTTATCCAAGATGAAGACTAACCGCCGGCTACTGCCTGATGACCGCGATGGTGATTACTGGGGTATTTTTGGTGATAGACGTAAGTTCCCACTATTCCTATCACCTTGGTATCGCGAGGTTAACGGTAAACGCATCTGGATTTATGACATCAACCCAATGTTCCATTTCTCCTGTTTTAATACGAAATATGAGGATAAAGCATGGGTAATTGGTACCTTCCCAACAGGTAATGCTGCCGATGCAGAAACTGGTCGTATCAATGGTCCTGGATCTAATAACCTCGTCATTAACAGTGAAGAGGTATTAGTCTACAATAGACAGGATAAAGATATCAATGGCGGTGGTCTGTAGTTAATATCATTATGTGAGTGGTCAGATGACTACTCACATCTATCATTATAAATAAAAGGAGTAACAACCAAGATGAGTTTCAATCTTGCTAAGTTTAAAACTCTTGGCGATTTCACACCAACCAATATTATCTCAGAAGTCATCGAGGTAGAAGGTGGTTATGTGAATAACCCAAATGACCGTGGTGGTGAAACCAACTACGGAATTACTAAAGCCGTAGCGGTGGCTAATGGTTATGCTGGCGCAATGCGTGAGTTAACTAAAGCAAAAGCTTACGACATCTATTACAACGTATATTGGAAGAAAAACCGTTGTGATGAGTTAATGGAAATCCATCCATTATTAGCTTTCCATGTTTTTGATATGGCAGTAAATAGTGGTTCAGGTGCAGTAATCAAACACGTACAACGTTTGCTTAATGTGGTAAACCGCGGTGGTAAAGATTACGCTGATGTGGCAGTCGATGGGGCGATTGGTCCTGGTACTGTTCGTGCGATCCAGGATTTCGTTAAACGTAATGGTCAAACAGGCTTACGTTATTTTATTATTAACTTGATTGCAATGCAATCTAATTTCTATATCAGTATCACTGAGAACCGTCCACAAAATGAAGCATTCACAAATGGATGGTTATCGCGTGCTGCAAGTAAATTAGAAATCGCAGCGAGATTAGTTTAAGGAGTTTGAGTGAAAACAGGTAAGCATGAATTCTTCTTCCATGAAGATGCCGATGGTAACAAAACAGCCATTTATTTCGCAAATGGTCGTGCAATTTGTTCTAAATCTGCAATGAAAGATGGACGTCAAGTATACAGTACGGCTGATGGCTTAACTGGTACTGTGGATGAGCGTGTAATTGGGATGTTAGATGCGATCTTAACTAATACAGTTAAGATGCCGGCGGGTGTTGACAGCCCAAAGCTTAATCCGGAAGATTTAGTGACTGGATTAACAGAAGGATTTGATCCTGTCCAGAACGGACTTGATTTACTTAAAGCAAGTTTCGAAGAACTTAAGTCTTCCGTTTTAGAAACCGGTGTGATCGATATGACTTTAGCAAAACCGTATAAAGTGGGTACAACCAACTATAACTATGCGACGATTGCTAAAGCAGGAACAACTGTAACAGGTATCTCTGAAGGCACCGATGTAGACTTCGTCTTATTTGCAAAACAACTCTCTGATTTAAATGATGAGATGACAGCGATTACGCCTAAAGCAGGTGATAAGGTTGTTGTTAAACCATTAACCGCTGAGTTACGTGAATCTTTAGTAAGTCATTATATGGCCCAAAAACAACACTAATCTTTGATGTAGTGGACAAAATAAGAGGCATCCCTAGGGATGCCTCGATTTATGTTGTTAGATTGAAATTAATCGTTGATATCACTATAGTACTTATCGTATAACTTGATATTTTCCCAAAGTGGTGTGGCGGCCCACAGTACGTTATTGAGATTCATGTTCAAACAACCAAGTAGCATGTTACGGCGGCTAGATTTATTCGTCTCTGCATTAAATCGCAGACTCTCGGATATATGCTGGTTTTTCGGACCAAGAATATAAACAACATTCTTATCTGGATTATTTGATATCATCGTAAACCACGCGATAGCCGCATTACCTGCTTGTGAGTTACCATAGAACGTTAGTGGACGTTTCAGTCTGATCACAATAACATTCCCAGTTCCACGAATGTGAGTCAACGCAAAGTATCTAACATTGTTATCACGATTCTTAACGTAAATGTTCGCCCCATCATCAATGTCGATCTCAATGTAGTTATTATCGCCCTCGATTCCCCACAGTGCCATGAACTTCGGTAAGAAACGATCTTGTTCTGGATTGTCACCTACAGCAAGGTCGCCGATACCTGGGTTATATCGATCACCACGGAATGGGTCATATGCATTGCCAGCCATCCCAAAAGCCATATGAGGCGATTCTGAGGAATATTGGCTATACGATATCCTGAAGTGAGCATTACTTAAGGTAAATGATTCACAGACGGGATAACATACTTGCATTGCGCCATTAGCCGGATGGGCCGTAGCAAGTAAGCTTTGCATGCGGTGGGCATTACTATAAAGTATTGCGTTATAGTTAGCGAGTATACCGCGCTGGAGGACACCATAATCAATCTTCTCGGTGGTTGTCTTATCCTTGTTTACTTCAAAACCAACGATTTTAAGATTAGCCTCATCCCAGTCGATAAGATAAGCCTTATGTTGGAATGGACCGAACTTCTTGCCTGGATTAACATCTAACCTTGGAAAGTCTTCGATATTAAGACGAACATCATTCATCTCAACGCGATGGATGAGATTACTAATTTCTTTACCTGGGATATTAGCAGAAGTCATCTTGATATTAAGATCAGTACCAATGCGAGAACTAATCGAAGTCGGATAAGGTGCTGAATCCAACTGAGTAGATGGCCACACCTCACCTGATTGTAAATAAGGTAGATTAGTCATCAGGATAGGATCTGCTACTTCAAGTAACTTATCACTGAGATAACTTGGTATATTAGCTGGTCTACCGACAACATTATAACCCGATCCATATCCCGCATTTCTTACTCCATCATCGGTGAAATGGCGGTGAAAGTTATCCCCGCCTACTTTCACACCTGTTACGTATGAGTTATACCCACCATCAGTTAGATGCTCTAATACACCGCCAATTAATGCTTGGGTTCTCAACTGCGTTACATTGGTTTTATCTAATAGATTCTTACCGATCATCGGATTAGACTTGCTGGCTTCTGTGTAACGGCGATTGATTTTAAGATCCTTCGCGACACGTTTTACCTTCAGTCTCGCACCATTTAGAGTAACAGTCCGTTCACCAAGATTAACTTCGTTGACGAAGGTAACTGTACCAGCATATTGGGATATTCCAACATTATCCATTGGGACGTTAGTGAAGACATCATTTGGATTCGTGAATTTCATTTAACCTCCCAATTAGAATGGTTTAACACCAAAACTATTTGGTTGTATATACCAGTTAGTTTTTGCTTCATTAAGCTGAGTATTATGGACCGATATCCAAAGATTCTGCGCACCAGCACCATTTCCTATCGATTTAGCAATCGGGTACATCGTACGACATCTATTCGGTGGACCACCTTCGAATCTGAATATATTATCTCTTTCCTCAGAATCCATCGTAAAGATAACTTCATTGGTATTATTATCGCAAAGACCTGCATACCAATATATTTCATCAGTCGCAACCTCACCACCATAAAAATTTATCCCAGCCAGACCGCAATCAAAAATAATTTTGTTGTTACTTCCGATGATTTTAGCCAGATAAATATGCTGGTATCTTGCTCGGACACCCGATAAGAAATTACAATCCCGAATATTAATTTTAATCACGCTATTATTCGCCTTGATTAAAAAGATGACTCTGCTCTCACTCTCAGTTTTTTGGTTAGCAGATCCGAGAACATTGTCGTTAGGGATATATGCCGTATTACTGGTAAGTTCACTTAGCACCACCCTATTATTTTGGTTTCGTATTGCACTATTCAGCTCCCACTTCCTAGTAGGCTGCGCAAATCCAGTCGCACCAGCATATTCCACCTCAACACAGCCACCATTTGCAACATTGATATATTCAAGACATATACCATCTGGGGTGGATAAGTAAGTATAGCGGTTTACACTTGAGCCACACCCCACACCACCAGGTCTGATAATTTTAGTTGACTTATCACCTGGCCATGGGTTATCCGGATCTCTACTCTGGTCTCGGATATAATTCGCATATCTTGCTCTACCCACACCAGAATGTCTTTCTGTATTGATATCAAGCCAATATGGTTGCGGTGGATTATTTACAGCACTATCGTGCTGTAAACTTGGTCGACCAAAGATAGAGTAGCCCGCTACAGCAGGATACTCGGCAGCTAGGTTTTTATTAGTAGCATTCACTGGATAAACAAGTGCCGTATTCACGTAACCATCTGCTCCTGGTCTACTTCTCGTTGCAATATAGTAAGGATTACCCGGTACACCGATATCATGGTCTTTCATCGGATAATCTCCAATCATCACGATCCCACCCCAGCATCCTGGAGGTGGGGAGATACGACCATCATACCCGAAAATATTCGGTGTGCTGATGATCTGCTGATCGGAGTAGAACTTGCAAGTATATCTGATGATGGATATTGCACGGTTAGATGATAATTGACCGCGACTCATACCAACTATGGTAGAACGTCTTGTATTGCTCGTATCAAGCCAATCAATATTTGCTGGAAACGGTATACTACCATTAATAATAATCCTTTTACTGTAACCCTCACTTCCGTCGCTGTTAACAGGTATCCATTTTGCATTTGGGTACTCCATCGATATGAACGGTTTTCCGTAGGTGGAATATTTAACGTTCACAGATGACGTATTATACGGTGTTAACGATTGTCTTTCTCCAAATGCAATATTTTCAGGTATTACTGGATAGGCCATAATACTTGTTCCTTACTTTTAGTGAGTTCAGAAACTTGTTCCTCTAATTTCTCAATTCGTTTAGACTGTTCATTGACCGTCTCGACTAATAGTGCAATCACCGCATTATAATCGAGTGATAGCATGCCGTCATCTTGCTCTACTACTGCTGTCGGTAAAACTTCTTTTACTTCCTGAGCTAATAAACCAGCCGTAGACACGTTTTTATCTTTAAACTGATAAGTATATCCATTTAACTGAGAAAGTTTCTCTACAGGCTTCTCAATGCGTTTAATCGATGTTTTAAGTCTCTTATCTGAACGCATTACTAAAGAAGTTACTGTAGCTTGATTACCAAGATCAAGAACACTGCCTGTTGTAACGGTAAGTAGTGCATTCCCACCGCCATTCTTCAGTCTTAGACTTCCTACCCCAACACGTCCGCCATCGAATAATTTCACGACTTTATCAGATGCGATATCATCGAGATTATTTTGGGTGTTGATGTTGACTTGGTTAGAAGACGCAGCTACTACTTTTCTTTGAAGATCAGCAAGCTTATCACCTAATCCAAATAAATCTGGGAAGTTATCCTTAAGATCACGATGCGTGATTAATCGATCTACTGTCCATGCTGATGCACTTGTATAATCACTGCTTCCCACGCTACCATCGTTACTCATGATGTAATGGTTGTTACCACCAAGACTCATGAATGCGGTACGTTGGTGTGGCGTATGCATCATAAAACCAACGCCATCATAGTTCTGCGCAGATGTCCACATGGATTCATCTAACTGACCACGTGAGAAACCTGGCATAGTAGGAAGATTAGGCATGGTATTAGTAAATGCGAATACTGAGCTAACGCTACGATCACTTAGACTGATATTCTCATTCCAAGCGGGTTGAGAGACTACATTTACATCCCAACGATTCGGATAAGTCACGAACTCACCGTTTACCGTACCATTACGAGTAAAGGTTAATCCACCGATATTTAAACGTTGGTAGATCACACCAGAAGATTTATCACCGATGACTTCGAGTACACCTTTCAGATTAGTATTACCTTCCAGATTGGTGCCGTAGTGTCTAAGAGATGGCATATTGCCATAACCTGCGGTGATACTGTACGTACCTGGCATAATGAACTTATTGATATTGTTGGTTTTATCAGTATAACGATCTAATTCATCATGAGTTAAGACTTTAGGTTTACCTGTTAGTTTGGCCCATTCTGCTTTCTTAGCCGCTTCTGCAATTTTGGTTTCCGCATCAGTACGTGAGATCTTCTCGTCAATTAATGGACGATAGTTAACAATCTCAGTTTTCTTCGCATATTGTGCAAGAAGTTGAGCAACCCCTTCATTGGTTGGAAGGTTAGCGATTGCTTGGGCAATTTGATTTGCGACTTCTTGTTGTGCAGTCTTCGTTCCAACCGTAATCTTAAGATCGGATAACTCTTTCTGAAGTTTAACGATATCCGCTTGGTTGACTTTCGCCATATCTGCTTTTACACGTTTTAATTCAGCGTCTAGCTCACGCTTCATGTTACCCATGTAAGCTTGGAGTTCATTTAAGTTAGAAAGTGCACGGACTTTTGCTTCGATACCTGCAAGGCTGTCTGCTGTGGATTGTTTAAACTTATCGACCGTACCGATAACATCACGAGCCTCACGTACCAAGTTCTCCATCGCTTCTAAACGAGCTAACAACTTCGTTTGGAAATCCCCAACGAATGCATACATCCCACGGTCATGTGCAATACGTAAGTTCTCAATGACCTGAGTGAGATTACGAAGTTCATTCACTGCACTATTCCAATAGATCACTTGACCGATTGGGTGTCTATGTGGCGCGGGGTTATAAGCCGAAGGACGGTTGATAACATCGTTAAATTTAACGGCTTTCTCGACAGTCGCTTCTTTCACTAGCTGAGCAAGATAGTCAGGTGTATATTCATCACCACGACCATAACACTGGTACGTTAGAGTTACGTAACCCATGATACTTTCTTTTAATAGGATGATCGCACTAAAGATCGCCTTACCGGTTTCTTTCGTTAATTGATCGTTGATATCATCTAAACGATAGTCAGTACCAAGTATCAATTGAGTATCGTTATTACGAACGACCATTGACTCCCCATAGAAGAAACCTTCATGTGGTACAATGGCACGGTTTAATGGGTCCACCTCATGACGTTCGTTGGCCACGAGGTTATCTGGACTTTTACCTGTCGTATCAACAGGATATTTTTTAAGTTGGACTGTTGCCATATTTCACTATTCCTTTCTATTAGAGGAGCGATTGTTGACGCCAGATTTCAAGGTGGCGTTCAAGTTCATCTAGCATCTCATAAGTCGGTGCATAGTTGATACGCTCTTCAAACTTCTGCTTCATCCCCGTAATATAACCAGAGACTTTCGCAAACTTACGGATGTGTTCTTCAAGACGATCTACGATAATAGAAACAGGTAACCCACGTGCTTGACACAGTGCCGGTAAAAACCATAAGTCAGAAGTGGCTTCACCACGTTCTACTGCACGATAGTTAATCAAGTCTTGGGTTTGATATGGGAATGTCATGATCTCGTAGTAATCATAACCCGATAAAATCAATCCCATCTTATCTGAGTAAATCTTGATATTCTTTTCAAGAATACGTTCCCGTTCTTCATCGAGTGGTAATCGCACTCGTTCAAAAATACCTTTATCTGGACGCCATTGATAGCCAACTTGAACTACGTGTTCTTCAGCTGCCGATAACTGAATCCATTTTACTGTCTTCTCTGTGTTATCTTTATCTTGTTTAGTCCCGATATGCGTGACGATATTCCCATCATCAAGCATGGCATATTTCGTCATAATTTATTTATCCTTTAAAAATAAGTGGGTGCTAACCTGCACCCACTTTATTACATTTATTAAACGACAATCGTAATCAAGGCTTCTTGGATAACGTTAATATCATCCTTCGTGACACTGACACGAGGGACAAGTGCATCTGGATAGTTTTGGTTAACGTTAACTGTTAGGTGATTACCAAATGAGGTCAACTCACCTGCTAGGATGTTGATCGTTCCGCTTGGTAAAGTTACGAAAGCACGACGTGTACAGGAGTGGATGATGCGATTGTTTTCTGAGTCAAGTTTAGACTTAGCACGAATCGTAATCTCTGCTTTACGACCTACTAGTACGCGAGGTACTGTCCAGGTTTGTGTTTCACTGACGTAGAACACTTGGTTAGGCGCAAAGACCGCTGATGTACCACCATCGTAGTTCTGGAGGATTACCCCTCGAGCACGGATGTTACCGTATTGATCTTGCTCAACAGACGACCAATCTTCCGCACCAGGTTGGATTGTAAATTTCTCCGTGATCAGATCAGGTGCATCTTGTTTCATATTCTCACGAATATAACGACGAACTTCTGCTTGCACTTTATTATTGAAAGCATCAGGGTCTTCAGCTGCACCGAAATCATCATCTGAAGGAATATAATCAAAACTATTGTTCTGATAACTCAAACAGATGTGAGAAATCATATCCGTTGGTTCCGGATCTGATAGTCCAGTAAAATCAGTAATGAGTTGGTACTCACCATCTAGTGCCGTCGATACAAGTTCATACTTCGCACGAACATGAAGTTCATTACCTGCTTTATTGTGAACAGGCATACTTGAATTTCTATAGGTAAACGATAATACCTGACCATCACTTACACGTCTTAGTGAGAAACGTACTTGATCTGAGATAACAGCAGTACCGATAGTATCGGATTGAACCGTTACCATGAGGTGACGTCTGCGACCACCACCAGCAAAATTGATTTTCTTAGTATTTAGGAATACACCTGCATCTTTCAGTTTAACTGAGGTTTGGTAACCATCCTCAAACGTTACTTCTTTCTTACGTGAAGTGGTAATATCTGCAGTAGTCGCATAGACTTCCCATCCAGGTACTTTACCACCTCTTGCCTGAAGCTTACCGCCTGAAATCATATTCGCACTAGATGCAATCTGATAACCGAAGTCTTCAGATGCACAAGCGCCTTTAATATAAGAAAGGATACCTGGTGTTGCAGTCAAGCTCGTATAATCACCAATATCAGTTCTCGTGATTTCATGGGTTATTGGCTGGTTCAATCGATAGAGATAGACATCGACAGCAATACCATCGCAGGTCAATATACCAATCGCACAACGAGAACCATTTTCCATCACCATACTTGATAGTAGGTTACGTAATTTGGTCCGGCTGATATTGGTATCAATTGCATTGGCCCACCAATTGATGAATGGTGAATCACCTGAAATAATCTCATCACTGTTACCATATACCGTGAGGAAACAACCTTTCGCGTAGTTCTTACTATCTTCCCAGAGTTTCTTGGCGTTTGTACTCGTCAATCTAGTAATGGTCGTTTCTTGATCATTTGGACCAGGAACTTTATAAACATCGTTGATTAGATAAACACCATCTGGCATGAGATCACCTGAGCGATAAGTAAATTTTCTAAATTGTTTACTTAGTTTCGTTTCGATCTCAGTCACTTTGGTTAACGCAGTTTCACCTTTTACCACACGTGGTTCAAGATCATTGAACTTCGCTTGTACTTCAGCATTAACGCCTTGACCTGCAGAAGTTTTAAGTGATTCTACGGTAGAGGTTAACGTATCATAGTTAGCAAGTTTACCGTCCACTTGGGTAAGTTTAGTATCTAACTGTCCTACTTTCTGAACGGTAGCGTCCACTTTACCACTTACGTAGTTTTTAACTGCTTTTACCGTTGGAACGTTATGGTTTGGTGTAGAGTCTTCAATCTCAGTTGACTTATATTTATCAGTCAATACTTTATAGGATTGTCCACCTGATCTGTACATCAAGTCTTTATTCGGGAAGACGTACAGTGATACGGATTCTGTTGTACCTGTTGGTATGGTGATACCGCTTTGTGTGCTCCCTGTCCAGACACCGAACTTACCCGCAAATAATGTTTCTGGGACATCACCTGCTTCAATCGATTTTGGTTTTAACGTTACAACACTTTGAGTATTAAATACGTCGCCATCTTTAGAGAAGGTTGGCAATGTCGCTTTTATATCGCGTTTTGCATTTTCAATCACCTGGACGGTGTTTGCACTTTCGCCAAGTAGTTTATCGTTGATAATCTGGTTGACAGTAGCAACTGTTGGTACTCTGTAATCCCGGCCATATTTCGTAATATCGCCTTCCACATCCACACTAGTAAGGATCTGACGATGATCAGTACCACCCCCAGGACGAATGAACAGCGTGTGGTCTTGTGTTTTCACGATTGCGAAGGATGTCGTTGGGCTAGTTGGTATGGTAAGAGCAGCATAAGTATTGTCTGAATAATACGTACCGAGTCTACCAGCGAAATATTCTTCTGGCTTACTGCTTTTCGGTGCTTTCATTGTACCAAGTGTAATGAAGTCTTGAGCTTCATAAGTATCGCCGCGTTTAATCCAAGTCGGTTGACCTGAAGCAGCAGCTTGCTTCACCGCAGTGACTTTATCATCGATCGCACGAGTTAACTCTGCTTTATCAGCAATCGCTTTAGCTTCAATCGCATCGAGTTTCTCTTTGATGTTACCAGCTGCTTCCACCTGTTGTTTTACTGGTGTAACTGCAGATTCAATATCACCAATCTTAGTCGTTAGTGTACTAAGCTGGCTACCAAGATAATCGCGCAATCCTTTTACTGAAACAGGTTTATACTGCGGTGAATTGGTCTCGATAGCATGAACCAAATCACGATGATCCAGTAACTCAGTCGTCGTAAAACCGTCGTTATGATACCAACCAACTCTAGCTCTAACGTAATTGCTACTCGGTAATTTATTGAAGCCGAGTACAAACCCACCATCCTTATCACTTAGATAAAGTATTGATCGTGGCATTTTATTAGCGGCACCATCATAATCACCTACACGACTTGCGATGTAATGACCACTGTAATCCTCAACAATATCGCTTGGGAAGATGATACTCGTTGGTTTACTCAATACAGTACTAGTTGTCATGAACTTAGTATCGTCATAAGTACCTTTTAGATACTGACTACCATCACCATAACTATTTTTAATCGGGGTAAGTTCTGCTTTAATCGAACTTAGCTGACCTTTAAGATCATTCGAAACACTATCAATGTACTCTTTCGTTCTACTTACTGATGCAGGATAACTCGTAGATGGGTCAGTGAACGCATTTGAATCACTCTGGATATTTGCTGTTGTTAAGATCTCAGCTGTGGTACCTATAGGTGATGTCAAGTAAGCAACAACACTACCAGGCTTATCTTTAAATGATAAGGAGTTTCCAGCAACACTTACATGCACAACTCCGTGATTGGTTTCTTTATTATAGAAACCATACTTACCACTCGGGAACTCCTCAGTACCAGTTAAATTCACCCCGTCAGTTACTAAAGATTTTTCAGTGAGATAGTAGCTTCCGTCAACTTCGATCCCCTTAATGTATCTTCCGTCAAGCTGGGTACGTTCTGCTTGGATTTTTGCATCAGCATTACTTCCCGCTGTTTGCACTGCCGTTTTAACCGCTTCCTTATATTCGCGTTCAACACGTTTAAGCTCCTCTTGTGAGAGACTACTTCCGTTTTCTGCGGCGGCTTGTGCTGAACCGATTTTACGTTCGAGTTCAGCAAGACGTCCATCCTGTGCTGTATCTTTAACCACCTGAGCTTGTTTCATCTCATTGATTTCAGATTTAGCAGCACCTGCGATTTTTTCAACTTGATCGACTTTATCTTTAATAGGTTTAATGGCACCTGTAATCGTACCATCTATAGCAGCGACTTTGGTATCAACTGCTTGAATTTGTTTCTCAAGTTGTCTCTTAGCGCGATCGGTATAGCCATTTGCCATCATTACAGTTTGGGTGGCCGCATCATTAAACTCTTCTAAATCAGTTGTAAGTTTATTGGCTTTTGTCTCAAGCTTACTTAAACGATCATTAACCTGTGGTTCAAGTGCATCTAATCTTGATGCGACGGCTGAAGCATCGGATTGATTTGCACTTTTAATTTTAGCAAGTTCACCTTCTAAAGCGGTTTTCACTTTCTCAGTTTCAGTGGTGATCTTAGTATCCAATGCTGGGATCGTAACAGATTCCAACTGAGTTACTTTATCACTAACTGGTGTGACTAACTCATTGACTTTTGTTGTAATAAGGTTAGGAACAGTTGTGGTTTTAAACTCATTTAAGTTAAGGTTAGCAAGATCATCTCTCGCCTTTTCTGCTGTGAGTTTAACTGCATTAATGGCTTCTTCCGTATCATGTTTATTCGTTGCAATCGTGTTCATAAGAACAGCGATACGACCACCTTGACTTTGGATGTCATTATTGATCGCAGGAATGGTTGTTCCTGTTACGACAGATAAACTTGATTCAAGCAGAATTGCTTTAGACTCAACTGCTTGAAGTCTTGCACTATCTGCTGCTTGAGCGATCTTAGTATCAACACCAGCAAGTTTAGTCGTTGCTTCTTCAAGTCTGCGTTTTACATCTTCGATTTCAGTGGTTAATCCACCGATACGTTTATCACCACTAATGACTAAACGGAAACCAAATGGACCGACCTTATCAAAAGCCCCCTCCATGTTTGTACCGAAGTTTACTTCACGGGTTACACTCCCACCATCTTGTTTAAATTGGTTTAAAGCTTGTTCAGTACTGGTTGCTTTAGTCAATGCTTGTTGTGCTTTCTCGTCAGCTTTAGTTACATTAGTCGTTACTTCTGTAATAGCACGAGGTAATGCCGCATCGACTTTCTCGGTTAACCCAGAGATCTGAGATTCAAGTGCAGATTTAAGTGCATTGAATGATTGCGTTAACGCAGTAATATCTACAGCAGCAACTTGTTTTTTAACTTGGTCTAATTCATTGCGAAGATTAGCAATACCTGATAGATCAAGATTACCTAAATCAGCATCATGAATCATTTGCTCAATACGGTGCAAACGGATTAATAAAGAGGAGTTCTCTTTTGTTGCACGATGTCGAGCGATACTGACGAGTTCATTTAGTGGACCCGCAATCGGATTTAATCCATAGATATCATAGATCGATGTTAAATGACGAACCGGTTCAAAGAAACGTGGTTTTTCGATGATATCTTTATAGAACGTACCACGTGCATCATGCTTATAGTTCTCAAGCATATCAACAAGTGACTCGTGGATGTTTTGGAATTCTCCACCCACGGCTTGATAACGCACTTCGATATCACCCGATACAGATTTATCCGTGATCTCAATTAACATCGCCACATCTTTACCCGATTGACGGATTGCATCTTCCACTACACGGTGGAAATGGAAATCCTCATGGGCGGTTAATTGTTCGCCCAAGTAAGTAATCTGAACAGACTCCGTATAGAATGCACCCGCCATCACATTAAAGATGCGTTCCTGAGGATTAATCGTGTGGACTTCTGCCATCACTCTATTATCAGGATGGTTACCCGTTAAATCCAACGGGTAACGTTTATATTGTTTTGCGGTTGACATGTTACTGTTTTCCCTCTTTATACTGATCTAATTCCTCTCTTAGAGAAACCACTTCAGTTTTCAATTCTTTTACAGCTTCGATTAATAAAGCCACAAGACCGTTATAATCAACCGATTTCAAGGTTTCATTATCGTTCGTATCTTCACTGACCACTTCAGGTAAGACTTTCTCCACCTCTTGAGCGATCACACCAGCACGACGACCTTTGAGGTCTTTCTTCATCTTATAGGTGTAGCCATTGATAGCGGAAAGTTTCTCAAAAGGACTATCGATCAATTTAAGATCTTCTTTACTTCTGATATCTGAACGAACCCCAACGTGGTGGGCTAATACGAAGCCACTGAAGTAGTGACCCGCACCGCCATGTCCGCCATCCCACATCCAGTCATAGTAAGCGACATGATCCCAACCTGCACCACGGTAATCCGCTGCTGGTCTGATATGAACGCGATAACCAAGATAGATGTGGCCGTTGCCGTGAGTATGCGGAATACGGTTAGCCATACCTGCAGCTGATGTCCAGTCATTCAACTGAGATGTTTTCACGTAACCATTAAGATCACCCAACTCACTACGGCTAACGAAGTAGTCATGTAAGTTACCATAAGGACGCATCCAAACACGGTCTTTATATAACTCCATGAACGAAGCATTATCCTGACCACCCACAACACCATGCATACGAATAACTGTATTATTCGTTCTATCTGGCATGATGATAATTTTCGCACTGGCTCTAGTATCACCACCTACACCACGTAAGCCCATCCACATCTCAACGGATCTAGGATTTGGGTCATCAGCCATGAGGATCAGTGGAACATTCCAACTGTTATTACCTGGTGAACGAATGTAAGTTATACCAGTTAGTGTTGGATTAACTTTAGCTTCTGCGATTTTAGCCGAAACAAGTTCTTGTGCCATTTGGGTGGTTGGGATTTTATCTGCACTGTTATTTGCTTTATCACCCGTCATCCACTCACGAGTTAAGATATCAGTGGTTCTGAAATTACGACCTTGTGCATCATAACTACCTGTTACTAAACCAAGGCTTGGACCATAATTGAAACCAATCGTACGACCATACTCACGACCCGGATGATTGGGATGCATCACAGCAATCTCAAGCTCACCATGACCTACACCGTTCTCTGGTGTACCATTTGGGCGTCTAAAACCTGATGCATTAAAACGTGGGTCAGTTACTGGCACGTTAAGCAAGTTAGCGGTCTGTAGATAAAGTGGGCCACGCATCGTTTGGTTGCCACTTAAGAATACCGCATCAGATAACTTCTTCGTATTATCAATCACGAAGTCCAATGCTTTCATGTTTATTGGTTGGTTATCGCTGGTTAATAAAACGTTATCGTGACCATCGTGATATAGACTAGCAAACTTATTACCGATCCCGCCAAAGCGGAAACGACCGTAGTTATCTGTACCATCTGGTGTGATCTTTAAGATAGTTTTATCATTGACCTTATTATCGATATTACTACTCGTGCCATTATCGGTATAAAGCGTACGGGTATTAAGTTGACCGAATGCTTCAGAAATAAACTTAGTGGCTTCTAATGTACCTTGGATCACCTGCGCAGCTTGACCGTTTTTCACCACGGCACGATTCGCTAATGCGTTAACAAGATTAGTGAGATCTGTTTTGTTTTGATTAATCGTACGGGTTAAGTTTGCGACATTGTTAGCAAGATCCGTGTTGATATCACGTTTGTTCTTTTCGATATCTTCCGTGTTCTTAGTGATCTTAGCAAGATGATCGGCAAGTTTCACATTAACGACATTAGTCAACTCATCTTTAAGTGCATTCGTTGTCGTGGTGATTTGTTGTTTTAATGCTTCATCTGCAGCATATAACTTTTTAAGGTTGACATCAATTTTATCGTTGACTTGAACACGAAGTTTTTCAACACGATCATCTACTGCTGCAGAGAGGTTTGCGGTAAGCTGCTCTGCCATCTTAGCCACTTCATTGGCTTTCTCTAAAGCACGTGCAATTGCACCGGCAGTAGATTGCATGATCTCAGTTTGAAGATCATTGATACGACCTGTTAAACCGGCTAGGATACGACCATGCTCTAAAAGAAGAAGGAGCATCTGATTATAAGATGGGGTACCTTTTCTTTCTTCGCCTAAGAATTTCTCTAAGGCTTGACGTACGCGACCTAACTCATTAATGAAGTCATCGTATTCATTAGTTTCATCAGTTGGATGATAATGTTTAATCGGTGTGAAATCGATTGGTTTCTCATGGATATCTTCCCAGCGTACCATCAACGGATTTAAGATTGCATTTTTCAATGCTTGGGTAAATTGCGTTTCATTTAAAATGAAATCTCCACCAACCGTTTGGTATTTGATTTCATAGTTACCCGCTACCCATTGGTCGAGTAATACGATGATACTACCGACCTGCTGATTATATTTCGTATAAGGCGTGATACCTTCGAATATACCACCAATATAGAAATCTTTACCGAAGGTCATGACTTCTTCAGTATCGAGTTTCTTGATCTGTACACTATCATGGAAGAACGGTGCACAACGAGGTAAGATGATATTAAATTCATCTCGGTTCTTGGTGGTAAGGGTGACTCTTTCAGTCACTAAGTTACTGGCAAGTTCCCCTGTCATATCGACAGGATACGTCGGAACTTTTACGATTGGATCTGCCATATATAAATCCTTACTTATTAAATCTTTTATTATTAAAATAACATTAAACGTTTAGTGTCATAGCCCGTATATATGGGTACGAACATAGACTTTTTGAATTGACAACATAAGAGAGAGGCTACCTAAATTGTAGCCTCAATACAAATTATTTCTTACGTGGATTGACTTGTTCACGTGGGATATCTTGATAGATGTGACCACGTGGGGTATGAGAAACGGTTTTCCCATATTGACCTTTACCCATAAGACGCACACCCCAATACATTAACCAACGACGAATGGTTGATACGTTAGATAACTTCATGGCGTGTTTGAAAATACGGTCAGCTAATTTCTTCGTACCAATCGCATAAGCATAATAGTAATCATGTACGATTGATGCTTCCATGTATTTCCCGTCAGTTGGGAAGATACTTCTTACGATAGCAGGGACAGAAGCAAAGTCTGTTTTAAATCCTGCTGGTACAGTAATAGCCCCATATTTCTCAGAGGTAAAAGTAAAGTCTTTGACTAAACGATAAACTCGTCTTCCTTCAACGAACTCATCTAAAGGTTCCACTTCTAATTTACTGAAATGATCTTTCTTCATCTCAACTCCTTCTTAAAAAAATAAATAAAAAAGAAGAGTGGGCGATCATCCTAGACCACCCACCTATTCCTAAAGATAAAAATTATTTACGTTTTGCTTCGAGTGCTTCTACACGACGCAATAACTCATAGTAACGTACTTCTTGCTCACGAGTGGCTTCCACAAGTAATGCGACGATACCATTATAGTTTAATGATAGCGTACCATCTGCATCTTCTGATACAGCTGATGGAAGCACTTTCTGAACTTGTTGTGCAATTAAACCAACACTTTCTTCATCACTACCTTTGAAGTTATAAAAATAACCATTTAAGGTGAGCAAACGTTTAAGTGCATCCGTAATAACAGATAGATTCTCTTTCTTACGGATATCTGAGGTTAGGTTGATCTCTTGTGGTCTGAAGCGTCCATTATACATCAAGTCAGTACCAGAAAGGTTCATGACTTTTGTAGTACTACCTACAGCAAACTGAACACTACTTACACTAAGCTTACCTGTTTCAATAAACTTAGGAATTTTACCAGTTGCATAGTCAGTTGCATTACCCTGAATAGAGATATTCGGGATACGACCGTTTAACGCATTGACATCAGACTTGAGTCGACTTACATCACTTGTTGCAGCGCTCACGAGCTGATCCATGGTGTTAAGTCTAGAGTTGTTATTATCAGCAATAGACTTCGCTTGGTTAGCGGTTGCTTGTGCATTATTACCCACAGTACGAACTTCATTAAGTGCTGCTGATGATGGTCCTTTCTCAAGTTCCGTTACACGAGATGACAACCGAGTAGTTGTTTGCTCAAGTGAAGTAGCTTTCGCTGTCACTGAACTTAATGCAGTTGAAGTGGATTTAGAGAATCCATCATACTGGGTTGATAATGTTACTAAACGTTTATCAACGTGTTTCAATGTACCCAATAAGATCGCATCGATCGCACCTGGGTTATAGAAACTTGTCGTCGTGCTATTATCCGTAAAGCCGTAGTTAGTTGTTGTTGCAACAAACATGCGTTTATCATCAAGATTGACTACGGTTGCTGTATCAAAGTAACCTTTCAGTTTATCGATATTTGCATTAGATAACTGACCACCCGCAAATCGCTCACTATTTTCAAGTCTAACCGTATCTGCTTGTCTTAGTGTTTCGGTGAAGGTTTTCGTTTTAAATGCATTTGCATTACTTGCTTTGACTTTCACATCGTCTACAACAAGGTTAGCATAATGAACCGCAATACCGTCACTGCGTAATTCAAAGGCTGCTTTAGAGTCTCTGAATTGAAGGTAACTAGGAAGTGTTCCTTTTCTACCATCCGCCACTAAAACTTCGTACTGGTCTGATACCACCGCTTGGATTTTATCAAGTGGAATGTAATCAGCACGACCACCAGTCGCAGCACTCACACGACGTTCAAGATCACCCAGTTTATTACTGGTATCTTTAAATGCAAGCGCTGTAGCACCAAGTACCGCTTCCGCTGAAAGTTGATCGCTATTAAAATTAATCAATGCTTTCGCTTTTGCTAGATCAACCAAATAACCTTCACTTGTTGAACCCGTATAAACAGGAAGTTGTGCCATGCGTTTTAATGCATCAGTTGGTACTGTCGCACTCATACCTGATTTATTGATACGAGTATTGTAGCTGTTGTTATCACGTAATTTCTCAAACTCAGTAACAAGATTATACTTGAATGTTGACTGGCCGTTCATTACGTTGTAAGCAATCGCAGCATATCGATCAGTGTATAAACCCTCACGTACGCCTAACGTATCAGAGTTGTAGTCGGCATTAGTGAAGTTAATGGCGCCAACTGAAGCAATACGCTTATTCGCATCTGCAACAACGATCTTACCTGCTTCAACACCATTACCACTTTGAAGTTTTGATGTTGGGATGAAATCACCCTTAGCAGCAGCTTGGATCTTACCATCTAACTCTTGTAATGCTTTTAATGTGAAAGCAAAACTTGAAGCTGGATTTAAGATGTAGCTTGTGGTTTGACTAAGATCATCATTAACGTTTGCCCAACCTTCAGCATTAAAGAAGTGCTTACCGATTAAATTCGCATCAGTAGAAGATAGAGAGTAAATCACTTTCTTACTTCCACCTAACGTATTCGTTGGCGCACTTTCCTCACCTTTAGTGTGAACTTTGACTTTCTTCACGATATCCATCGCAGAAGTCGTCATCGCTGGTACTGCAGTTGCTGTCGTAATACTTGGCGGTGAGATCGTACCTAGGACATTATTAATAGTTGCTGATAGACCGATTGTACGACCATCTGCACCAATATGAATATCATCTACACGACTTACTACTGGTTTATTGCCAGTTGCAGTTTCACGAATTACTACGGTATCACGTTTGATCTCAGTCTTACGTGTCGTAATGATGGCGTTATTGGTAAGGTCAAGATAGTTTACACCTGTTGCAGGTAAACCGACTTGCTTATCCGCTGTTAAACGAAGTACACCATTTGGATCGATACGATTGCGTACGGTAGCAGAATAAGGAACGTAGTCTTTCTCTCTTAACTTCGCTTCGATCGCTGTATTCATCACGGTATTGATATTATCAAGACGATTTGATAATGCATCAAGTCTTGCTTTTACTTTACCAGATAAATCATCTGCTTTATCGTTAAGCATGGTTGTGAAGAGAAGAGTTAACTCGTTCTTCATGCGGTATACTGCTGCATCAACATCAGCGGATGAACTACCGCCACCACCTCCACCGACTACGTTACCATTTCGGATTAAAGCCTTAATCTCAAGATATTTCTCTTGGACTTGGTTCATTAAGTTTTGAACATTGGCTTTTGTATCACGAGATAACTGGCGCATCGCTGCGGTTTCATCAAGAAGATCAGCGACTGCACTAGCTTGTACTGCTTCTGCTCTTGCAATCTCACGGTTTGCTGCAGATAACTGAAGGATTGCATCGATTAAATCCTGAACACCGACTAACTCACCGACATCATGACCATGTGGTTTAACTGGATAGTTAACTGGACGTCCTACGATCTCAGCCCATGGTGTTTGTAGTGGGTTAACTAAGTAGTTCGCAATCTGAGCAGCATAACCTGTCGCATCTAAAATAAAGCTTCCACCCAGTGTTTGGTAGGTTACTTTATATCGACCAGTGATACGTCTATCATCAAATAAGATTAGTGATTCGATGCGTTGTTTACCGCCTACGTAAGGTTCCATCTCACCGAAGTGGCCACCAAGATAATAATCGTGGTCTTTCTCAAGTACCAACGGTTGATTATCTTCCGTATCAAGTCTTTCAACTTTAACACTGCCCGCATAGAACGGCGCGTATCTTGGGATGATGTAGTTAAACTCATTGCGGTTAGTATCCGTAAGATCATAGATCTCTTCAACATGGTTTTGTTTGCTTACTCCAGTTGGATCAAATGGATACTGAACTAACTTACCGACATTGATCGGTTGAGGTAACGGACTAAAGCCTTCATTCTCATGTGGTTCTTCGAGTGGTTTAAGTTTTAAATCACTATATACCGCAAATCTTGGATCATCCAACTGATACTTACGGTTGAAGTTCGTGATCGCTGCACCAAGTGTACCGTATTTATCCACCAGCGCTTGATAGAGGTTGTTATTTGTTGCAGCCTTATGTTTGGCTAGATCGCGACGATACTCGCTAATCTGCGTGTCTAATTCCGCTTTATCAACAGCAATTAGTTTAGGGATATTTGGGATATCCGTATTACTGCTGATATTATCTAAACGAGTGTTCCACTCATTATAGTGATCGAGGATATATTGGAATCCCTGATAGTTCTGATGAGGAAGGAACTCGTTACGATACGTATTAGCATGCCAAGTATCATTGGTGTTTAAATCGTTCCATAAGAAGTAACTTGGGATCAATGCACGTTTATAGGCATCAAGTTTACGTCTGACTTCTAAGAAACGATCATTAAGACCATTGATCTTAAGTTGTTCATCAGCGGTATAGTTACGTGGTTGTTCTGGTGTATAGATATCAGGGTTGATATACTTATCACCATCCGTTGCACTATAATTATACTTTCTATTGTACGTATTGATCTCATCAACCAACGCAGTACGTTTATTAATTAACGCACGATATTCGTTTTGCGGGTTAGTTGTGGTATAACCAGCACGTGCTTGGTTTTCATAATCACGAATACGACGAAGTAAATCATTATATTCGTTATCTGAAGCACCACGTTTTTCTGGTAGACGAATATTCGCACGATCCATCGTGATCGCATACTTACCTTCGAACTGACGATTAGTATTGTAGTAATCGTTATAGGTAGCGAGTTCTGCTTTAAGACGATTGTACTCAGTGACGATGGCATTATATTGTGCAGTCGTTGGTGTTGTAGTACTAATGTAGTCACTAATCGCTTTACGTAAATCACCTGCAGCAGTGTTTAGCTCATTACGTCTACTATAAGGCGTGAAGTTTGCGGGTACCAATTCTTCTGTTAAATGGAAGTTACCGAGTCTAAAATTACGTACTGTTTCTGGTGAACCACCGTATACATCAGCAAGCTGTGCAAGTTTATTAATTTGCTCACTTGTTGGTCTTGGGAAAGAGACTAAGTCACGTAACCCAAAATGATCGCGGAAGACCGCTTCAATATAATCAGAAAACGCCGTTTTGATCTCATCGAATTTATCTTTCGTTACCGGTACCCAACCTTTAATACCCGTGAAATCATAGTTACTAGTAAGCTTGAGTGGTTTATCTCTATTATCTGATGCGATAAATGATAAGAACCAGATACCAAGGTTAGCATAATCAAGATTATATTCTAGTGCTTTTACTTTACCCGTAATGTTTTCAGGATCAAGTCTATAGTTTAATCCATCTACATTACCGGCAAACATGGCGCGACGGTTTATACCTGCTCTATCAGTGAACCATGGTGAAAAGTATTTAGACCAACTTGAGATTGAATATGGTACAGCATTTGCTTTATCTAAGCTTTCCTCTGGTGTATAATAAGGTTTTAAGAATACACTGAAAGAAAGGACCTTACCATTTTCAGCAGGCATAGTCGGGTTACCTGTTGCGATGATGAGTTCATCAACTTTTGCAATAAGTAACTTGTATTTTGCTTTCGCTACATCAGCTTGGTTATTCGCAATGGCTTGGTGATAATCACGCCATAACTCAATCGCATCAGCAAAGATTGGTTTAGCTGAGGCTAACGCATTACTATTTTGAAGACCAATCGCATTAAGTCTTGCATATTCAGTTGAACCAACGATTTCTGATGTTAAGTTTTGACCACCATTTAAATAATAGAAGACAACTTTTAAATCATTATCCCAGTGGTTAGTGCCGAAGTATTTATCATAATCCGGTAAACCACGATGTTCACGAGGCATACGAATTGGATAAGGGCGATTATCCACGTATGCTGGAAGATCAGCTGGATCTTGTTTGTAGAGTGGATTAGATTGCGCGCCATTCGTTGCTTCGATTTGAGCAACAAGACGTGCTTTGGCGGTATCGTAAGCATTTTTATCGAGATCTGATACTGCTTGACGCAACTTAGCCAAAATACCCAATGAATTGCCTGGTGATGCAGCATTAACGATGTTATTGAAATACTGTTCTCTATTGCCAGAATATAACAACGAATACTTCTTAAGTGTTTCTTTTGGTGCTAACTTCTTAACTGGATATGGGTGAAGTAGCATTTGCTCAACGACTTTCTCGTTCACCCATTCCGCAATACGATTCCATGCTTTATCTGTTACAATACTACCATGAAGTAGATTAAGCGATGGTACGATTTCTTCCAAAATATTAAATGCTTTAACAAATGCATTAACTGGATCAGCTGCATACTCGTCAGATATCTTAAATGTATCATCCCGTTTCTCTACAGTGGCATTTCGCCAAACGATCATCTCGATAACGGCATTCGCTGTAAAATTTAGATTACCATAGTCGATTGATCTATCTGGGTAGGTACGAGTTCCATCAACGTAGTTAACAGTTGTGCGCTGGTTTCCACCACGATATCGTACGATTGGGTAAACCCATTCCTCACCACTTGGTGCTGGAGATTTTCTAAATAGATTGCGATATTCGTAGTTACCCCAAAGCGCGTTTTGGTCACCTGTAGCTCCCTTACGATCCATTCTACCTGCAAGTTCCTTAAAGCGATTAACTAGTCCATTCCAATTTTCTTTTGTAATGGAAGTATCACCATTGATGATTCGGCACCAAGCTTTTTCTACTTCATTATAACGATCTCTCAATTCATTATATTTAGGATGACTGATAATACGTTCTACAGCCGCGGCATCAATATCATATTTATTGAAATAGAATCCCACCCTGTTATTCCACACTGGTCCAAGTAGGATCGCGGCCAAGACATCGATATACGGTGCATTACCTGTAATAACGGTTGTTTCTGTTTGAGCCATATTTCATGACCCTCCTTTAATTTGTTAAAATGTTTAACTATACTTTATCGATAAAATACTGCTAAAATTTTCAGGCTATGTTGTTGGGTGAAGTGTACTGTGCACGTACATATTTCCCGATAAACCTTAAGATTTTAACATAACTTCGCGAAAGGTAAATTTTAATGAAACCGGTATTAAAAAACCTCACCTATAGACAACCTGGGTGGGTCTATAGTGTGGATGCCCATCAATGGGATTTCACCCAGAAGAACGCGAAGCTCGGTTATCATAAAGATAGCCTGGTTCATCCAGCTGATCTCAGTGATATCCACTTAAGTAAAAAAGGCGTTGATCATGAACACTTACGTGATACTTCCTTATTTAATATAGGTGGATACTTTCATTGGCATGATGGAGATGAAACAGGGATATTTATCGAGCAAGGTGCAGTCAGTCAGTCAAGACTTAACACAAGTCACATCAATATCGTCAACTTTGAAGAAGTCAATGGTAAGGTGAAACTCTATCGATTAGAAGATCAAAATGTTTTACCTTCTGATGCGAAAGGTGATATCTTCAATAGTGTCTTCCTTCATATCGACAATATTAATTTAGATAATAAATTGGTTGGGGTGGTATTGTGCGGTGAGTTGTATTGGTTGAATGTTGATGGTAAAATAGTGAAGTACATCAACCACAATACACTGAAGTTTGATTTACAAAGATGGCACCTATACGAAAAGGTTTGGAAATACAAGGATCTTTTCAGTAATGATAAATTAGGTCTTACACCTTATCTTGATGGACGCATTAAGACTGAGGAAGTGCGTAAACCAGAAACGATTCGTCGTTTATTTACATTACCGCAATCTTTCCTTGTTATTGTGGAATCACCAAAACCACTTGAAGTAACGAAAACATTGGTACCCTCACATCAGTTACCAAAACGTTATTTCGTGGCGACACACCACTATCAACCATTAAGATGTAGCGATGGTCGATATCTTCCTTATATTCCAATGGAAGATAGAAATGGTGTTGTGATCTGTACTGAAGAGAATCGTTATTATCCACAACAAGGTGATACGATTATCCGAAGTGAACAACCTTATTTAAATGAGCTTAATGTCTCCACAAGACGCGGTAACATTAAACAAGCTCATTTTATTAACATTAAAGTAAAAGGCGAATAGAGTTAGATATGCTAATGTTATTAGGACAAATTAAAGCATTAATTGGTTGCTTCTTGTCGTTTGTATCTGAGATGGTCGTGAAGTATAAACTACATTGGCCACTTGCCTGTTTGATTACTGGATTCCTCTGCTATCAATGGGGTTATCATAACGCCGTTAAATATGCAGAGGCTAAACAAGCTGAACAGGTAATCACCCAACAGAATGCAAACAACGAAGCACTCGTTAAAACAAATGAAACAACTAAAGAGCTCTCACAAGCCTTAGTTGCAATCTCAGATGAAAGAGAGAAAGGTATCTATGAAATCACTACTAAAAGTAATGAGCTTATTGACACTTACGTTGCTCCTAGCTACGGGATGCGCTACGAAGCCCCAGCCCAAACCGGAAATCCATATCCCGGTGTACGATCTTCCAAAGAGACCGCAGTGGATGTTAACGCCAACGGTTGGGAATTTTCTGCAAAAGACAGAAGAACTCTTATCGAAGAAGCAGCAAGAGCAGATCAACAAGCTAAAGAACTCCAATCTTGTAAAGACATTGTAGACAGTATCTACAAAAATCATGACAAGTATAAAACTGACATGAAAGAGTTCGAGAAGAAAATCAATCTTGATGACCTCTTCTAATTTAGCAACATAAATCGAGGGTACCTTTTGGTACCCTCTTATTTTGTCCGCTATTTCTTTTTTCGTTTATACCACTCTAGGAATTTTTCTCTTTCCTCAGCGTGACCCATGATAGATTGCAGCCACTCAAATATAGAGTTTCCTGTAGATAGTTGACCAATGAACTCAGCTACTTCTACTGTCATTGCATAGCAGTTATAGGTATCCATTGGACTATCTACTTTAAATACAGGTGACTCAAGTAGTTTTATAGGATGTTTACTTCTTAATGTCACCTTTTTACTATCAGCAGATAAGATATATTCTTTACCTTGATATTCGATAGTAAAGTTATCATTTCTAGCTCGATAGGTGATCGTCATTGAGCCACTTGTTGTGATATTTCTGATATAGGTGGTACGTGTGATAAAACCAACAATACTGCGCAACAGACTTACCTGGTAGTACATCGGAAGATAATAAGCTTTCCATAGATCACTTGCTATACTTCTTTCTAATGATACCGATATTGTTGCTGGATGGATACGAACAGTTTCGTTACCGACTTTAATCTGGATCACCGTCTCAATTGAACCTATATCATCAATATACATCGTTAGCGTTGCAGCCTCATCTATTTTAGTAATAGGGAGATCTGCCGCATTCATGCACTCGAAAACTTTTGACATGATAAATTTCCTTAAAAGATAATTAACTACAACTGATCTATCGGGTAGATATACATTTTTCGGACATAATCAAGGTCGGATACCTCCAACCTAGTCTATAAAATTTACAAGTATATATTATCTTTTTGATGTAAAGCAGGATGTATCGACTTTACAGTAATAGTACTCCACGTGCTACAACACGTGGAGTACTCGTATTAACAATCACCATACGGAGACCAATCTATATGGATGATCAATTTCTTAAAACAATCATCGATTCGGTACCAGGACAACTGAGTGCTGAACGGATTGAAAACTTTAAGATAAGACGGGAAGCGCAACTTCGTCGTCTAATGTCTTGGTACGGCGTAAATCGCGAACGCGCCCAAGAGATACAAGCGGAAATGGGATTCCCATTCCTCCGCATATAGGACATAGTGTGGGGAAAAATCCCCACACTATTATATACCCTATTTTCTTTTTTTTTTTGCAACAAAAATGAATATAGTACAATAAAATAAAAACGTGTTAGTGGGGCACCAAAATAACACGATCAGGAGACCATAGAACACAGCCTCCCTGTTGTATTTGTTATATGAATTTAAATCGGTACTTGTTCTGATCGATGAATTCTCGTAATACCGATTTACCTCCCATCTCACTTGCGTTAGCTTGTCTAAGATGGTCTTTACCGCATACAATACAACAAACCTCACCAGCATCATTTTTAGGTATTACATTGTTCTTCAGTATATCGAGCATTCTCCTTTCTCGAAGTTGCTGGGGGTGGATATCGGGATGCTGTTTATACTCCGGATCATCGAATCTTAGATCAAAACCATAAAGGTATTTAATCATAGGAGCTGTTTTAACTAACTCAAATATCCCCATATTAAAACGAGGATCGATTAATTTGCCTTCACCTACCCAGATATCTTCCTCTTTATCTAGCATAGTTATAATTCTATTTTTAGAAAGTTTAATTAAATTACCTGGCAACACATTTGGTTCAACGTTACATAGTTCATGATACAGATGCTGTACACCATACATAAGGATGCGTTGTTCTTGTTTGGCAATAGAGTTGATATTCCAGTGATCTTCTGCAATAACGTAAATTTTACTTTTCATATTCATATATCTTTTAATTAAATACCAAACAAATGACCTAACTCAACGTCATAAAACCCAGTCTATCAAAATTATATTCATATATAATCTACATGATACTCAGGATGTATATCTCGAGTAGGGTGTTAGGTACGGTATTCAGACTACCGTACCTAACGGTTTTGCCATTTTAGTTTGGAGGTCCCATGGACACAACATTCTTAAATGACATCATCACAGCTACTGAGGCTGATGTTGTATCTGAGAAGATGCGACATTACCAAATTCGGAAAGAAGCCCAGCTTCGCCGGATTATGAGCTGGTACAATGTAGGACGCGAAGACGCGGCCCGCATTCAAGCGGAAATGGGTTACCCTTTCCTCGGCTCACCAGTATAGACGCGTGACAAACCAGATGGTGTTGGGAATCTTCTCACATCATCTGGTATCCATGTAGAACTTTATTTTTTTCTTAAGGCGATACTACTTCACCATAAGTCTCAACGTAACCCATCACAATCGCATGACCCAGTAGATATAAAATAGGAATATAATAATATCTATCTAAGTCATCCCATCTTGTACAAGCACCTAATAAACGCATAATTTCTTGAGGACAGATTGGTTGTTGGTTTAAGTATTTATAAACCTGTAATTCCAATCTTGACATGTTATCCTCATCAGCCGTATAGAAGTACTGACTGAAGACGTAGTCATTGTTCATGCCCACATGATAAATATAACGTCTATTTTGTTTAATATCCTCATCGATAAAGATAGGGATTTCAGCTGGTGCTGTAAAGCGAGGGTTATACTGTACAGGTGTTGCAGCCACGATATCTTTATACGGATAAATAAAATGCGTATATTGACTATGACTACCATTCCATTGCATGGTATTATTGCGCATTTCCATCTTAGAGAGGATATTGAACTTCGTCATGGCATCGTCAAGATCTAACCATGATTGGTTCATTAACGCATCCCAAATACTCCATCCCTTATGCTTATCAGTTAAATCGGTACGAATACGTCTAACACGATAATATTCCGGATAGCGTGATGTCTCAACAAGTGATAATAAGAAATCGTTTTGTTTGATATCACAAGTACGGATACTCGTACCAAGTGGTACAGTAAAACTACAAGTCTCTTCATCATAGAAATGGCGGAAGTATTGACGGATCAATCTATCCATCGTCTCTTCGATATTAGCAAGTTCACTGTAAGTTTCTTCCTCGATGAATGCACCATTACCCATACGCAGTCTTTCTAATGAGAAGACAACTGTATTGATGGTTTTAAGCTTGAGGTTATCATGTGCTTCTTTGGTTAAGAACTGACGCACAAAATACTCGACTTCCCATGCTGTATTACGACGTACGGAAAGTTTCTTCACTGAGGTGATCTCAAGTAAACCACTTCTTCCATCCCCAATATCAGCAATAAACATATCACCTTTATTTGGTTTTAATACTGGATAGAAATGAGCAGTACCTGTCAACTCATCCGTTTTTGTTGATTCATCATAACTATAAGATAAACTACTTGTTACTTTAAGTTCGAAGTGTTTGATACAACGGTATTGCTGGAATGCGGGTGCACGATCAATAGACCACGCATAAGTTTCATCATCCTGACCCAGGTACTGACTGTAATACTCAACTTCCCAGGGTGAACCTTCCATGAAGGAGATGATATTTAAAATGTCATCGCTCTTACTATCGACCTCTACCCCTAAATAAGGATTATGGTGGATAGGAAGTTTGACTACTTCTTCCTGTTTACAGAAATCCGTTGGAGCAAGATCATTCTCCTGCTCCACAGTGATTTTTACATGTTCATCAGGAAGGTGTTTAGATACGTCCTCAATAACGACTTTACGTTCTGGGACTTCTTCAAAGTTAAAACCTGCCATCGTTATCTTAGTCTCCTAATCGTTTAGCATTGACAAATGACATCATCTGCGTTCTTGGAATTGGAATATCCATGAAGTAGTTATTGATCGATGTCGTATATTGCGTTAAGAATGGAATAACCTTCGTTACATCTGCTTTACCATAGAAAATATCATTTACTACATCTGGATCATCGTGATGAGCTTTTAACCACTCAAAGAGATCTGGTTGGAAATCCAACAAGATAGCATGACGTTCATGTGGTAAATCAAAATGATACCAATCATCTTTTGCTTCATCAAGATCTTTATACTCAGGATGTTTTGCCATCAACCAAGTATAGAAGTATTTATCGATATGCTCACCGTACTGCATAGTTAGTGGTTTATTAAGCATCAAGCAACGATAAATCTGATACCACATGCCAGATTGTAACATCGGGATACGAGTAAGGTATTCCTTACAAACTTCCTCAATTGTTGTACCTGATTTGAAATTCCGTTCCTTATATAATAAAGTCTGATAAATCTCTGCAAGGAAATCCGGATAGCGCATCATCATATTCATGGTATCACGTTCGATGTGATTGTAGTTATTTGGGATCTCGATGACAAGATGCCATTGTTGCCAGTACTCTAACTTATAGTTCGTATAGAGATCGAGCTTCTCATCCAAATAACAGTTTTCCATATCCACACGTTCATTACCTTGGTATAACTGATATACAACAGGTGAGTGCGTGGTTGAGAACATGAGCTTGCGATTATCTTTCATATATCGCTTCGTACCATGACCAAATTTCATGACATTGCTTTCAATTGCACTGCATGGTAGAAGTAACGTGTAATTTGTCAATCTATCCGATTCAGGGAGTTTCTCTGGAAGTTGGATTAGGATAGTCGCTGCTTTCATGTTGTTATAATGAGATGCAGGCATTTTCCAACTATCCCAGCTTGGATAACGCAATCCTTCTTGAGAAGTAAAGGTACTAACGGCTTGATCTTCACTGATCACATGCTGTAATCCATCTTGTAACTTATCGAAAGTCACTTCATGATCACGGTTCGCGTGATGGACTCGAGGTCCCACGAACCACTTACCAGGTACAACTTGATTGTGTACCATCAAAGGATATTCAATCGTTGTATAGTAAGGGGCATCATAATAGAACTGTACTTCGAATTGTGTTTCAGCTGAAGCACCACGCTCTTTCTTCTGCGCATCTGTTAACTGGGTTTCCATTAACATCAGGATGATTTGACGCTGACGTTCTTTAAACGCCATTACCGCACCATTGCCCTTTCTATTGGTTAGCGTACGATAAGCACCTGTCTTGGCATTCTTATCCATCCACTCATCGAAAGTATCACCAATCCCACCACGTTTTTCTTTTAAGTCATACAACGTACGTAATAACTCACATTGCTGAAGTTCTGGTAGTACGTAATACTCTAACTCATGAAGGACAAGTGTTCTAGATGATTGAAGTAATCTCGCAAATGATCCTTCATAGGTCTGCATGGATTCCCATGTACCTGATTTAAAGGTGAAGGATAGCGTTACTCTAGTCTGAATATAACCTACGTTCATCCGAATCCCTAATCTCTCATCATGAAAGATCGGGGGTAACATGTCGGTCATATAACCATTTCTTGCGATCCCATCATCCGTTAACTCTTCTTTAAATTCGATTTCTAACTGATCGTATTCACCAAAGCGTGCACTGTCTTCGCCTGGGTTATGCCGGATAGTCTGAAGTTCATTCTTCTCACTATTCCAAACCATGAGATTATCTTCTAATCCCTTGATAATGAAAACGGTATCTTTATTAAAAGAAAGATGACTTCTTAAACGCTTGATAACTTGGATAACGATTCGTCTCGTAATAGCTTGGTAGTTATCACGGACGGTGCCGTGTAATACTGCCATCACTACTCTCCTAAGACTGAACGATAATTAGCCAATGGCATATAGATATCTTGAGGTACACCAAAACGAGATAATACAGCGAGTTCGCTGTAATCAGGGAGATCTGGTACACTATCTAATAATGATGGACTATGCATCGTATAATCCACACCAAGTAAAGTATAGATTAATGACTGAACAATGCAATCTACCGCAAGTTGTGCATACTGATCACCAGATGGTACCACATCGATATTCGGACGCGTCAATAAGCTGTTGTTTTCAAGTAAACGAACACGGTGTTTATTTAGAATAGCAAATAACTCACAGTTATCGTTATCGATTCCTTCCAATACGCAAAGTTCACGGAAATCATTTCCGTAAATCATCGCAAATAAAATATTGGTATTTGATTTAGATAAACCAAATAGACCTCTGTTTTCTTTTTCAAATAATCCATGGAAGTATAAAGCAGACGCTAAATAAGTATACTTGTGCATGATTCGTTCAAACACACGTAACTCATGACTATCTTTGATTAACCCACCATTAATTAAGAACTGAATCACGTAGCTAATTAAAGCATTGCGGATTTGTCGGTCAGTTGGGTTTTTAAGCTTCATGGCTTCGATGAAGTTTTGATATGATAGGGTTTTGAAATCCAATCCTAATGAACTAATCTCCCATTCATTATGCTGACAAGCTTCTGGTAGTGTTTCACCAAGTTTTGGTTTACGTGTAATAGCTTTATCTAGGATAGAAGCAAAGCGTGGCATCATAGAACGTTTCACTTCTTCTTCATCACGAAGTTTACCATCTACTTTTACGTATGGAATATGACGTTTATAATCATATTCATCCGTTTCTTTTTGTTTAAGTTCTTTCTTAAGTTCAGCATAATCCCCTGATAATTGATAAAGTGTCACAGGTTTGATTTTTTCTTTGAAATCCTGATTCAACTTCATGCAATCATAGAGAAGATTGGTGATATAATTAAGTTTTGAGATATCACCTTGATACTGTTCTGGATAGAATGCGGTTTCATGTTGCATCTTTTCTTACCTCGTTAATTAGTTAGTAAAATAAAAATGGTTTCTATCATTTTTATAAGTATATATAATCTACATGAGAATAAGGCATAGAACCTTAAACTCGACACGTGTATTTGATTTACACAGAGCGTTCATAGCTGGCTCTGTGTAAATCTCTTTTTGACAATCTATAGGCAGACCCTTGACAAGAAGCCTACTATTATAATCCTAAAGGAGGATTAAAATGAAAGGTAATATTATTACTAAAAGCTATCATCCAGTAAACCATACTGAAAAAGATTTTTTAAATATCGCTGGTATCTATAGAGGTATCGGCGATTTTACAAGCTATACCGATTTACACTCAGCTCGCAGTGGTATTGGTTCGAACGACCTAAGCTTCGTTAATCCAATCACCGGGGTTAATAATGAAGTCTACCGCGTAATCAGTACAGCGGATTACGTAAAATATCGTGTTCGTGGTGAAAATAAGTTCCGTGCTCGTTTCTTCCGTACAGTGGGTGAAACGGGTAAAATGGCAAACTTCTATCGCCCGATTCCATGGATGGCAATCTACTTCGTTGATGGACGTATCCATTTACATGGTCTAAACAAACGACCAAGTGATGGCGATATGATTCTTAATCACCGTACATTGGAAAACGGTAAGTTCTCTGGAACTGAAGAGATAGATGTAGACGCAAGTAAATGCGCTAAACCAAAAGAAGTACGCTGGTTAGTGCATAACGCATTCGCTATTCATACCAAACTCAAAGATGGACGTAATGCGCTATTCATCATCTCAATGGAGAAAGATGGTAAGATGGGTCACATCCATGCTTACGCCGATGGCCGTGAAGCATTAATCACCGGTGCATTCCTCTACCATGACGGCTTAGAATCAGATGTACCATTTGACCTTGAGATGCGCCGCATCTTAAAAGAAATTTAACTAACTGAGGTAGCATGTGCTACCTCTTATTTAACCCAAAAGAAATCTATAGGAGATTTATCATGAAAACTTTAAAAACATTACTAGTAACTGTATTAACAGCAACTGCTTTAAATGCAACCGCAAAAGGGGAGTGGACGAAAGAAGTCCTATTCCCAGAAAACACAACTGGATTCTGGAATGATGACCTACGTGTTGCAATGCCAGATGCGAACACTAACACCGTAAATACTCACTTCAAAGATTCGACTAATGATCCTGAAGGTTCATTCAAAACTGAAATGGGTAGCTACATTGCTGTACGTGCTCCGCAAGGTAAAACACTTCCACCAGAAGTAGGTCCAGTGAAAGCTCAGGTTTGTGCAACTAACTATGAACAAGGCGGTTTCTGTAACGGTCTTGCACTAACTGCAATTAAAGTAGGTGTAACCAATAAAGATGGAATTGACTACTGGGTGTGGTATACTCCAGCATCACCAAAATACCTTGATCTCATGATCAAAGATCGTGCAGCAAAATCTTTAACTAAAGGTGAACCGACTACAATCGAAGGCTACTTCTGGCAAGCTTTCGCTAACACTGATAAAAACGGTGGTCGTACTAGCAAACAAGATACCTCATATTGGAGCTGTCCTGCTAGCAAAACAGCAAAATGTCAAGCTGATCTCGGTTACACTGGTGCACCAAAAGATACACTATAAGGATGGAATAAAATGATCGTAGAATTATTGAACGTACAGGGATTGAAATATATCCCTGAAACAACTGACTACACCATGCTCATGGATTATGAACATGGCGATGAATTGGCATTCCATATTGAGGATGCGGTTGAATGTGAGGGAGGGGAGAAAACCTGGACTCAACCAGAGATGGGATTAGCATTATTAGAGAAACCTGAGTTAGCTCCAGTTCTGACTGATATGGTAGAACGCTCTGCTGTACTATCAGCATCACGTGCTTTTAATACTACCAATAAGATCAAGATTACGGATGTTAAAACATCTGGAGATAATGATGGTAAAACCACTGTTACAGTTGAGATCGATGACCACAATGGTAAGAACGTGCACGATGTTATCATCGATGCAGATGCAAGTCTTATCACACTTGCTAACATGGGTGAAGAATATGGTGATACACAATCGGTGTTCAGCCATGAAGATCTTCACAATCTCATGAAAAGCATGGACATGGCAGCGACATTTGATCGTTCACCACAATACCGCAGTGTGCGTGCATTAATGCGATTCTATCTTGCGTTAGCAGATTCTTTCTTCCTACCATTGGATATGAAAGAAGAAGTACTACCACATTAAACAACATAAGAAAGGGGCTACATAAGTAGCCCCTTGTTTTAATGCTCTTTCTTTTTGGTGAAACACCGTCTATGGATTTTATAAGTATATATTATCATCTTGATGATACTGCAGTGAGTATCAGGGCTTGAGGTTGTAACAGCAATCTCAGTAAGATTAACCATATCTATAGGAGTCTTTATGGATATGAATGTAGTCAATTGGGTACAAAATCCAATATGGCTTAATAATATATACGCTGCCATAGCATATCGCCAAAGAGGTGAGCGTTGGGAATTAGGTGAGTACTTTTACCGCCTTGCCCATGCCAGATACCACTCTGGTAACTTCTTCATATAATTAATATTGGGGCTACGGAAGTAGCCCCCTGTTAGTCAAGCGTTTTTATTTTCTTTCGTTAACGTCTTCTATCGAATTTATAAGTATATATTATTTAAGTGATGAGAAACCGAGAATTTCTCAGGACTCCGATTTAAATGAGATTTAAATCGGGTAATACAATACTTTCTAAAATACGAGGAGATTCAATATGGATCAAAACGTAATCGAATGGGTACAAAACCCTTTCTGGAAAGAAAACATCCTTGCTGCCGATGCTAAGCGTCGCGTTGGTGAAAGATGGGAGTTGGGCGAATACTTATATCGTCTAGCTCACGCCAGATACTACAAAGGCAATTTCTTTGCCTAACTAACATAAAGGTTACCAGGATGGTAACCTTTTATTTTTAAGTTCTTTTTTTTTCGAACAAAAACAAGAGGCCACTCACTACAAGTGACCTCTTATTCTTATTTGACTTACACATTAAGCTTGCGCCGCCTGTGGGTGATATTTACGTAGGTAATCTAAAACTGCTACAATATCCTTTTGCATCTTCTCCTCATTTCCATAACGGAGAGATAAAGGGCATAACTCGTAAATTTCTTTAGCGAGTAAACGCTGATTATCGTAAGTTTCTTGCCATTTACCACGTATATCTTTCCATAAGAAGTGACCGACTTCGACCGCAAACTTCATACTGTTCTTACTACTCGATAAGTTGAAGTAATTACGGAAGTCATCTAGCTGACGATTGAGTTCAGTTTCTGGAACTTGTTCTCCACCGTTAGTGAGTGACGTTAAGACGATCATTCTTTTGATTGTATCAGGGACGAGATAATTGGTGATCCGTCCCAGTAGTCTCGTAAATACTGATGACATAAGCGTTGGCCTATTGGTTTATCGAAAGTTAAGCATACCATTTATATCAAGAGACGAGATAATGATAGATCTTACTTACGAAGAATCACCGAAGTCATCGTAGAAGATACCCAAATCGCTTTTGCATCATCACCAAGATCAGCAATTAATGCATAGCCTACCGCAAGATCGGATAAATGATGAGTAACTATCGTGAATTTAATTTTATCACCATGGTTACGAATCAATTTCTGAAGATGAGGTTTATCAGGTAGATCTGTTTTCAGTGTTAACGTAATTGGGAGTTTGACCATTTGCTTTTCTGCTTTATTATAGTAGTCAACGTGAGTTCTTAAGCAGTTATTCTTAAGTACGTGACTGTTTACCGCATACTTCACTTCACCTTCTTTCTTACCTGGTTGTTTCTCGATAAGCTCGTTAGTGATATCGGTCTTCGTTAACTTGACAGTTTCAGTTGTACCCAAATAGTTACGAAGTAACTTCATCGGATAATCATACTTCACCATCTGCGCAAATGAAAGATGAGCAGGGTTATATTCTTTCGCTAAGATTTTACGATTCGGAAGCAATAATGTCTTCTCCATCTTATCTTCGCAAATCAACTCTACTTTATCACTCATGATATCCTGGTAGATTTCAGGGGTTAAGAGGTTATCTAAACGACCTGCAACTACAAATGAATAATCATGTTTACAAATTTCATTATACGCTTTCTGAACTTTTTCGATGACAGGTTCAGGTTCTTTCAGGATAACGATTGACATGAACCCATCTGGTTGGTTCATCCCAAAGTCTTCATCTGATTTACCGTGACCTAGCGCACCCAAATAATACCAATGGTAATCGTCAATAATGTTGTTTAATTGACCACCACCTTGTCCGCCGATAAAGTACCAGCGATTTCGTGAAAATAGGTCATGATAATCGACTTTCACTTTTTCTATTCCTGATTTGTAAATAAGTTCTTCATGAGACTTACCGTATTGTTTCATGGTACTACCTTTATTCGCTAAAGCATCAACCAGATCATTTCCATAATCACCACTATGGCCTTTTACGAATAGCAGTTTAAAGTCATCAGCCTTAGCTGCTAGTTGCTCGTATTTCGGATAGATCCGTTGAATATCAGCTTTAATCTTAACAGGTTCACCTTTTGAATTCACCCAGCCATTATTGACCCACGTGTTATACCAGTTGGTCAATGCATTAATTGAGACTTGGCTATCCGTTAAAATCGTCACTTTATCAAAGTTTTCTTTTAACGCAAAATCCATGCCCTTTTCTAATGCGGCTAATTCCATCGCTACGTTATCCGTAATACGTGGAACTGCTGTACCAAACCCATTAAATTCATCAATCTTTTTATAGACAGATAAATCATCACGCTGAACAAACTTCAAATCCTTATACCCATACTGGGTAATTAGATTTTTCTTCTGAGCTTTTAATTCAATTGGTTTACTCGCATCATAAGTATAGCCATGAATACCCCAACCACCATAACCGGGGTTTGGGTTCGCACTACCGTCGGTATAAAGGACGGCAGAGACAATAATCGGTTCAATCTCTTTCGTTTCTTTTTTCGTACTCATAATCATCTAAATCCTTCATTTGAGATCCTTCACAAACGTTGGATCAAGATAATGAGCATTCTGATATAAAGGTAACTAACTTCGTTACATCGTTAATGCTTTACGTGGTAACCTGACGTCCTTAGATTAGTGTCCAGTGAAACCACGCTCCGGTGGCAAGCAATCACGAGTATAGTCTTTGATTAACTCATCGACTCTATCGTTATGCTCACTAATTCTATCCTTTAGCACACGAATGTGTCTTGTCAACATCAAGATGATTTCATCATCCGTAAACTTCCCATCATCTTTAATGCGAAGTTCAGGTGGGGTTTTAACCTTCTTGATAAATGACTTCGGTCTACATGCTGACATGCGATCCCGAATAGAAGAGTAGTTCGTGTGTAAATAGGTTTCAACCACCCCTTTTAGATATTGATCATATAACTCGTGGTACGCTAACATGTCGTTGATGACTGTTTCACGAGACCGTTTATCCATCTTCGCAAAATCGAAGCGACGGATTTCAGGTGGGGGTGGGGGTGGAAAATCATGGGCATATGATGATGGTGGGAATCCGATGTAAGGACCAGCATATTGCTGACATCCAGTCGTTGTAAGAATCCCTAGTGTCAACATGATTGTTCCGAGTCTTAAGAGAGATCTTTTCATTGCAACTCCGAGAGACGATCGCGTTTTTCCGTTTTCTTCTGCTCAACCGGTTTTGCTTTAGCAGTAGGTTTCTTTTCTGCCTTTTGCTCAACAACTACCGGCGGATTGGTTGGCAGGCTATGTTCAATTTGGCGTTTGCTCTGGGTTAATTCTTGAATCTCTTCTTTGAGATCTTGAATTTTCGTTTCGAGTATAGTCCGATCTTCTTCGAGTTTTTCGGCGTGGAATTGACAGGTTTTTAAGATACCTTTCGCATCAGTGAATTGGTCAAAGTACTTTGACTTCTCGGCCTCAGCTTGTGTCAAAAACACACGAAGCTGTGCATTCTCTGCTTGTAGTTCATCGATATCATCGAGTTTGTCGTTGATATATAGCCATGAACCGCCTATCGCAATACCTGCAATCAATACAATGCGCGCAATCATAACACGTCGCTCTTCCTCAGAATTTTTGAACACATCAGCCACAAAAGGCCAGAAGAAACGGAATAATCGGAAGATGTTAAAAATCATCATAATTGATTTAAGTTCCTCTGTTTAATTATAATCGTTATAGTCCTTTTGTGGATCTAGTACAGTATACTATTATTACGTAATAATTGTCAAGGAGTAATTACCCTTTATGAAATATTCATTACATGCCTTTATGACACTCAATGATTTCATTGACAACACCCGTCATAAAGATTCTCCGTTGGGAGAACTCTCCGCTTTAGGACGTACCTATGCAACCGACTTAGGTTATTATACAAAAGACGATGCACCAGGTGTTCGCCTTGTTTCATTCCGTTCTAAAACGGATGATACAGCAGATATCGAAGTCCCATTGGCCGTACGAGATCTCTGCATACGATTAGGGAAATGGCTAGAAGCCAAAGCCAATGATCGTACTATTTCACAAAATAACGTGACCAATAAACAGGCGATCGTTGCAGAATTCCAGCAATATATCAAAGATGTTAACCTAGGTCGTGTGGTTACTGTTAAAGGTATTTACTTACCTCAGTTCATCGAGTTTAAACTTGTTGATACAGCGACTTATAGCGATAGTATCATTAAGATCTGGTTCTCTGACCCAGCGTTCAAAACACAATACCCATATTACGAAATTAAGATCATTCCAATTGTTGATAATCTTGATGACTTCTTCTTAGATGTGAATAGTGTTCAACGTATCCGCAATGAACTTAACCTCGAAACTCTTCATGATAAAGTAAACCGCTTACGTGAAGATAGTCCATTTACGTTACTTAAAACCTATAACTACCAATGGAAAGGGGATGTAACAGGTGAAGGGATCAGTATTCCTTGGACGGTATTGATCTATGGTGGTATCGGTGAGAACTTAGATATCATTAAAGATGAGCTTGTTAAATACATCTTAGCTAACAGCAAAAAATCTCGTGCAGAATGGGAAAAGATTTTCCCTGATCTTTTTGTTCCAACTGAATACGTCATTGCACCAGTATGGACCATGTCTTCTGTACCTGGATTCCGTACTATTGCTTCGATGTACAGTCCGACGATCCGTTATAAAGATGCAATCCCATTTGCGAAAGAAGCCATGAAAGGTTACGAGGAAGCGCACTTAAAAGCTAACCTTGAAATCAGTTCTTGTCTTTATAAATCAATCAGCATGCTTATTTGTGGTAACGCCATGAACCGTTTAGCGCCAATCAGCTTCTATGAGAAATATCCTCAGTATGCATTAATTGGTTCTCGTACGGATGATTTCAACCGCATGGATAAACAGCATCAACTAATGGTACTTAAACTAAATGAGTTATTATTAGCAGCTGAGAACATCGAACCTGATACTGATACAGGTCTTAACCTAACTAAAGTAACTCGTGATGGTGTACTCTATGCTTCCGTGATGTATGAAAACATCCAGTTCCTTTGCGTAGCACGTCACAACTATACAAGTGGTAAGCTTAAAGGAACAAGTGCAGCATTGGTTCGTAATCGTCGTGCAGCTGTAACCGAAGAAGCAACCGAATAATTAAGGAGATAAACGATGGCATCTAAGATGACCCCTCCTTATGGTGTTTCTGGACATTGGGGGCTTCGTGCTCCCTTTGTAGCCAAACCAGGTAAGATCTATAGCTGCAAAGAAATCCGTAGCTTTAGTATGCTTCAGCTTCAAGGTGTAAACGTTTATGAAACGTACTATATGCCACGTGAGCTAAGTAAAGATATCTACGAAGCAGACAGTAAGGTTTATGCCTCTATCGTTACTTTACTTGCAGGTGATGGTGAACGCATTTACGTACCGGATACTTATATCGATAAATATCCTGATGTAAGTGGTGATGTCTTTAAGCGTTTCATCTTAAGTTGTGATCTCGGTACACTGCCCGGTAACACGGATGTATCTCATCTCATTCCTAAAGTAAGTGATGCGGTAGAGGGCGCATTAGGTCGTAAACCCACTGTTCTTACTCACATCGCGCCACTTAAGAGTGATGACCTTACCCCAACCGAACGTACTCGTGAAGAGAAAAGTCGTTTAAGTGGTGTACGTGATACATCAACGACTTACGGTCAGCTTCAAAAGATGACCGAAGACTACGGTAACTTACAGGCGTATTGTCTTGCTTTACAGCAACAACTTGCTTCAGGTGAGAAAGCACTCACTGATAACAGTGTCGCTAACCAACGTGCACTTGAAGAAAAGAAACGTGAGTACAATAAACTTAATGAGAAGTATGGTCAACTTCAAACGAAAGATGCGAATAACGAGAGATTAATCGCTAGTCTCCAAAAACGTATTAAAGTTCTTGAGAATAAGATCACTTCTTCAGGTTTAACGATACCAGAATAATCATTCGGACATAAGCAGAGGCATCATTCAGATGCCTCTTGTTTTTGTTGCTGTTCTGATTCTACGTAGAAACACGTCTGGAATCTATCCAACCAATGGATCTCAAATGCAGGTAAGTGAAGATATAAAAAGAACTCATAGACATCTGTCTGTTTGATGAATTCTTTTGCTCTTCTATCTGTCGCTTCAAATTCCACATCCGATAACATGCGAGGCCACCACATTCTAAATGAGGGACGCAATCCTTTATCTAACGTCTCATAATGAAGCTTCATCCAATCGTACCAACGGTAACAGAAGTAATCGCTATAGTATTTACTGATGTACTGAAGATCAAGTTTCTCATGTGGTATATGAAGAATATTAATTGATTCAAAATACCCCATGAAGTGCTCCGAGAGGGCTTCTTTTAACTCATAGTAACTTTCATCATCAAGTCGTCCATATGGCACATTGATTGTGAGTTTCTTCACAACAGATTGACCAGGATGATTATCTTCAAGGTAATCATTGGTGAGGGGATAGATATTGTGCATCAAAAACGTAATAGGAGAGTCTTTAAGCAACGAAATGAATCTATCCTTATAAGTTCCCCACCAGGTCTTATCATCCACCTTAGCGGTCGAATAAAGCACACTATCGCGCTCTCTATCGAAATACTTCCCTTCATGTAATAATACCACGCCTGCCTCTGGGGCAAAGTGTGAGAGTTCCGCATAACGCACATCAAACAGCATATCAATATCAACAAGTAAATGTCTTTCTGATAATGCCATCTGATTATTGTCCTTCGATTAAATCTTCAATCTTATTTGCTTCTGCGTGGATTGTTGTCGCAGTACGACTATCGAGACCATAAATAATAATCGGTACGATCCATGGGTTAGCAATCAATACTTCTGGATCAACCGTATTGATCTCACGATTAAGCAAGCTCATCACGGATTTTGATTTTAAACTACCATCGGTTGGTCCAATATTCATTGCCTTTGTTAATTCAGTAACAAGATCAACGAAACCTTGTTGGCCAAGATACAAACGTAACTCAGTCGTGATCTTAATAATGAAATCAAGACGAGTACGTTCTTTTTCTTTTTGCTCAAGTAAGGTTAATACTTGACGCAAACCAGATGGCGTTGTTAGCGCTGATAGGTAGAGTTGGTTAGATAACCAAGTTAGATCTAAGATTTGCTCGCGAACCGATTTACCTTGTTTTAACTCACCAAAGCCATTTCGCTCAGTACGATTAGCGTTAGCTTGTAAAAAGTAAATTGACAGTTCTCGGATCTTATCTCTTAGACGTTGATTTAAGAAATCAGCGATTTCAGTATAGTGACTTGGTGTTAAAGGCTGACCTGTTTCATCATTGATCATGGTAGCATGTTCCTTTCGTTAAATGTCGTTATCGATATGACATGCTTTCAAGTAGATACCGGCGACATCTGCCGATTTAACTCGAGAGCTGTCTTGGTATGAACTCATTTCGAATTCACCTGTTTCTAATAAACCTTTATACATGGCTTGATAAGCCTTCGTATCTCCACCACGGAATTTCATGAATTCCATAACGGTTTTCTCTTGACCTTGGGAGAGTAGCGCTTGTACTTCCGGTGCAGAGAAGGATGAACCTTTCTGATGATCGGCGATTTGATTTGTGCGGTCATCTAATTTACTTCCATCTTTCTCATAAGCAATCCCTTTTTCAAGTGTTTGCGCTTGTCGAACGATAGGCATTAAGAAAGTCCCATATGGCACGTTCGTTAACATTGTTTGACCAGTTTTTCCGTCAGTAATGTAACAGCGTTCGAAAAAATTGTGACCCCATTTCTTTGCAATCGATAAATTACGTTTTACCGTAATACGGTTATCATCTAAAGTTGGAACAACCAATGGGATAAGTTCACGTGGTTTATCAAGATCAGGTGTTTCGGAAGCACCGTTTCTTAGACGTTCAATATAATCTTCAAACTGGGCCTTTGTCATTTTTGTTACAGTATCGGCCCAGATATCGATGGATTTGTTTTTAGGATCAATCTCCTTTAACATCTTCACCGCTGTTTGGATGAAAGCTTGGCGGTTGCTCATCTGATTTATCCTCTTCATTTAGGCAAAGTGTCATTACGAACTTCGTGTTACCTTCTTCTGCTTTTTCAATAAAGAAACGCTGCGTTAAGGTTTCACGTTGTTCACGGATAATGATCACATGGGTGGCACGAAGCCAAGCATTTTGGTTACGCTTAATATAGGCTTTCCGTTTATGCTTAACAAAGTTAGGCTCAAGTCCTTTAATGGTGATCTCAGGATAAAGCTTTTTGATTTCTACAGCTAAAACTTGCGCTTCTTTATCTTCACTTCCATATGAAAGTGTTAATCGCTGTGGATCTTTTTCTGCTTTACCTTTGATTACACTTAGGACGCCTTCTTTGACTGCATTGTAGTAACCATTTTCAATAAACTTATTTGGCAGTGCCAAGTAAGCATTGATGTAAGAAATCGGTTCGTGTTCCATGATTTTCATCATCCTTTCTATTGTTTCGTTTTAAATGTTTGGAGAACTAGAAACCAAGAAAGGGTAAGAAATCCTCTTTCAATAAAGTTAATAGTTCACTTAAGCATGTTGGTGGTGTACCACCATAACCAAGGTATTCGTAAATATAACAAATTTGCGCTTGGTCTGATTCAAGTGTTCCGATATAATCAACAATATAGTTCGGGAAAAGATTATCCGACAATCCTTCCTGTCTATCTTCGATTGTATCGACAACGTGATCGATTATTTGCTTCATAGTCATATAAATCCAAAATGTTTTAATTCTTCGTTCTAAAATTATTTCGAAATATAGCAATGAAACAAACTGCATTTAAATTCTTTATTAATAAGGGTAGTTTTGCGGCTACCCTTATCATCTTCTCTATTCATCTCTTTTATTTCGATAGGAATGTCGGTTTGTACTCACCGGCGGCTACACGAAGTAAGTCAAAGCCACTTAAATACGGTTTCGCATTCAGTTCTTTTTCTTCTTCGATATATAACCAGTATCCACGAGTATCGAGTACCTTATCCCAATCATAACCTTTATCGATAACATTTTGCTTGATTTCTTCAAAGCTCATGCGATATTGGTTACCAATACTATCCTTGTACATGTACATGAGTGCAATCTCACACGATAGCTCTACAGCACGTGCAAGTTTTTCGTCTTCATCTAAGATGTCACGAACAGTCGTACGCATCAAGACTTTATCTGGATAGAAGTCAACGGTTGCACTATGACCTTTACGTGTCACCCCTAATCCTTCACGAGAAGCGATGATATCGTAGTGTGAAAGATTCCAAAGGACACCTTGGGATTGTGATACGATCAGTTGCATTGGGATACCCGATAAACCTGACTTATTACGTAAACCGTGGAAGGTCACTTGCATTAAATCAGTTTTACCATCCGTACTGCCGTGTTCTTTTGATGGGTAGTATGGACCTGTACGATCACTGTTATAGTAAGGTGCAGATTTAATAATCTCCCAACAGTGGTTAGTTAAGAACGAGAAGTTCTTCGGTACACGTTTGATATCTTGACCTTGACGCATGTAAGTTAATTTCTTACGTTCTGGTTTATTGGTCATATTAATCGTATCATCAACGTGTGCTGTGGTAGCAAGGAAAATACCTGCACGACCGACGAATTGAGGGATCTCAGTAATCATACGAGATTTCTCAAGACCGGCACGCATGAAGTAATCGTTGACTTCTTTATCATCGATCTTGTTCTTATCCATTTTCTCACGAGACGCACCAGTACGGAACTCACTCATGGAGTCAAGGCAAATCCCTGTTGGGTAAGGCATAGTTAATAATGTCTTGCCATCATGTTTAGAAGCATCAATAAATGGTGTCGTACCGATTTGTGATTTTTCTTTTAATTTCATCTGAGCGAATTTCTTCACGCCATTAAACCAATCTTCACCATCCATATCAGTTGAAGTAGTCAATGAATAACGTGATTCATTCGTATAGAAATCTTCTTTTGCAAGATCTGGATATGGACTTGCTAATTGTACCATACGAGAAATAGAGAACGAGCCTTCTGTCTCATAGGTAGAAAGTGTCATCGCTGGGTGACGAGCCAATACACGAACCATGACACTGTTCATGATTGTTGATTTAAAAGTATTCCCTTCACCAATGAATGCGATGAAAGGCATGATGCCACCATTTAAGATCTTAGATCCGTTCTCACCATTTTCCCAATTACCAGTGATAACATCAAAGATCGGCGATACGTTTAATAGTGGACGAAGCGGGGGTGCTGTATCGATGAACTCGTTCATCGTCATTGGTTTAAATGCCATAATAAAAAGTCTCCATAAAATGAGTCTTATAAAAATAAGTTTGAGTTTGTTACATATAGACAACAAGGTCATTATCTATTTTGGGTAATCACAGAACTTTTGGTGTGCCAGTAAGGGTATGGTGAGGATAAATATGATAAATATCCTTTACTAGCATCATCCTATTTTAAACTGACGAGTTACTGGATGATGTCTCTTTTTAGTACTAAAATAAAAGGTAGTTATTTAGATATGACAATTGAAAATATTAATGAACCTGCTATCGTAAATGAGGAGCAGGGTAACCCTGAAGAGGTCAGAGAACCTCAGGGTACAAATGCAGAAGAAGTAGAAGCACCTACTGAAGCAGTGGATGTGAATTCTGAAGATGTACAAAGTACAGTAGAAGAAAATAAAGAAGAGCCAGAAGATACTACGGTAGCGGAAGAAGTCGTACAACCAGAAGTAACTTCTGCTTTAACTCAAGTTGAAAGTGATTTAGATAGTATCCGTAAAACCAGTCCTATTCTTTATCCGATTCAAGTGAACCGTGATAGTGGTAAAAGTGAAGTAGAGGCTGTTGCTGTGGAAGCATTCACTCAATGGATGCCAGGTACAGATTTCATGAACTCTGTTTCTGATTTCTTTAAATCATTTACTAATAAACTTGGTGAAGCAGCTGATAAGTTATCTGAGTTAGGTCAAAAGATCAAATCTGATTTTATTGGTGTGGATGATAATGGGTTAAGTAAGATGTCTCGCTACGTTGCAGGTCGCCAATACTTTGCGATTAGTAAAACCGCTAAAGTATATCAACCTCATCAATTAGGTGTAGACTGGTTAACCTACGCGAATTGGTTAAATGATGTTACTGCGATTGTAAGCAGTATTGATCGTGATCTATTAGGTCCAATTGCAGAATATCTTGGTCGTGCAATCAATAAACCTGATAATCTTTCTTCTATTGGTTTTAAACCTAAGTATCAGGAAAAAGATTACGATGCGATTAAAACTCAGATGAAACGTATCTTCTCTGGTGCTACTACTGAGAAAGTTTATTTCGGTCGTGCTTTCAATAACAACGGTGATGTGGAACAATTCCGTAAAGTAATGCAACAGGTATCAGCGAATACTCAATTACTATTACCTGAAACTGTTCAGAAATCAACTCAATTGATTCGTGATCGTGCTAACTTAATTGCTGACGGGATTAATAAACCAGATAGCAAATACGTACTCAATAAGAAACAATCTGAATACATCTCAGAAGTGTTATACTTAACTGCGCAGTACGTGACGTTATACAGTGTGGTATTAGCATTAGTAGATGAATTCTACATTTGCATCAAAACTACTGCAGCTAATTTAAAATAGCAACAAAATTAAGAGGGTATCAGCAGATACCCTCGATTTGTGTTCCCACTATTCGTCATCAACGACTTCGACGATGTTACCATCATCATCGATCATGTGACGTGGGTCTTTACCGGCACGGATAATATCTTTATGGAAATCTTTCCAATCTTGCTCTTTATAGTTCTCATATTGAGCAGCGATATCATCGGTACCAAACTGAGCCGCCAAGTTTTCATTGTATTTTGGTGGTGCAGGTGGATTATCGATGATTGGATTTCCGTTAGCGATATCATCACGGCGTTGTTGTCTAAGAAGACGGAAGGTCTCTGCAGCTTGTTCATAAGCTTTACGATCTTTATCGCCCTCTTCTTTATCTTGAGCTGATTTGTGTTTATACAACTCTTGTTTTTCAAATCCATTGAGAAGTTGCATATAGGTAATGGATAAGCCTTCATCAGCTAACCAGTCATCGCCTTTACGTTCAATCTTCTCCATGTATTTAAGACGACGTTTCTGAATCATCTCAAGACGAGAGGGGATATCTTTCGTCTGTAGTTCAGTCACATCTTCATTGATCATGTCTGAGGTTAATTCGCGTGCCATGATTTTATTCTTTCACTCCATTTTAATTTTTATTCTTTTGAATAAAGTACACGTTCTAAGTTCTACTATCTTGTTCTATAGGTATTTATGATCCTATATTATCTACATGAAGAAATGACATAAATCCCGTTTCTTCACTTTGCAAAGTCGTTCCTTATTATGTGCTCATTAATCTATACTTATACATGGTATTAGTATTATGCACAAATGTAAGGGTTCTATTAGTAGAATAGAGAAGTTTCCTATAGGAGGAAATCATGGAAAAACCGACATGGTTAAGTACTCAACTTTTTAAGTTTAGACTTAATCGTTTATTGAAAAAGTTAAACCGGCCTGATATCAATGGATATGAGGAATTGGTTCTTATGTGCGATATCATCAACTTGATGTATGGCTATATCGATTGTGATGATAAAGAACTCGATACTACATTATACGCCGAAACGAACTACGAGCTCATTACTCGTTTCAATGCGATCTATGATCAGCTATCAGAGTTCATCCATTTAATCGATATCGTTAAGCGTGGTAAACGAATCATGACAAGTGACTTCCGTGCATTACCAGAAGAGATTAAAATCCCTGCTGAAGATTACTTCGTAACAGAAGGACGATTTGCATTCAGACACGCACTTCGTTTGTTGTGGGTGATTGCAAATAACTTCATGCGTAGTCATGCAAGTAGCTTACTTACTTATGATGATAAAGAACTTGCATATAGTAACACGAATAAACTCGTGGGTCGTTTAGTTAACCTCATTAACCCAATGTTAATTACGATTACCCGTGTAGCGGAATTTCGTGTGGGTCGTTTTGAGTCAATCAAATATAACAAATAGGAGGCGATAACATGTCCAATCAAAAAGAAAGCGATTTGATGTCGCTATTCCGCGATCCAACGTATCGTATCGGTGAAAGTAAAAATATCCTAACTTACATGATCCGTATGATCATGATGAGAATGAACTTAAGTTATTTAAACTGGTTCATGGTTAGTGAACGTTGGTTGAAACGTAAGTTCGGTGCGAAGAAATATACTGGTGATCATAACCAGAAGAAATTGCTATCTCGCATTGCAACGCATCGTGGTAATCTAAATAAAGAAATTGCTGGTGATAATGCAACGATCGCAGTATTCCAGAAATTCACTCAAGCCTTAGGTGCAACGAAAGTAACAATGACAGTTAAACTCGAGTTTGAGGATGGTCGTCGTGCTGTTACGGTTGATGCCGTATACACTAACTCAACGAATGAAGTAGATGGGTTATTGGAAGATGAAGTGCAAATGGATGTATCAGAAGGCGTGGAGGAAGCTGAGATGGCGAACCCAGATGGTTATGAACATCTTGGTCGTGGTCGATATGAAGACTTAGCTGAAGGACGTCGTCCAGAAGGCTACGTTCCGAAAGAGCCGAATCATTCGGCTTAATAAGAGGGTACCGAAAGGTACCCTCCATATTTGTCGTTTTCTTTTTTGTTTCACAACAGTAAAGAGAACTATATTATCATCGGAAAAAAGTTATGAAGTTATCAAAATCGTGATTTTGACATATCTTAATTATTTCAGTAGTATCGTTTCTGCAGGTTCCATGATGACCTTCACATCTTGAAGATGGGTTACCATAAAGACCTGAGAGAAATAATGATGATCTACCATGCGTTTAATCAGATTATACAATCGATTACGGTGTTGTACTGAAAGGTGACCACCTACTTCATCAAGATAAAGCGGATAGTTCTCTAACTTCAGATACTTCACTAGTGTAATGCGGAAGATAAAGTTAATTAATTCCGTTTGGCCCAATGAGGTTTCATAGACATCATCTCGTCTGATCGCATCCTCACCGATTACTACAGGGAAAAGATATTTCTTCGTGAAATCATCTTCTGACTCAATATCAATAATAATCGGATACGTCCACACCTGACTCATCAGGTTATTCATCTCTTTAACAAAGTGGCGAATAAACCCAATCACCGATTTCGCAATCAAGCCAGTTTTAGGATCAAGGATTTGCATTAGTTGAGTATGGACATCGATTGACTTCTCAATACCACTTCTGTTTTCCTCGTGAGAGCGAATCACAAACTTAATCCCAGCTTGATGTTGGATTCTGTCTTGACACTCATCTATTTCAGCATTGAGATTTTTTAAGATCTCGCTCACTTCTTGATGAAAGAGTTTCGTAGTTTCATCTTTAATGAAATTAGACTGGTGTTCAACAAGTTGATTGACTTTATCTAATTGTTCAGTAAACTTACGTTGCAATTCGATTGCATTATAGATCTTCTCAACAAGCGCACGTCGTTTGTGGTATCTAAATGATGCTTCATCATGGAGTTGAGTTAACTGTTCAATACGACCTACCAATTGAATATACTCAGGTGATGCTTGAGCTTTCCCTTTCTGAATCAATGCAGCTAATCCTTCAAGTTCCGTTAGGACTTTACCGGCTTCAATATAAGTAGGTATCCTCGCGATCTGCTGCTGGAATGCACCAAGATAAGCTTTAGGGTTATCATGGATCAATCTCATCAGTGTACCAAGACTACCATCGTTAGTCATAGTTGCTTTGAGGTACTCGCTTAATCCATGTTCATCCGAAGTTACCGTTAACAAGATCATCTCGTAATTCTTAAGGTTAGCCTGTTCGAATTCAACTTCTTTTGTTAACGTATCTATCCGTTCAGTTAATCCATTATCATTTTGAATCAACTGACTTCTTACCATACTAAGACGTTGAATCTCTGCATCGACGTTACCTTCTTTGAAACGATGATAACAGTTAGGGCACTGAGTTTCAGGATGTTGATTAAGATGCTGAAGTTGTTTATCGATCTCACCGATCTTAAACTGGATACCCTGTTGCTCACCCTGTAACTTCATGAGTTCAGAACTTTTATAATTAACTTGCTCTTTAGCCTGTCTATAAGGAAGACTAAATGGTTGGAATGCAAGTAATGCATCATCCACGTATCTTAACTGATTATTGTAGGTTTGATAAACTTCCGTTAACCCGTCACCACGACTGAAATATGGATACTGTAGGATCACTTTATATTGATCAATCGTACTCTGATCAAATGAAGCAAGTCTTGCTCTATATTCATCATAACGACGTTCGAGTTCTTCGATATTATCTTCACTATTAAAGTCGAAACGATGCTTCTCATCTGTGAGTTTAACAAGCTGTTCTTGGAGATCATTCATCTGGACGCGATCTTGTTCCAGTAACTCACTTTGAAGCTGATAACGTTCGGTCAGATTGACACCACCAATCCCCTCACTTTCTTTCAAGTATTTAAAGTAAAGGTGTTTTACTCGTTGAGCAATATCTTCATTGTATTCAACAGGTGCAGTCGGAACTTCACTTCTTGGGAACTGTTTTAATAAATCCGTTAATCCATTAAATAACTTGATGATATCAGAAAGCTTTTCTTCCACCTCACCGATCTCTTTATCATCAAGTAACTGAAGATTCGCCTCTGCGATCTTATTCTTGATGTTCTTTAACGCACCTGTATTATCACGTTGTCCTGCACGAATCTTATCCCAGAATTTCATGACGAAATCACTGTCCATTCCAGAGATATCCGCAAACCAATCACGGCGTTCTTTTGCTGACATTTCAGTAAAGAGTAACTTACCTTGTAACACCCGATGATAAGCAGGTGTATAATTGAAATAGTTCTCAACTAATTCATACTGAACAGTTAATGTACCACCAGGATTAAGTTCTTCTCCATCTTTTAAGAAAGAGTGTTTACCTGGTCGTTTACCTTGTGAGGTTAAGATATATTCACTATTGTTGTGCTCGATCGTGATCTTCTTATAACCATCTGCAAGATAGTCATCCATATTGGCTGGTAGCGGCGAAAGCTCATTAAAGATGGATGACTTACCTGCACCGTTGACCCCATCGAGTATCGTGTGTTTCTGGGTAAAATCATATTCAAAGCTTTGATCTTCTAAAAGATGTAAGCGATGACAATGATGTAAAACAAGTTTTTTGATTAACATTGTTTGGTTTCCTTATATAAAGTAAAAATAGGAATCAAAACATTTTCTACTATAGTGGTGATTTTGAAATGACAGAAGAACAAGAAAAATCAGGTTATATGGGAATTGGGGTAGTCGCAGAGAATGCGATCTTAGGACACGAAGAATTATTGCATGTGGCCCCTCAAGACCAATTACCTAACATGCGTGGTCGATTAGAACTCAACCCGCAGAAATTTACAACAAAAGGGGTGGATAGTCGCGGTAAGGCTTATCAATCAAAAGTAGAAACAGGATCAACTGTTACAGCGAAATGGTTGAATGAAGACAGTAACCGTATTACACCTCCTCAATTAATGAAAGGTGAAACAGTACACCTTTATCGTTTTAATGGTGATGAGACCTTCTACTGGAAACCGACTAACCAGCACATGAATAAACGTGTACAGGAAGTGGTAGTAGAGGCTTATGCAGCTAAACCAAAAGAAGCTGCGAAAGAGGAAACCCCAACTAACATTAAAAACAGTTATACCCGTACCGTTGATACAGCTAACGGTTTAATGGAGATGCGTACGTCTAAAGCCAACGGTGAAAAAGCTGCATGGACCGTTCAGATGAACGGTAAAGATGGTAAGCTTGTTATCTCAGATGGGGACGGTAACTTCATCCAAATTGATAGTACCTTAACTTGTATTGATATTCAAAATAAAGATCGTACTCACATCCAACTTGATAAACAGGTGATCAATATCCAATCCGATAAAACCATCAACATGAAAACCGAAACGTGGAATGTTGAGTGTAAAACGTTTAATCTGAAAGCAGATAATGTTAAATGGGAAGTGGGTAGTAAGGTTGAGATTAAATGCCCGACAATTGATCTTATCGGTCAAGTTAATATGGGTGGTATGGCTGTTACAGGTAACGGTGGCTCTGGTAACGGTAGCGTGAAAGGAAATATGGATGTTAGTGGTAGTCAATCCATTAAAGGTAGCCTCAGTGCTTCTGGTCCAGTTGATTTCCCATCTGGTGGTAAATCAGGAAGCATCCGTGGTAGTGGTGACTAGTTTTAATCTAGTCCTTTATTATCTTGGAGGATTTTTATGTCAATATTACAATCACCTGAATTTTATACATTAGTCGGAACGATTGTTTTTGTGGTAGGTCTTGTTATTTTAGATGTGAGATCTAAACATTAATCTGTTTTTAATTGTGGGGTTTTGATTAACGCAAATGTTTAGTCATAACGAAATCGTAACATTATTATGCCTCTTTGGCTGTCTAGGTAGTGCGATCATCATCCATTTTATTTTAGATATCTTCTCCAAGAAGAAATGGATGATGTCACCCGATACAAAGATCTGCTACCATAAGCTTAAGAAGAAGCGTAAACATAAGAAAAAGAAAAGGAAAAAGAAATGACAGGTTTAGTCTTTAGTTTATTTCTCATTGCAACGTTGTTTTTAATTGGTCAATATGCATTAATGAGTATTGTCATGACAACGTGGTGGGCAAAGGGTAAATACCTTAAAGCCGAAAAGAAGAAAACCAAGAAAAGATGGCGTGGCGGAATGAAGTTCCGCTGGGATGAATACGAGGATAAAGATAATGGGTAGCACATTCACTCTAATGTTAGTGATGATGATGTTCGTTGTCTACACTGTCGTAGGTGGTATTTTTGCTTTAGTGTGGGCAGTAAGATCGGTCACTTGTCTTATCATGCAGATAGGAAGACAGGTTACGAATAAACTATTACCAGGTTGGCTTTAAGATGATTATTTGCGCATTTAGTGGGTGTGGTAAATCGACCCTTGTTAATAAATACAAAAACGTATTTGATTTGGATAGTTTCGGGTGGAGTCAGAAACCGGACTTCCCTGAGAGTTACTTACATGAGCTTGATTTACTGATCAGCAGTCCAGCTTATCAAGATTATGACTTCTTGATTAGTACTCACCCTGAAGTATTACAGGGTTTACTTGAAAGAAAATATCCTTTCATGTTGGTAGGTCCAGATTCTAATGTCACTTATGACCTGTGGGCAAATCGATGGAATCGCAAGACCGATGATGATGAGTTCAAAGAGAAGATGCGTGAAAACTTTGATAAGTACGTTTCCGACATTAATAAATTTGGTGTAACTCATAGCGAACAATGTTTATTTGCTCGTTTGCAGCCAAACCAATACTTAGGTGATATTTATCTCTCGATGAAACAATACTACAAAAGTACATGGATCAATTACATCTTTAGAAAGTAAGATCAATGAGCTATCCTTCGGGATAGCTCTTATTTTGTCCAACCTCTTTTTTTTTCATTATCCTAGGGAAAACCATGTTTATATTTTCAACTCATTATTTATAGAGGGAATGGTTATGGAATTTTTATATGAACCAACGGATTACTATAAAACGGTTCGAAATCTTGATATACCAAGTCAATGGAAAAAGTATACTGGCTGGTATTTAAGTCGAATGCGTGATATCCCAAGAGATAAGGCAGAAGCGTTTTTAGATTGGGGTGTTAAGAATGGTAAGATCGATTTTAATGATCCTATCATGAAGATCTTTAGACGGGATGACATGAGTGACCGTTTTAAAGATACTTGTACATTAACTGAGTTCTTAAAAGAGGTAGAAGAACGTAATCTTATTATGGCACCCACTTTAACTTGCTATGCACCAACAGAAGAACAAGTCAGTGAGGTAAGTGGTTATACGGAAGTGAAATACTACGAACGTGCTCGTACTAAGAAAGAATCTCAAATAGCGAAGAGTTATGGTCGGATGGATGAGGCTGTAACTAAGAATAACAAACAAAATAAACTTAAAGAAGATATTAACAGTATCTCAGGTTTATTAACGATTGGTAGTACACCACTTGCTAACCGAAGTGGTCACTCTACGTTAACATCAGTTTGTCGTACGGCAACAGCATTTACGAATGCTTCTACTGAACGTTTCTTTATGGGTAGACGTCACTTCTATAGTGGTCCTATCGTGTTAGAGAACATCGTAACGGTTTTAGCTGAAGTGGATTATGATGGGGCAAAACAACTGATTGATAAATACAATCTTCATTATATCACCGTAGATGAATTATTTGAAATGGTGAAATACAATACGGATACCTATTACAAGTCTCAGTATTGGGATAAGAAGATTTATGAGTTTATTGAGAAACTGACGGATCTTGAAAGAACGATCTATCTTTATATGGGTGATTTATTTCACCTTAAGAAATATAACGATAGTTTTGTTCGTGGGATGTTTGATAAGATCTTAGCTTTTAAAGATAAAGAACCTTTAAGCTTCGAAGAGACTCAAGCTGAACTTAAGTTAATCGATGAGTTCTATGAACCTTTAGTGACTATTACTGTCTCCCATTATCTTGATGGTAAAGGGATTAAAGATAAGACTCATGAGGATAAAGATTACTATGGTTATATTGGGGCTTATGCAAGACACATGCGTAATGCCTTATATGAATATAGTGATTACTTTAAATTCTATATGGTGAATAAATTTATCCCAGCTGAAACTGCACTATTCCCATCTGTTATCCGTAAGAGTGTCTTAGGTGGAGATACTGACTCGGTACTGTATACTGTAATGCAATGGGTAGAGTGGTATAGTGGCACCATCGTAGTAAATAGTGAAACGAAATTACCAGGTTGTTTATGCGTATATTTGATTAATGTGATTACTCGTCATATTCTTGCGATGGCTGCAGGTCAGATGGGAGTTGCGAAGAAATACATCCACAATCTTAAGATGAAATCTGAGTATTACTTCGATGTGTTTATGCCAACTAACCGGACTAAACACTATCTCTCTATTGCAAGTATCCAAGAAGGGATGGCGTTAAAACATCTTGAGGAAGAATTGAAAGGAGTAGCATTAAAGAACTCTAAAGCTCCACCGGAATTGATTAAGTTATTCCATGATGAAGCGGTTGGGATTATGGAATCAATCAGTCGTGGTGAGAAGGTTCATGTTAATCAGCTCTTTGATAAGATTGCTCAAGAGGAAGCTAATATCTTCCATTCGATTATGCGTGGTGATAGTCGTTTCTTAACAAGCTGTACGGTGAAAGCTAAAGAAGCTTACGTCAATCCGATGAGTAGTGAGTATTTCTACTATGAATTATGGCAACACGTATTTGCAGATAAGTATGGTGAATGTCCAGCACCGCCATTTGTTGGGGTTCGTATTAAAATGAACCTTCCTAACAGAACGGCGTTAGATCTTTGGTTAAATAATATCAAGGATGAAAACATTCGTAAGAAATATATCGACTTCATGGAGATGCACGATAAGAAATCAGTAGCTTCTGTTATTCTTCCAGCGGATGTGGTGGCAAACATCGGTATCCCAGAAGAGTTCAGACCGGCTTTAAATACCCGTAAAATGATCTTCTCATGTCTTGAACCTTTCTATATCTTACTTGAAGTATTTGGCGAGTATCGTGTTAATCGTTGGTTAACGTCTATGGTTTTAGATGAAAGACCCGATTTAATCGAACCTCAATTCTTAGCAGACTGGCGGGCAGATAAGGATGATACGTTAGATACCATTAGACGTACCACGAAAGCACAAGGTGAGGAATATGAATCGTGGGATAAAAAATTCTACATCGAAGAGGAACAATCTGATGAGTCGGAAGATGTAGAAAACGATTCAGATGAATAAACGGCTTTAAATAGCCCTCAATCGACGTATAAGACGATTTTCATGTAGTACATGAAGAATCGCATTGACTAATGATGACAATGGCTCTGCGGTCGATTCAGAGCCATTTGACTAAACTAGAAGGAAGCTTATTATGGCTACTATTACATGGCAAGGTGGCAATTGCCACATCGTTAAATTCGAAGCAGGTGATCTATACATTGATGAAAATGGTGGTCGCCACAAAATCGTAACCAAGCAATATAGATTAATCTGCGGTGCAAGTCGCATAGTGAATATGATCGATCACGAAGTAGATTGGAGAATTCATGATATTGTCAAAGCAATATGGGTGAATGAATCAGGTCCAGAGTTTGAGACATTAGTTGCCGAAAAACCAAACTCCGCCGATTGGTTTGATTATATTAATAAAGCGATGAACTATAGTCGTGAGACTCCAGCATTCTGTGAGATCTACGAAGCAGTTACTGAGTTCGTAGAACCAGAACCGTCATTTTGGGATACCATTGCATATACTCCTAAAGATCTTATTATCACCTGTTTGGGTGTTGCCGTGGCGATGCTTGGTATCATGAGATAGGGATAGATAAAATGGCAATTAGTATTTTCACTAACCGCGACTGCCAGATCCTTCAGCTAGGAAAGGGTGATACAGTAAGACTTGGTAACAATACTCTTATTGTTGCCGAAAGGATCAAATATCTTTTAACTGTTGGGTATCACGTTAGAATCATCATTGATGATCATAAAGATATCATCGTCATCAGTAAGATCGATAAGAACTCTGAAACAGCGACTTACTCAATTGAATCTGAGCCAGATCCAGAAGTCTGGGGTACACTAATGGATAACCACCTCAGTCTAATAACTGGAAGTGTCCATTATACCTATAGAACGGATATTATGGATCGTATCCTTAATACTTATGCAAAAGGTGAGTTTCCTACACTGAGAGGGTTCTTATTTGGAATGATAGCAGGGATTCTTGTTACGGTTATTGTATTTCTTCTTACCCATTAAAATCGGAGCACAATTATGGCAAGCACAAAATTATCAAGCAAACACAACTGGTGGATTGTTAAACTCGATAAAGGCGAGTTACTCTACCGTAATAAAAATAATGCTGTCTACGCAGGCAGTGATGTAGTAAATGGCGTGGTGAGAAAGGATGGTTATTTACTTGTTGTTGATCATGATTCGGTCTACATCAACCAACGTGAATATAATACTGATGTAATCGATGTTCATACTAAATCAAAAGAGAAACGCAGTAAAAATGCGGTATTCTATTTTGATGAAGTACCCAATGCGGAAAAATGGCAAAAATACATCCATAAACATCTTAACGCAATAAGTGAAGCGAATCCAAAACTTAGCTCTAGTGATCTTGGATATCCATCAATTAGTGATATCAAGATTGCGATTGGTCAGAAAAAACCAGAACCTAAAAATGAAGAAGGTCTCTTAGATGGTTTACCGACACCACTTAAATATGCAGCGGTTGGTGCACTTGCATTATTAGGTATCGCGATAAGTTAATCGATATTCGGACAGAAGTAAGAGGCATCTTTACGATGCCTCTGCTTTATGTTTGGATTACCACTTAGTATGCCAATTTGGCTCAGCAGATTCCACTGATACTTTTGTGCGTTCAACTGGTTCGCCTGAAGCTTTAAGGATTTCCTTAGCTTGCTCAATGATACCAGATGATTCCATACCAAGACCAACAGGCATTGCAGCGATGTTGCGTAACATGGCTGGATCTACGGTAGCGGTATAAGACTCAAGTGATGGTGAGTTATATTTATTGGCTTTCTCTAAGCCTGGCTCACCCACGCAGTCCCACGTGATGATGGAAGTCGTATACTTCTCAAGACGACCATTTTGGAAACGGTCTTTCGTAAAGCTACGAACTGAGAAGCAAACATTCATATCTGGGTCTGCAAATTTTTGAAGAAGTACGTCGCGATATGGACCAGATGGTTTTACTTTACCACGGATACCAATATAGCGGTTACCTTTAGCATCTTTCAAAGTAGTATCGATTACCACTTCTTTGATTGTGTGCGATTCGAATTTTTCATCGATACGCATCACACGTGCTACGTACTGTTCTTGAGTCTGACCTGGCTCAGGCATTGGGTGGCCTAATTCACCAATCAAACAACCTTTACGTAAACGGCGAGCAAAGATACTATCACCGTTTAAAAGTTGTTGAACTGGATCTTGCTTATAGACGGCACCATAGCTATTTGGGTATTCTAATGCACCCAAAATCACATCATACCAGCCTTGTGCATCAGGTTTCAATGTTCCTGCTTTATTCACACCAAGTAGTACTTCTGAGTTGAGTTTAATTTGACTCATGAGTATTTCCTACTTTCTTATTCTTTAATAAAGGCGTTTATTAGAGATCGATTCGATTCGTCTTCCTTCATGGAAGAGGAACTCATCTTTCGTTATCTTTTCCACTTTGATATTATCACCGACTTTCGGGATAAAATCATACCCACCGATATCCAGTAAGTTAATCCGATAATAACCTGGTTCTAAATCGAGTCCTTTGATAAACTTCGTTTTCTCATCTAAATTGAAATACCAAGTATAGTTATAGATACACCCATTACGTAAAAGATCAATACCGATATTAGATAGGAATCCTTTACCAGTAATCTGACCTTTATATTCACGGGTATTCACACTGGCCGCAATCAACCAATGTTCATCCGTATAATTTACATCAGGGACAAGGTCTTTTGATGGTTTAACGGCAAGAGCATACTCCATCTTATAGATATAAATAGTATTATCTCTTTTACTGTCAAAAGCATTAATGAGATACCCACGTCCGATGTCACCAAAACCAAGCATACAACCAAGTATACTTGATGAGGTAGAAGTACGGGGGATCGCTCTTGATTCACCATTCACTAGTTTAGTCGAAAAACGAGGAACGAAGGATTTGATCTTATCATCAAAGGAGATATGATAGAGCGGGGTATTTTCGCTACCCTTGATGATGGTCGCCATTTTAGAGAACTCGTCTCCATAAGCGATTCTGAGGCTCTCTACGAGCGATTCATATTCAGTCATCTCTCTATCCTTAACTTCTCAATACTTTTTCGATACGAGTCATTTTCTTAGACTTATCCGCAAGCGCAGAAGTGAGTCCTTCTTCAAAATAAGAACCCATTAACTTACTATAGGTATCCACACTACCTAAAGATACATTTCGAAGTGGTACCCAAGATGGTGGATTGGTTTTGATATCATCCATGGATTTTAATTTATCGCGATACATGAACTTGTCATTCTTCGGATCACGTGCGATGTTAGCCAGTAACATCTCAAGCACCTGTGGAATATCAATCAAGTTCTGACCAATGTAATAACTATCTTTACTATAGATATTTAGAATATCAAGATAGCTGAGATACCACGGAATACGCGCTAGCTCAACAAAATAGTTATACATGAAGTAGTCTAATGTTTCATCCTTAACAATATTGGTGTTAAGGACTAATGTATCGTAAGCATCCAACGAAAGTACTCGATAAACATCATCTTGATAAGTGAATTGTTTCATCTCAGCAATGGGAATTGTGATCATCCCTGGGATGGACAAGACAGCATATTTATTCGTTTGTGGATCAACCAAGGCAACGATACCAAGTACCGTTAAATCTTGGTCAAGCTTAGCGAGTTTTTTCGTTAGATAGTTTTCTGGATAGATAACATCAAGTGGTTTCTTAACGATGATGCGATCGTCTTTTGTTTCTTCTAGTAACCCTAAGATATATTTAGGATCACGAGTTAAAACCGATGATAGGGAGATATCATCGGTGATATCATTATAATTCATAGATAGATATCTCCTCTATTTTTATTCTGTTTTATCACTGTACTTAAGACGTCTGACTGCTTTTGAGTAAACACGGTATACACCATGGATACCACGAACAAGACTGACACTGACATCACTGATCGTTACCTTAAATACGTCGGATATCAAACGTTTCATATTACGCAGATGATCACGGTTTAAGAAACTTTCATCAATCCAATCATCAATATCAGAAAGACATTTCAGTGATAGATCAATATTTCGTTCAATGAACTTACTTGATGGACCAGTGATTTCATAACGCTTCATGATTTCAATTAAATAATTGATATCATCTTCAGCATAGTGAGCCTGATAAGCAGGCAACATCAGTGTTTTACTTTCTTTGATTTCATCATGGATAACACCAAACTCGTTATTGTGGTATACGAATCGAGTTGGTTTAGCACCAAACAGCATATAGGTATCATCCATCGCCGCTGACATCATTTGAGCAACACCATGATCAGTCATAAGCTCAATGTTTCTTGCCTGTCTTAAGAAGTCGATCATACGTAGCGTTGCAGTTGCATAAGCATCGTAACCATTTCGTAGATCTTTTGCAGTATATTCCGCTTTCTTCCCGTCGGTTGTCTTAACTTCAACATTCCAACCAAGTTTCGTGAGTTTCTTCAATTCAAGGAAAGAGAAGTTGATCTCACGTGACTTACGGATATCACCAATAAGATCCGTAAGATCTTTAATCGTCACACCTACACCAAGCTTAGCGAAGAGTGCTTTGATTGTTTGCTTAATGTTCTCAAGGAATCGTTTTAACAATGCGATAATATTTCTACCGAAGTTCTTAAGACTTTCGCTCATGCTTTCATTAGAAATGTCAACATCAAGTTCAGTTACAGACTCAAGTGCAATGGTCGTATTATCAATGAAGTGGTCAAGTGATGTCACCTGACCAGCCCAATTACACTTTCTTAAACTAGTCATGATAATTATCCTAGTTTAGTTCTCACTGTTGCGTTAGCTAAGATTTCTTTTACTAACTCATCTACAGCTACGGCGAATGTTGCAACTTGTGGATCTTCTTCACCAGTTGCCTTCATTTGTTGTTCAACTTTGCGGTAGAATGCACCTAAGGTGTAATGTGATAAACCGATATCTAAGATCAATGCTTTAGTGAAGTCGTAGATGTTATCGTAACCTTGCGTTGGTGCAAGTGATTTTAAGATACGGCCAGATAGATCGCTGTAAGAGAAACCTGTTTCTGGAATCACGGTACCTGGTTGTACAAATAACGCAACGAAGTCAGAAGGTTCTTTCTTAAGTTCTTCAATGAACACTTGTGGGAACAAACGGATGTAGTTTGAACGGAACGCCGCTTTTACTGCGTTGATTTGTTCATTGTAAGCACGGTTGAATTCATTTGCATAGCGCTCAGTATTTTCAAGTAAGTCATTAATATTACCTGTTGAACCTAAAGCTACCGCACCTAATACTGCATCTGCATTACCACCTTGTTCAAGGTATTTTTCGTAGTTGGTTTTATAGACGTAAATCACGTTAGTGTTTTCATCTTTAAATGCAACAATTTGACCACCTTGATCAACTAAGTTGATTTGGTTGACGTAACGATTTAATAAACCACCAAGTTGTGCAAATGTTTCAGATAAGTAATTACGATATTGAACAAGTGGAATATTTACAGTGCCATCGATAACATCGTTAGCTAATAATGAAGCATGGATGAAATATAATACTACGATTTCATCAACTAATTCACTTTGTTGTGCTGCGCGTAAACCTGTTGGGACGATATTGCCATTTACAAGGTAACGAGTATAAACATCAGTTAACCAGTTAGATGGATGACGTGCGATCATATCCACTAATACATCATCTAATGAAGTATTACCTGATTTTAGAAGACCTACGATATCATCTTCATTACGATCCATAAAACCAGATTGGATAGTCACATTTTGGATTTGTGAATTCGCAAGTGGTGCATGACGTTGGATGTATTCTAAGAAGGTTTTAGTTTTATAGATATCAGCAAATTCAATTTCTTGAATATCAGATACTTTATAGAAACCTTCATTGTATTGTGCACGGATACCACCGGCTACACGACTGATAAATGGTAACACTTGGTTACGTAATACATCAAGACGTTGTAACAATGGTTTTGCGTAGATTTCAGCAACCGCTTCTAAATGTTGGCCATGACCTGATTGGCGTTGGTAGTCTTTCATTTGATTTTCATCTAATGAAACCGCAACACCATTTTCTTCGATAAGACCTGGCATGGTACGACCAAGTAAGTCTTGGAATGTACCTGCTTGATTAAAGATAACTGCTGTACCCTGACGAGAGAGTTCTTCAGTTAAATCGTCAGCTAATTGTCTTGAATAGCTTGTTAACATCTTAAGCATTCTCCTCTACTGGGCACGCATCAAGATTGTTCTTGATTGCAAGTGCAACGGTTTCTTGGATGCGGCTTTCAGTATAACTACTTTCTACGCATTCATCCGACATTGGAGTAGGTTCAGGTAACTTTGCACCATTCCCTTCTACCTTATACATTACAGCAGTGACTAGCTCAATAATATTCGCTAGCGTGTAACGTGTGGTGTCTAATTTATTCATCATTATTTTATAACCTTATTGATCAGTTAAGATTAATGTTTTTACTACATTCGAATGTGGTCTCTTAAGAGACCGGCTAAGTGTCGACATAAAAGCGGGGAGGGTTGAACCCTCCCCTATGTCTTTCAACAACTTGTTCTAAGTGTTATTTGTTATCGTACGCGTCTAACGCTCGTTGTGTCACTAACTGCAAGAGTGTAGCAGTAGTTCCGATTAACTCTGGGGAACCCACAATACGATCCGAGATAGAAGCATAACCAAACATAGCGTGAATCGGTAATCCTGACTCGGTTTCATTCTTACCAGTAAACACACGACCCGTAACAGATTTAAGCTGATTACAACGTTGTATTCACGTAGGTCGTTAATCTACGCAGTTCTCTTATGAACTTCCCAATCTTTCAATTGGATACTAGACTATATCAGTACGAATATCTTCGCACCCTCCTGTTTCCATTTAAACGATTTACTTACTCACTCAAAGTAATACGTACCACTTGGCTGTAATGGGCGTAACCCCAATAGTCGTTGAACTCTCCTCCCAGTGGGAGTTTCAGCTGCGGATTATCCATTGTTCATCTTGAATTCTTTTACTTTACCCAAGGCATTACCCTTAGCCATCACTTCTATTGCTAGAGTGACTTAGTGATCCAAGCTTTAGGACTTCCCCGTCAATTAATAGAGGTTTCCAGCTACTACAGTAACTGGGGCTAAATAATTAACCACAAGTTTATCACCACTTGAAAATCCTAGATCAGTTTCAATATAGATACGGATACCTACTTGACCTTCTAAGACTTCTTGTGATTTAAGTTTTAATGGCTCATCGATCTGTCCTGTCATATGACGCTTATCGGATAGTTTCATCTTCGTTCCACTGAAACGATATTTCATGATCTGGTTTACTACCTCTTTAATAGAAGGAGAAAGATCATCTTCGTCACAGTAGTAGAAGCAATCAATCTTAATTACCTTACCTTTATATTTTGCTTTAGGCGAAATCTGAGAAAGTCGTTTTAGAATATCTAAACTACTTCCACTGAAATACCCCGCATCACTAAAGGCTTGGTCTTCGATCAATACTAAGCTATCATCGATATCCACTTCATCATTCAATTTAACCATGTTACGTAAATTATCCGTTGCGTTCACAACGATAACACGTTCTTTTACGACTGACGATTTAAGCTGTTTAGCAAAATCCATCGATACGGCTGAAGAGTCTTCAAAAGTATCATTTGATTCTACTAACATCACCCGAGCATACGTCTTATCGCATAAGATCACCTGAGTAGGACAAAGAACGTCACGTTGGAAGAAGGCTTGGTTGAATACCAACACTTCACCCTTCTTGAATTTGTATCCTACTTCACGGTCGCATTTAATATCATGGCGGAAGTAACTTCCTTTTGATGAAGCAATCGTTACACCGATTTCAACCATTTCTTCGCCAAGGTCATCTTGGTTATAAGAAATAAGGACATACTTCGGTCCTTTCTCTTTGATAACCCCATCACCTTTTGCTACGTAAGCAAACTTTTCATCGACACGATGAGCGAGGACATTTTCGTATCCTGTTCTTACGCAAGGTGGCATTGCACCCCGAATCGGAATACGGTGAGAGCTCTGAATCCCAGTAAACGTCGATCTTTTCTGTTTGTGAATATTGTCCTTGGAACCAGCATATAATGTGTAATATTAATTACTTAACTGATGATTTAAAGGAATCTGATATGAAAAAATTACTTAATACATTTAACAGTAAAGACTTGGTGGAAGTCAGTACCATTCCTGGTTTCTATCATATACCAGGTACAACAAGATATGCACTCAATAAAGAAGGTCAGCTGTATTCTTTTCTCAGAAAGAAAGTTCTTCCTGTAAGAAAGTTACTACCAACGGTTCGATATAGATCCACTATCATCTCACATGAGTCAGGAGAAACTATTAACTTCCCCACTCATCGATTACTTGCTCTCATGTTCCTAAATGATGGAACGGATAAGAGTAACATGCAAGTGGATTACATTGATGGAGATCGTTTCAATAACAAGCTTAATAATCTTGAATGGGTTACCCCATCTGAGAACGTACTTCGCTCGTTTAAATTGGGTTTACGTGATAATAGTGCTGTATCTGTTGTTATTTATAACCCTAAGACTAAAGATAAAAAAGTATTCTATAGTTTAGGTGCAGCTGAGCAAGATCTTCAGTTGCATTATTCTACCATCTCGTCACGCTGTAAGCACGGAGGTAAACGCATATACCCAGATGGTTATCAGTACATGTTTGGTAACGAGAATACTGTATTCCCCGATATTAGTGAGGTAACTGAGAAATACGGCGTAGAAATGCCAGTAGTGACTCGAAATGTTTTAACTGGAGAAATACTCCATTTTAAAACATCTAAAGATGCATGTATTGCGCATTCTTACTCACCCGCTATGATGAGTACGTATTTAAATGATGATCGACAATTACTAACTGAAGATCTTATCCAGATCAAGCCAGATGATGATACACCTTGGCGTGAAATCAAAGATCCTTACCTTGATCTTAAAGAGACAAGTCAATATCAACCTGTTACAATCACCGATGTGGTGACCGGTAAACAACATCATTTCGTATCTGCAAGTCTAGCAGCGCAATTTGCCAATCTTTTGACAACTACTTTACATTGGAGATTAATCGATCCTGATGCAGGTAAAAAGGTGTACCAACCTGGCTATACATTTAAATATTACGATGGGAAGTGATAGGACTTCCCTTGTCTTATGTTGTTAATTTTAGTATTAAGTATTTTTTCCTATTCTCATAGGACAAGTATTCAAGTGGACTATATCTTATCTAGATATCTCTAGATCCTTCCGTTTCGGTACTTGTAATTATACGTTCCCTACTCTACTCGTTTATTCATTTAGATATCTCTAAACTATACTTTCGATAGTCTCTGCTCCTTCTTCCCTTTACTGATAATAAAGTAGGAAGCTTGGATCAGGATTGTATCCTGGTTATATACTTCTCTTTCTTGTTACTATACCTAAGTGATTAGCTTAGCCACTTACCTATTACTAGAGTAAGCTTAGTAAAAGAGAAGACTAGATAGTTTCCCTGAGTTAGAAAGGTTTAACGACAACCAGAAGATCGTCGTGTGTTGAGAATGGTGCAAGTAAAACAGGTGTAGAGAAGAGCTGAGAAGCGTCTAACTCTTGTCCTGGTTTATGTTTACCTGCTGTTCCAAGTTTAGTATCAAAACGAGGATTTGCCGCAAGGAAAGTCGTAATCCCTACATCTGAACTATCCACGCCTGCTTCTGAGATCACACCCATATCTGTATCACTATACGTACGAGTACGTTTTACCATAGAGCGTTTAGAACGACCACCCTCACCCGTAAATGTGACGTTTTCTTTTTCTTTCACATTTTGGATTGGGTTGATATCATCGATGATCTCCATAGACGGATCTTTAGAGAGCATGATCATGACATCATTTGGTGGCATATCAAAACGACGTTTGGTGGTGATAGGTTTGGATTTAAATAGACGCATGTGATTTACGAAGGTAGAATATACTGCACCTGCAATACGCTCGTATCCTTTGATTACCATGTCATCCATATTGATCTCATCTACGTAATGAGAGGTCGAAAGAAGTTCTGCTGCTCGGATATAGAGTGGAACCATTTCTGTTGGCTCTTTCATGTATTCAAGCATCTCACGGGAACTATCGTCAATAAATAAGTCTTGGATAAGATCTAACTCTCGTTCGTATCTCACCGCAACGCCGTCTTCATGTAGAATAGCACCGTATACTTCTTTGGTATCAAAATCAAGTGCACTGTATTGTTTTAGATAACGTGCATAGTAGTTCATCCCAGCAATAATTAATTTATCACGAGTGGACATGATCGATTTATCGAACACCCATTTCTCATCAGCAAATCTGATGATCAGTTGTTTACTGTTACGTTCGATTTGTTTACCTGCTTCATATTTCTCTACAGGTAGTCTTAACATTTCAACTAGACGTGCGAAACCGAGTTCACGTGCTAGAATGAAACCGACTGGCATCAAGACACCTAAGATTTTCACTTCGGCGTATTCATCTGGTGCTTCTAATAAATCCATTGAGAAGACTTCATTGACATCAGTTGGTTTATTTTTCACCAACCATGCATCATCTTTCGGATTATACTGAACATGTTTACCAAATGATAGGATACCATTCTTATCTTGGGCGATCTTTGTAAAGTCAATCGTATAGAAAAGTTTCTTGTGGTGGAAACCACGATAACGAGACATCAGGGCTTGAATGATGCGAGGAAGATTCTTAATATCACTTCTTACTGCACCATACTGAATATCCGTATAGATCTCTTCACTAATCAAACGATCAACTTGAGATAATACCCAGTTGTCTAAGTTGTATTTCTTTTTATCTGACCGATTTAAGAAAAGTTTTCCGTAGTAGGTTGTTAATGCAACACGATCACTATCTATCTTACGGATAACACGATCTCGACGTTGGGAGCGTAGATAGGTTCTCACACCACCTTGTCTGATCGTACCGTCTTCATGGACTTTCGGTAATTTCAGTCTTACTGTAGAAGGCGAACCTCCAACAGGGGTAAACTGAATGACGTGAGTCTCCGTATCAGAGGCAAGGTTTGAAGTATCTTCCACTTCATAGTTGCTCACTAATACACCTGTCTTTTGCATCGCAACGATATTACGGGCGATATCACGTTTTAAATCTTTCTTGATATAATCACGTTGCATGTTCATGATCGTTGACTTAAGTAAAGACTTATCGGTTACCATTGGGATATCAGGAATTTCTGCATCTTCTTGGTTTAAAGTGATATCTCTTTTCTCATTGATAAACTCACCTAAGGTTTTTCCTTTAACAGGTGATTTCAACGTTTTATACGTTTCAGCGGCTTTTTCCCAGAAATCATTTTGTTTCTTGGTTAAACCAAGTTCTTCTGTATACTGGGTAACTTGTTTCTTAACGCCCACATCAACTAATGATGAAACCGGTTTAGTGATAAGTTCTTTCTCAGGGATCTGAGTTTGAATACCCACTAATTGGTTTACTTCAACAGGCGTGTAGTTATCTTTAATTACTGCAGGCTGTTGAACAGGATCAGGATGAGCAGGGCTAAGAGCAGAAGTAACGGTATTAAGGTCACTGAGGTTAGCTTTGACAATTGTCTGAGCTTCGCTTGGTGTTCCTCCAGCGTGCGGCTGTTGGTTGACGCTAATAACGCTTTTAATTTCTGCTTCTGTTCTTGTTTGCGTAGATTCAGACTGTTTCTCCTCTACGATATCAGGCGGGATCAGAACTGTATCATCACCTTTATCTTCTAGGACTTCCGGATCTTGGAAGTCATCATCTTTTAATGTTTCTTCCGTGTTGCTATCATAGATAACTTGGATATCCTTGGTTTCTTTCTCATCGATCTCTAATGGATGTGGAATGAAACTGTTTGCGAGTTTATCCTTCTCAACAATTTTTGCTAAGAAACGGAGGAAACGCTTTTGGAAACGTCTTGCGGTAGACTGCGTGATGTTTAATTCTTCACCTTCGATTAAATCTTCTGGCGATTCATTATCTTCCTCATCTTCACCTAATGACTCTTTTCCAATAACCCATCTATCGAGTAATCCGAGATTTAAAAGAACAACCGTATTGCCATATAAGCAAAGTAGATCGATTCGATCTAAATCTTTTTCTTGGATATACTGAGCGAAGAGGGATTTTGATCTTGTATAAGGATCTAACCATTTCCAGAAGTCAAGGAGTGCTAGTTTTTCATAACTATCGAAGATCTTAAAATAAGAACGTTTCATTTCGATAGCTGCACGTTTTAACTCTGGGACTTTTGGTAATTGTTCAGGGACATGGAACATCATTAACTGATGACGATTAGTTTGTTTAGTATAATAACTAATCCCATTTAAATATCCCTTATATTTCGCTTCGAACTCAAACAGATGACGTCTTGGGTTATATCTAAACTCAAATCGTCTACCCATCAATGAGTAGTCCACAATCATATTCCACGGGCGTCTTTCTCTGAATGAGAAGAACTTACGTTCGTTTCTTGCCCAGAAGATACCCGGATTCTTTTTGTGGTAGGCTTTAATTGCAAGTCGATAGTTAAAGATTTTCTTTTTATAAGGACCTGCAATTGCCCCTGCGTAATCTGTATGGTGGAAGGAAACCTGTGCTTTCTTTCTATTCTTAACAAAAGGGGATTCTGGTGAAATACCAAAACTCTCTTTCATGTTTGGATAGAAATAATGCAGGATGGAAAGATCGATCTCCTGTAGATCTGCTACACGATGAACTTTTGGATCTTCCATCTTAACAAAGTAACGGATACCTTGCTGACGATAGACCTGTGGATATCTCGCCTCTAATGACAAGATCAATTGGTCTTTATCTATATTTTCCATTACTCACCTCGTTTTGAACGGTAACCACGTGGTGGTGCGGTTAAACCTAAAGATGCTCGAGTTACGATGTCATTTTCGATATCATAAGCCAGTTTACCAGTCGCACGAATCACGGAGATCCGTTTACCAGCATTTCTGTTGATCTCTTCGATTGCATCTTTACTGTGGATAAAGTTAGCACTCATTTTATCTCCGTCAACTATATTTAGACTATATCTTAGTATATACCTGGGGATCTCTCAAGTGTATACTCCTACCGTTTCGATACTCATATTAAAAATACTTTCTCTACTCTACTCACTTCTTTATGACAATATTCCTATTATCACTATGCTTTCGATAGTCGTTGAACTCACACGTCAGTAACGTGCTTTGCTGCGCCGATTGGCCAAAACCCTTACTCGTTTCACTGTTCCCCATTGATTGATTACTCTAGGGGTATCTACCTGTATTACTACGGTAGAGTAGTCAGTAAGATAGCGTTTAGGCGTTCCCGCAATTAGATAGGTTTATGCTGACCCTGACGGAATATATTTGAGTCAGCTCCAAGTTCTGGTAAACGAGATCCGTGTGGAGACATCGTCTGGAAGAAGCTTCCATTTAGAACTGGATATTCAAGTGCAAACTCACCTGTTGGTTGTCCATCTTCATATTTCTCAAGACGGATAGATGGTGTCGTCGTTTTAACGTAGACATTGCCAATATAAGAAGAACCGTCCCCAGTAACTGGGTAACGCGTCATTTCGACTTTCTTCTCATTGATGGCTTGGTGACTGATAAGGTATAACCACTCGATATAAGTGATTGGTCTTACTTTATCTTTATCCCAACCATTTGGTAATTCAGTAACATCAGATAAGATCTGGTATTTTTCGTTATCCTGATAGATCAATCCAAGATAATGACCATTAATCATAATTGGTCTTGTTTTGAAACTATCTTTACTGAATGCATCGATAGTCGCTTCATTACCTTCTATTGTTACCCATCTGTCGATTGCAATATCATCTAACTGTACATTAGTACGAGTTAAACGAGTCGGGTGAACAAGATAAGCATCACCATCTCTTGATGGAAATGACGTGGTATAAAGACGATTGTTTCTCATCAGATAGACGATGTGCGGAATACTTCCTTTTAAACATTGGAATAAACCAATTAAGATAGTATCTACCGTTGGGGCTGATGGATCACCTAAGATATCCGCACCCATGTCCATCGATGAGATAACGTTACGCGTACCTAAGAAGAGATTACGTGCACCAAAGCGTGATTGTAAGAAGCCTTTCTTCCCATCTAATAATGAAAGGAAGTAATCGTAAAGGTCATCTACGATCATCTGCATGTTAAGACGAACGTTGTTGATCTCCGCACCTTGAAGTGGGCTGTTCTCTAAACTGTTCGCAAGACGAAGTAAACGACGATAATAGTCATTAGATTCATCTTCAGTTGTACGACCGTTTTGTGCAATTTGTAGATCACGAAGACCTGCGGGTAATACGAGGTGATTAACAAGAGTTAACTGACCTCTATATTTCTCGTATGCATCAATCATTTGATTGCGTCTGGCTGAAGTATTACGTTTAAACTTCAGCTCATTAATATGAGAGATAAAGAAGTGGTATCCCGTATCTGCATCATCATCACCTAAATCGGCAGGATCAAACTCACCTGTCTTAGGGTTCCAAATAGCAAATGCTTCACCACGCCAGATACTCTCATAATAACGCTTGAGTTGTTTAATCCAACGTCTTACAGTTGGGTGGATCAACTCCGTGTTAAGTTTGATATATCCAAACGTATAATCTCGATTCTGGGAACCGACTTGACCAAATAAGATTTGGCTATAAAGTCCTCCAGGATTGAAGTCTTCACTGGTACCATCATATATCTCCGTCGAGGTAATACGTGGAACACGTGCTAGACGTTCTTTTGTCGGGATTAAGAGTTGGACATCAAAAGGTTTAATGGGTGTTGTCATAACTCACCTTTTATTCCTTTTACATCTAAGTGTTTTAAATTTTTTAACGTTAAAAAGTTTAGTGTCCAATACTAGTTGCCTAATATGTGGACATAGGTTGCAGGCTATGTTTTCGACATTTTGCCTAAGTAAATACGGTAAAATGTTAACTTATTCGTTATATAAATAAGCCTTAATAAAGGAGTTTTGTTATGGCCAAAAAAGACGATCTTGATTTGGATTTCGGGGATGATGACTTAGATCTGGATAGTTTTGATCTAAGCTTCGAACCGACTGAAAAAGTCAAAGATGATAGAAGCCCCATCGTTAAAGATGCTGCCAATGTAGCAGAAGGGGTGAAGAAAGCCGTCTTTAGTGAAAATTCCATGCGACTCTTATTGAAGAATGCAGCACCAAGAGAATTCAGAGATACTGCAGATCTGATTGGTGATACGGTTTATTCGGTTCAGAATGAATACGATAAGACCATGCAAAAACTCGCACCTTCAATAAAAGAGTTTAAACGAAGTGCAGAAGCATTCCGTCGTACACTTGGTAATGCCATTCCAGAAGGGATGAACAAGTGGCTGGAAAGTAAACTTAAAGAAGATGGTGGTGGTAGTAGGGGTCCTTCACAAGAAGAGATCGCAAACCTCGGAATTGAGAAAACAATCCTTGGTGTATTCCAACAGCAACAACAAGCTGAGGGACAAGCAAGACAAGAACAACAAGTCATGCAAGTCGCTCAAGCGAAAACCCAGACTGATCAATTAAATAGTACTAATCAAGTAGTCAACCAATTAACTCGATTAGTAAACTATCAGGAAGGGATTAACCTTGGTTGGCAAAAAGAGATGCTTCGTGTTTCTCTACGCCAATACAACGTACAAGCAACCTTATTAAAAGGATTCAGTGAGTTTAGTCAAAACGCACTAAACCAACTACAATCAATCGTTAAGAATACGGCTTTACCTGATTTAGCAAAACAAACCGATAAAGAAGTATTAAAAGATATCTCATTAAGACGTTTCTTTGGTTGGAGTCAAAATACCTTACGTGATAAATTACGTGGCAATAAGCTAATCGGTAAAACAATCAAACATCTTTCCAATAAAGCCAACGACATGCTTGTCGATCCATTGCAAGAACTGATGGGTGGTTTAACTACCATCATGGATATGCAAGGTCAAGCCATAGAAATGGAACGGGAGATGGCAGCCCTTACGGGTGGTCCTGTTTCTGGTGACCAGAAAGAACTGATACGTCAGCAACTCATGCAGAGTATCGGTGAAGGGATAGGAAGTAAGTTCTTCGGTAGTATGGGGATGCGTCTTGGCATTCTTGCGATGAAGAATAAAACCATCGCTGGTGCGGCTGCGAAAGCCGGTAACATCAACGAGACAATTGGTGATGTACTTAATAACTTCTATCGAAATGGTATCCAAGCCGGTGAAGATGGTAAACTTGGTTTAGTTGGAAAAGTATTAAACTGGTTTAGAGATGCCACCGATTTAGATCAGATCGTACAACGTGATACTAAAGTTGGTGCTATAAATTGGCATACCTCTAAGAATCTTCATGATCCAAGAGCCTTTGATAATTATGCGCATAAATCAATTACGGAAATCATTCCAGGTTATTTAGCACGTATCTTACAAAGTAGCGAAGGGATTCGTACTGGTCACATGCCTGATCTATTACTCTTTAGTAATGAACGTGATACCTTCGTAAGTAGTAGTCGCCATACGAAAGATTTAGCTGATACGTTATTTAAACGTAACAGCGATGTCTTAAATGGTAACCTTGATAGCTTCGTTGAAAAACTAGGTGGTAAAGATCTTACTAGTGAAGATAAATTACAACTTCGTAAAAACCTAGTTGAAAGTATCCGTAATGGCGAAGGCATGGATTTACATCGTTTCATGAAAGACGATGATAAGTTAGTGAAAGGTTTATCTTATCGTGGTTTAAGTGAACTTCGTAAAGGTATCGGCAGTCAGGTTAAATTCAACGAGAATGGTAAAATTGCATTAGATGATAAAGAGTCATCTGATAACAATCTTTATCTCTATCATCGATTCGATCGTCTACGTGGGGATATTCCAAACTTCGTGGATCATGTTAAAGATCTAGCAAGACAAGGTTTAGTTAATACCGATACACTTAAAGCCATGGGTATCGTTGCGGGTGATGGGAAAGATTCGCATTCGATTGATACTGATAAACTTTACGATATTCTTCTAAGTGGTGATTATAACCAATACATTAAAAATGACGTATCTACTCAAGGTGCAATTCCTGTTGGTGGATTTAGAAGAAGAACAAAAGGAACAACAAATGAAAGACGCGGCACGTCAGCTCCGTATCTATCTGGAGTTACTGGTACTGGTAGTCCTATTAGTCCTAATGCTGATTATTTATCTGCCATTCGCGACAATACTCGTTACCTTGAACAAATTGCTCAAGATGTTAGTGCCTTGCGTTCGCGCACTCAAGGTAATCAAACGCCAGATAGCGAAGAAGATAGTGGACGCGTTAGCTGGCAGACTTTAGATGCTTCTATTAATATCCAAACCTCGGCTATTTTAAATAGTCTTGCTCGCATCAATCGAAACATTATTGATATGGGTGTGGGAAGTGGAAGTATCAGTGATGATAAAGGTCGTGATATTAATTCTTCTGAGATGACGGATAGTCTTATCAACTGGAAGAAATTAAGACGTTATACTCAAGATGGACGTGACTTTATTCAACGTAAAGCCATGGATCTTTATCAGAAAGCAAAAGACAGCACGAATCGTTTCGTTGGTGCAGTAAAAAGTAAAGTCCTTAATCCTTTATTTAATAAAGGAAGTGAAGTAAAAGAAAGCGTCTTACTTAAATTCGATTTATATTCACCCGATAATCTTAAAGAGCCATTGGTTAAAGCACGTGATTTAGCTTTAGGTAAATACTGCGATATCAACGGTAAAGTGATTCGTAGTTTTAGTGAACTTAAAGGTCACCTCTGTAAGATGGGTGAAGACAGCAAACCTGTTATCGTTGCAACGGTAGAAGAACTACAAAATGCAGTCGATAAAGCAGGTAACAAGTTTGATATCAATAAGATTAAAGGGCTTGGTGCAAACATCCGCTCGTGGATGCAAGATAAGATCAGTCAGATCTCAAGTAATCTCAACATCACTTCTCAGGTTAACCGTGCGAAAGACTTTGGACGTAAGGTACTTAATCGTATTACAGATGCATTGGTTAAAGATGTTTACGTTGGAGATGAACGTTCGCCACGTATTACTGCTAACCAATTAATCAATGGTGTTTATTTCTGTAATGGAAAACCATTAAGACAAGTTCGTGATATTGTTAATGACGTAGTCGACCATGATGGGAATGTGATCTTATCATTATCTGAAATGCGCAATCAGGGTTTATTTGATAAAGATGGTAAGCCTTATAAAGATGTCCTTGATAACCTCATTAGTAACGTTATCGTAAAACCATTCCAATTCGGTAAGCAAATGCTTAAGGGTGGAATTGATTTCTTAGGTTCACTTGGCAATAAATTCAAAAGTTTATTCGGTGGTGTATTTGGTGGTTGGGGTGAAGGTATCACCTTTAATACCAAATGGACTAAACGGATCTATGAATTATTAGTCTGGAAGTTTGGTGGTCAGCCTGATCATCACATGAAGGATATTGCATCTGATAATATCAGTCAGGCAACAACTGGTGATATCGTTAAAGATGCGAAGAAACGTGCCGAGTCAATTAAGAAACGTTTTGGTAATGCGAAAAACTTTGCTGGTTGGATGGCGGATAAAGCCAGACGAATGGGTGAAGGATTTAACGTTAAAGATGGTATTCAAGATTATCTAAACGAAAAAGCTGAAAGAGCTAAAGCGAAGAAAGAAGAACGCGAAAGAGCACGTGCTGAGAAAGCTGAGAAACGTAAATCAAGATTATCCTTAGATGGTCTTAAAGGTTTCGGTACAGGCATCATCGATCGCTTTACAGGTAAACGCCGTAAAGGTTCTTGGATGGATCGTGTTATGCAATACGGTAATAAAGATTCAAGACGTGGTATGATGAGTAAGCTCTTTGGTCGTAAAGGATCACAAGAAGATGCAAGTCAGGGATTCTTATCTAAACTTGGCATGTTTATTCCGATGATTCTTGCTGCAATCAAAGGTGCGCCAGCGGCGATTGGTAGTATCTTACTTAAACCATTCCAATGGATTGGTGGTGCACTAAACGGTGTACTTAAAGTCGTAGGTGGTGTTGGTGGATTTATTAAAGGTGCACTAACGGGTAAAGGTACTGGCCTAGGTGCAGCTGCGGGCAAAGTTGTTCATGCAGGTGGTAAACTTGTAGGACGTGCTGGTTTAGCAGCGGGTAAGTTTGTGGCGAATACCGCATTACGTGCTGGTGCAGCATTACTTGGTACACCAACAGGTTGGGCATTACTTGGTATTACGGCTGTTGGTTGGTTCGGTTATAAACTCTGGCAGTACTATCGTGATAACTTCCAAGAAATGGATGAGTATCGTTTAGCAGGTTATGGTATCCACCCTAACAATGACGTTGGTCGTTCTAACGTTATCCTTGCTTTTGAGAAAGAGATGGATAATGAACTTGTGGTTGACCCATCAACAGGCTATCTCCAAGAGAAAGAAATCGACATGAATAAATGGGCGGCGTTCTTCTGGAATGAAGAGGCACAAGGTCCACTTAGCCAACAACAAATGCAAGATGAACAGTTGCCACGATTTACCATGTGGTATAAGCAACGTTTCTATCCAGTTTATAAACGTCATAAAGAAGCATTATTTGCAATGATGTCGCAAGCGGAGCATGGAACGTGGAGTAACATCAAGCAGTGGTTTAAAGGTGATAATGGTCGTGAACTTTATAATCTTGAAGGGTTAGATGATGGTTATAAACCATCATTCGTCCGCATGTCATTCTTGGATAAAGATAAAAATCCAGGTGTACCTGATATCTATAGTTATACTTCATTGCCATTCAGTGATTATGAAGAAGGTGGCGTAGGTTACGATCAAGTTCGTTATTATGCTGTTCGTGTAACGGAAGCATTCCGTGAAGATGAGAAAGATATCGTTGAGGATCTTGACGATAACAAGAAAGATGAAACCGGAAATGGTTTCCTTTATGAAGATCTCTTTGCAAATCGCGATAAACTCATTGCTCAACGTGAACAATATAAAGCGGATGTTGAAAGTGGTAACATCACAGTCAATGGTCAAGATAAAGACAACGTCGTAGTTGCAGGTAATGCGGATACGAAGGTTAAGATTAAAGTTGGTGATGGTGCAGAAATTGAAGTACCATATATCGAAGCAGTTGAACAATACGGATTGAAAGATAACCGTGTAAGTAATCTACAAGCGATGCGATTCATTGCTTACGGTTTACTTTATAATACAACTGACTACTTTAGTCGTAACCACATGGAAGTCATTCTTGAACTTGAAAAAGAAGTTCGAGAAAACCACATGCGTTCTGAATCACGTGATGGTGCTCAGGGTAGTGTGACTTGGTCTTCTGGTGAAGATGGACTTAAGAAAGTCTGGTCTTTATTTGCTGTTAAGTTTGGTTTCAAAGAACAAGATGAAAACAACTTTAAGATTTGGGTAGAATGGTTTAAACATCGTTTCTGTGCGATCTATTTTGGTTTACTTGCGACTGCTTGGAGAGATATTAAAGATTTCCGTGGTAAGAATGCAAAAGACCTTGATAAGATTGCGGTTGCAGAACAGATGCCACTTGCTAACTTCTTAATGAGTAAACCAGTTGTTGATATTATCAAAAATGAATCTGATAAAGTTAACGATACAGGTCGTATCATCTTCGCAGGTGTGGCAATTAACAATAGCCCTGATGCAATGAAAGAGTTCTATGAGAACGTCAAAGCAGAGAAAGAATCTAAGCCGTATGAAATGCCTTTATCTGAAGAGAAGAAGAAAGCTCTTCAGGAGAAATGGCAGAAATACATGGCCGATGAAGAAAAACGCCGTGAAGAAGTGAAAGCTGCATTCCAACAAGACAATGGAAGTGGTCGTGGTCAATATATCGATTCTTCTATTATGGCTGCAGATAACAGTGGTGTTAGAAATGACAGTGTTGCTGGTTATACCAACAACGGTGCGCCACTAGAAGAGGGTGGAGTTTCTACACCTTCTTATGCAGATATGGCAGGTACTTATCAAGACAGCGGTTATAAACCACCTTCAGCCTCACAACAGGAGATTATCGATGAGTACGTTAAGTTAGCTCGTGCTGATGGTGTTGATGATAATCACATCGCCATGTACTTAGGTATGATGGATGCTGAGTCTCAACTTAAACCTCAGTCTGAGAATATGAAGTATTCAACTGAGAACTTATTGAAAATTAAACGTGGTGAGAAAGGTTGGGAAGGTTACGTTTCAGTACGTAATAAACTCTCTAGTATGAGCGATGATCAAATCGCTGCTATCTCGAAAGATCCAAACCGTCAGCAAATCCTAGGTAACTTATTCTACGGTGGTAGAATGGGTAATGGACCAACTGAAGGTTACATGTACCGTGGTCGTGGATTAGTTCAAATTACCGGTAAAGAGAACTACGTTAAGTATGCTAAACTTGCAGGTTACCCCGAAGTCATCGCAAACCCTGATCTCATGAATGATCCGAAGATTGCTGTTGCAGTTGCTCATGCTTATGCGAAAGATCGAGGTCTTTACCGTAAAGACTTTAATGGCATGGTTCAAGGTATCGTAGGTAGTACCGGTATCGGGGATGGCATGACCAAACGTATGGCTGCCTATAAGAAACATCTTGCTAACATGGGTAAATATGGACAGGGTAATGGTATCACAGGTAACACCTCGGAAGATGGTACAATTACCATTAACAAAGGTGATACTGGTGCAACGGTTACTAACAATGTTCCTGGTATAGCGGGTGCTCAGACAGGTGCGAATATTGCAAGCTCAGTATTGAACACGCAAATCCCGCCAGTGGGTGCTAAAACAGCTTCTCCGAACTTCAATCCTGCTCAGTATGAAGATAGTATCTTAGGTGGTAAAGTCTTTAACCCTGCGCAGTATGAGAACGTAAACAGTACGGGTGGCAATGGTCAAACTTATGCACCATTACAAACGCAACCTGGCCAAACTCAACAAATTAACCAAGCCATCCCAACTTCATTGGGCGGTCCAGTTAATAGTACGAGTGTTTCGCCTGCTGAATATAAATGGATTCAAATTGCAAGTAAAGAAATCGGGGTGAAAGAACAAGAAGGTTCTTCTCATAATCCTCGCATTCTTGAATACTTTGCAACTTGTAGCATGAAAGGGGTAACGGATGAATTACCTTGGTGTAGTGCGTTTGCTAACTGGGTTATTACTCAGGCTGGTATGCGTGGTACCAATAGTGCTTCATCACAATCTTGGTTAGACTGGAGTGGTGGTCAACGTTTCAATAAACCTGTTTATGGTGCACTTGTTGTATTCAAATGGAAAACAGGTGGTGGTCACGTTGGTTTCGTTGTCGGGATGAAATCAGGTAAGTTAGCCGTACTTGGTGGTAACCAAGGTAACATGGTTAAAGTGTCAGGATTCCCAACCAATGACGTGGTAGGTTATATCTTACCAACGGGTGTTCAACCTGTTTACGATATTCCTGAATATAAAGGGGATATGAATGTTTATAACAGTGGAAATGATGCTCGTGCCGATACACGTGGTCCAAGCGTTGAGAAAGGTGGTAATAGTAGTGAGTCTGCTTTAGCGGCTGTAACAGGTCAGGGTAGTACGCAACTTGCTCCAGCAAATCCAGCTGCAGATGTTGCTCAACAATTAGGTAGTGATACTTCAGTAATACCAAGTGTTGGAAGTAGTATTGCTCCCGAGCTGAATGCATTGCGTTCACAGATGGGTACAGCTACACCAACTGGTACTCCAGTACCATCAGTTGATGGTAGTGCTGCTACTGGTGATACTGCAACTCAACCCACTGGAACAGATACGTTCAGTATGACGCCTACATCAAGCGCTCCTGCGATTTCTAGTCCATCTGATAATATCGTAAGCAGTCTTAAACAAGCCTTCGTAGAGGGCTCTGCAGAGGGCAATAAACTCATGACAGATCTACTTAAACAACAAGTAGAACTTCAGGGTATTAATAACGATACGTTAGTTCAGGTGTTACAAGCAATCCAAGCGAATGGTGGTGCTGTAAGTGGTGATAGTAATATGACGCCAAGACAGCGAGAGGAAGCTGAACGTAGTCAGAACTCTCCTGCTAATCCAAAGCAGAAGATGACTGAGAACATGACAACAGGTCCTGTTCGTACTTCAGTAAAAGCTTAAGCTTATTAATTTAAAATGATGAGGCTACTTCGGTAGCCTCTTATTTTTGTTGTTCTATCGTTTTTATAAGTATATATTATTATTTTGAGATAGTGGGCATAGATCTCGTTATCTTACAAAGAGAACCTGCATCGGAATTGAAGTTACGACATAGGCGGAGGGTCACCTGACCGTGACCCTCCTGATAGTAAACATCCAAATAAGGAGTCCACTATGATCGATTTTAATCGAGCATTTGTTCTCATAACATATATTCGTTCTCTCAATCCTAACAATTTCTATTGGAAATGGTTTAAGGACAGTGAGAAGTACATCGATGCGTTATGCCGCGATGACTTCTCGGAGTTCGAATATCAACGTTGTTGGTCAGAATATAAACTAGCCGACAACGTATTCCGCCAGCTTTACGGCTGGTAAACCCATGGTAGCAGTGGTTGGCGGATGGAGCCACCACTGCTACATTATATTAACCAACATAGTAAGAATCTAATAGGGGGTTCACTATGACAACTATAGTTTACAAAAATGGTACATTAGCTACCGATACTAAGTTAACATTGAACCAGGAGAATTTAGCAGCTTCTGGTGACATAATCGATGGGTTGCTTAATAATCCAGAAACAGATGAAGTAGATCGTGGTATCCTACTTCGTACGTTAGAACTTATCAATGGTGGAGTTATGAGTCTTCACCAGGATGGGAAGTTTATCATCTTAGATAAAGAACAACAATTTCGTCTACATGAAGACGATACCGATAATGAAGTTGTTGCAATTGCAGGTGTAGGTAATATGCTGGCTTTTGCTGATTTTAAGAACTGGATTGATGGTACAAATGAGAGCCTCAATGAATTCTGGTATCGTTATAACACCAGAATGATTCGTGATGCGGAAGATGGTACCATTACTTATGAACAGGCGTTTGGTGCTCTAGTAGAGCTCATGTTTATCACCAAGAAAGGTTGTTATACTTGGGGAATTAATAGTAGTAAAGAAAATTGTTGTGATGAATGTTACTATCCAAACAACGATCAGCTTGCTATCGTAATGGGTTCAGGTGCTCAACGTTTTACTGATGAAATCGTTTATCGAATCTCAATTGCAGAAGTAGCCTGTAATCATACACCAGAGGAATTAGTCAAACTCGCAATGAAGCACGACGAACTCACCGGTGGTGAAGTTAAAACATTTATTTATCATTAGGAGGAAAAGATGGAAAGATACGGATTAAAAATAACAGGGGCAGATGAACTGGAAACAATTCTGCCAAGACGTGGCGATGTGATTAGACCACAAGCTAAACGTAGAGTTGAACATGCTCTGCATTTCATTGCAGACAAAATACGTAAAAGCGTACCTAGCCACGATAGTGTTATCATCATAGAGGCTGAATTAACTAACACTTATAGAGGTACCGATATGATGCCGTGTCGTATCACTGACCCTAACATCCAATGGTACCTCAGACAGGCAGGTTATGATTTTGAATTCATCAACAACGCCAGCAGTATCATGATTACCTGGGGTAAAATGATCTAGTAATATCAATGAGGCTACTTCGGTAGCCTCTACTTTTGTCTGTTTCTTTTTTTTTTCGGACAAAAGTAGAGGCATCCTAAGATGCCTCACTCTGTAACAACTAACAAAATTTACAAAAGGTGTTCAATGTCTCATCAAAAAAAAAACTGAACGATTGTATAATGCAATATATACATAAAATAATCAATGGTTTCCATATGGGGAACGTGTTACACCTGTCATCATACCAAAGCGACGTTTACGTACATCAATACGTTTATCATCTTCTTCTTTACGAACAAACGAGTCTACCGTCCTTGTTTCGATACCATATCCATCCAGTTGTTTATTGATCACATTTAAACGCTGGCTAATTCGCATTCTAAGGGCTGCGTGAGAAGTTTTAGAGAATTCCTCAACTAATTCATCGGCTTCTTGTTTAAGCTTCTCTATGCGCTCTAATTCAACGAAATCATCTTCACAAAGTTGTTTACCATCTTGGGTGACATTAATCATGGCACGTCTTGAGTCGATTCCGTAGAAATCGATATTCTTACCATAGCGAAGTAACCAGTTAGCAAGTAACCAAGCGATACACGAGTCATCATGTCCATCTGCACTGTGGTCAACACGACCTGAGTCGTCCACTTTCAATTGAGCAAGTTGGTTCACTAGGAACTGATCTCGCATCACATGACGGGATTGTTTTGCTGCTTCATCTAATACTTTAGAATAAAGATGCGTACGGGTCTTCTCGGAAGTATTGAAACCGAAGTATTGACGACATTGTTCGATATCATCTTTAGATGGCATCTTGTTACGCTGAAGGATCATATAAAGATCCGGCTTCAGTAACTTGTTATCAATAATACGATTGAAGATACGTTTAAACGGATTGATACCAGCATGGGTAAATGTTAACAAGATCGTATCGATGAATGTTTGAGCAGACGATTTCTTCTCGATGATGAGTGTCACATTTTCATATTTACTCATGAAATCAGCTAGCCATTTCGCTGAGGTTAAAATTGAACCTTGGCGAATCGATACGGTAGCAACAATAGATAAGTCTGTTACATTAATCAATACTAACGCAGTACTATCTCGACCGATCTGTTCTGAAGTATCGACACCCAAGATGCATTTATGGGTTGCCATATACTGAGGAATCTCTTCCTGATCAATATACCAACGGATTACGTAACCTGTTGAAGTCATCTCGTTATATTTCGCCATACGGATAGATTTATCCATATCAGCTAATATCGCTTTCGGGATGATGTTATCTTTACCGCCTTTACCCCAGATTAAGAAGTAATCTTTATTGATATCTTCATCCGTAGATGGCGCAGACATGATACGAGCGTAGAACTCTTCATCTGAAATACCGAGCATTCGATGAGAGAATTGCATACTCACTAATGGAACAGGTAGCCCCGTTTGGAAGTTGATAAATTTCAATGCTTCCTCGTGGTTCTGCTTATCGTAAAGTCCTTCCGACCAAGGACAGCCACTCACAAATAAATCGTAAGCATATTTGCCTTGTTTGGTTGACAAGTCACCTGCTGTGGTTGTATAAAGTCTTCCGTAAAGCATACCTGCTGCTTTGGCGTTGTTAATCGCCGCATCCATCGCTGAGGATACAGCAGGTAACATCACCCAGTTGTATTTTACGAAAGCGATCTCATCCACATGGAGTCGTTCGATAGTATAACCACGCGCTGCGTTGATTGCCGATTGTGGGTCATTCTGAGCTGGGATTAAGTTTAGAGTATTCATCTCCTGAGCGTAGTTGATGTAATCCTCGATATCTTTATCCTTACGTGTTTTGATCCACATGTAGGAAGGTAACATCCCACGAATTGCTTTAAGACGTTCCGTATTCTTTACTACCAAGGGTCTATCTTTAGTAATCAGTAATCCTTGCGTCTTATACCCATACACCATCACGTTATACACATGGAACAAGTCCGCACCAACAGATTTACCTGTCTGACGTGGTTGGATTGCATAGGTCGAGAAGCAATTCAGTAGGCACCACCACATGGCGATGATTGAACGGTTTGCTTGCACTCGGATACCATCAGTACCAGTTGCAGGAAGTCTTGCGACCTCACGTAACCAATACCAAGGATTCCGTTTACACTCAATGATCACTGCCGTACAAAGTTCAGCAGGTAATTTGGGGTCGAACGGATCGACCCCTACGAGACGTTTATCAAAAAGTGCGAGTGGAAACAAGCAGTTATTTATCCCTTGCTTTTTAAGGAGATTACAGAATCGAATGAACGACGTGTTCGTCGTCTGGAAATCCGCTATCGCACCAGGATAACGTAACCAGTCTTCTTGATAAAGTATCATTTTATTATTACCTTATTAGTAACGTAAAATCATCGGTGTCACTGAAAGATGTTGCGTTTCAGTTGGAGATAATTTACGTAACCATTCGATTGTTAATGTACTACCTTCTACCATTGGGAATTGAGGGTTATTCGGAATAGCAATTTCTTGGTTCCATTTACTGATCTCAAATTCCACTGATGTACCATCTGGTGTAGTTACACTAAAGTGAGTCGGTACTGGTGCCTTAGCTTCAACGTTCTCATCAAACAATGGTTTAGTTTGATAGTAGGTTCCTTCTAAGAAGAGATCTAATGAACGGAAGTCAAGATAACCGTTTAAGTTAATACCAATCTCATCAGCACGTTCACGACGTGTCATTTTGAGTTTAGTGTTTGCACCATAACCAGGAGTTTGTGATACGTGGTATTGAATTAAGTACGGTACATCGTAGTTCAGTGGATTACCGGATAAACCGATTTGGAAGTTTTGAACATGACGGTAGCTATTTAAACCGATATTAAGTTTAGATAACTCTAATGCAACAGAGATATGCTGAACGGTACCGAATTTCTTACCATTAAACATTTCAGTATTTGCACCTGGTTCGATGTAATCCGTTACGTTCAATACGATATCGCGGTCAAGGTTAAATAACCAGTATTCCAATTCGTAACCCGCAGCTGCATTTGCCCAACGTGGGATTGCCACTAAGTTCACTGAGTAACTACCATCTACCTCTAATGTACGGTAACGATAGATTTCGGTGATGTGACGATCTGCACCGATAGAAGCATTCCATGCCAGTTCATTATCAGCTAATTGATAACGTAACCCGAATGAGTTTGTTTCACCACGTAAGGTTGAGATATAATGATCTAAACCTAAGATAGAGAAACGTCCACCATCGATCGACAATACACGATCGCTACCATCACTGTAGTAAACTTTCGCCATTGTGAATAAACCATCACGTTGGATGTTAGATGGGAATTCAACTAGACGATCATCAGATGATGAAATAAACGGACTGATTAACTCAATACCGGTTACGTAAGCGGTTGCTGCATCTAAAGCACGTACGTTTGCTGCATTGGCTACGATAAACGTATTTTCACTACATGCTTTACCAGACGCAGAATAAGTTACTGCTGTCACCACTTCACCGATTTCAAGGTGTTCAGTCGTATGGCAAACTAATGGACGCTTGATCGCATTGCTATCATCAAAACGACTACCAATTGTAACAAGTGGTACGTTCTCAGAGTAGTTATCAAGGTTGTTATTACGATACTGAGAAATCACTTTACCAGTTGATGAAGTATCACGACCTTTAAATAACTTCATATAAGCCGTATCGGTGCCATATTGATGTAAGTTCACATCGACCATCAGTGTATGCGGAATAACACTCTTATCGTAGAAGATACGCCAGGTTTCAGATTGATAACCTGGACCCACCCCTCTAAACTGGTTGAGTTCACCTTCATCTTCTTTTGCAAACGTTAAGTTTGCAAATGTTGGGATAAGTGTAGATTCATCCACACTCACCACTTCTTTAAAACGGATGATACCACCACGGATATCTTCAACGATATCACCGACGTTCGGTACGTATAATCCTTTCGAATCTTGACCCATATAGATCTGATTCATATTCCATTGACGCCACCCGCGTTTTTCGTTGCGGTCTATAGACGTGACGTCTGGAGTAGCTTGATTGAGTTCATTTAACTCCATCTTATCCTATCCTTTTATTCTGTTACGTTTCGACGAGTACGTGTTACCTTAAACCAACCATTCAATCTTACCTTATTATTTAAGTAAGTTTGATTGATATGCTCAAACAATGCGTAGATACGATGATGTACTACAGTAGGCTGAGCTTGGTCAAACGGTCTTGGGTCAACGATAGCAAAGTCTTCATCGTAACCTTTAACACATGGGTCGCTGTTTAATAAGAACTTAAACTTACTAATCAATCTCGCAACTTTCGCTTTATTGTGATAATCAAACTCGATATATTTTCTCTCGTTTGCTAATACGTGCGTAATAATTGCAGACATGAAAGGTGAGTACAATTCATATTTCCCATTTACCACAACATGTTTTGGTAATTTCTCACGTTGTAGTCTGGTTGATAAATAATTGATGATATCAATCGTGTTTCGTCTATCAGATTCTTGGAAACGATAGATCTGACGATAGCCCGCATAACCACGTAATGCAATATAATGATCATCGATTGAGTATGGGGTACCATCTGGTACTTTCACTTTTGCTTCACCGTATTGATCATCGAATTTCAAGAGATGTGGATTATAAATACCGCCACCAATTGTCACACGAGAGATGCGGTTTTGGTGTAAGTCATAATGATAATCAACGGAAAGTTTACCATCGATAACGTAACCTACTTCACGTGGTTTATCAACGGTTTTACCATCACGACTAAAACCTAATGCACGATAAGTGATATGAAGCTCGTTGTGTTCGGTCATTCCTTTCAGATATTGTTTTGAGAAGATAATGACACGTGGGAAATCAACACGATAATCGATATTTTCAATGAGGGATTTTCCATTTAACCACACCGCAATCTTAGCTGGTGCGATATCAAGGATTTCATTGTTCTCACCATAAACAAGGGTAAAGTCTACCACACCATCCGATGCCGGTACTAAGATAAGATCACGACAAAGGAACTTATCATCACCAACGACATCATAACGAACGTTAGTTGGATCAGAGTTAGTAAACGAAAATCCATTATCACGTTGAACGAAATTCGTCGCCACATTCGTGACATCTATATAACCACCTTGGTAAGTTATTACATTATTTAAACCGAGTACTTTTGCGATTCGGTATAAACGGTAGTTAGATACAGCGTTTGTTGTCACGTTGACTTTATCACCAATACCAACATCTTTATATAATGAGATCTCATGAGAACCTTTACCTGAGATCGCCTCAATGTAAATTGTCCCTTCATTAACTGGATAATACTTCATGGTATCGGTACTATAGTACCAACCTAATAGTAATCCATCTCTATCATATTCATAAACCGTACAACTTTCCATCAATCCAACTGGAATAATGAAGTAGTTCTTATTCGGATCTTTCGTGATCGATACGTTTGGATTCGCAAGTGCTAATGATGCTTGATCATACCCATAAGCATCAAGGACACGCCCTGCAGTGAGTTCGTGTCTAAAGCAACGCATCAGATAGTTGTAATCTGATTTCTCAAGTTCGCTGGCTTTCCATACATCGATATTGGATGCGGTATCTGTCATCGCATCTAAACGTTTCTCATAATCAAGTTGATATAACTCCATGACATGATGACGTTCTGCAATGAGATTACGATCTAATCCTGACTCATGTACTACCACTTTTAAATACCAGTTATCGATATCGATTTTCTCTTGCATGGTTGTCAGCATAGAGAGAAGGTAATCAACAGGAAGTGAATAAGCCTGATGGGTCACCATACGTAAACTGTCTTCACGGTTACGGTGATAATAGTTACCCATTTCAAATTCAGCATGTTCAATGGCATCAGCTAGTGTTGCTTCTGGATACAGCTTCATGTAGTTGACGATTTGAAGTCTCGGTACGTAGATCGGGAAGATCTCGATATCATCACGATAATGGATCTTTCTTTTATCTTGTACGTGTTTTAACATCAGAAGATATTTATTACATTTATCCAAATCCGAATGGAATGAACGTAATGATTTTACTGAGTGATATTCGACATGTGTAACAGAGCCATCATCTGACATTTCAACGTAATCACCGTAGTTATTACCCATGATTTTATTGGATGGTCTACCGTTAGTGAAAATAAGTGGGTTATGGTAATCTTTCTCATAACGATCGTTATAAGCATTAACCATATCACTTAAGTCTGTTCCTTTCTTATAAATACGACTATCGACGTAAACACGTTTGGTTCGTTCAGTCTGGTTATTTGTTTTCCAGAAGTGACTGCTTCTAAAGTGGAAATAGATTGGTTCAACACCAAACTTAATTCCAAGATCACCATCCTCACGGATCGCAAATAAAATGGTTCCATCTTCTTCTAAGAAATAGAAGACATTACAAAGTGGAACTAAAATACCCGCATCATTATAAATACGAACAAGGAAGTCAGCTTCTAAGCACCATTCTGTAATTGGTATCCATCTTTCTTTATATATAGACAAGTTAAACTCATCTGGATAGTTCCCACCGATCATATACATGTGGAAACGGTCGGTGTTATTTGGAAGCGTCAGTAAACGCTCAAACACCATGGTATCAATAATATCCCCATTTGCATCAGTAAGCTGGGCAGCCTCGATGATATATTGCTCATCTTCATAAGGGCTACACCAAACAAGCTTAGCGGCATGTTGGATCAGATATTCTTGATAATAAGGACTAATCACAGCCATGTTTTCTGTTTTCCTTATTAAATAAAATTATTCGTAAACTGGACCGAAGTATTTCGCGGTATTACTACTTACGAAAGTTCCTAATGCACCATTACGATCTAAACGTTTCATGATTTGACCTAATGGTAATTTTTGATAGAACTTATTCTTCGCACAAGTGAAGTTAATGGCAAGCCAAGCTGGCGGGAATTCAATTGCCACAGCCATGGTTTCTTTTGGATTACCTTGAGAGATCCAACCACCTGCAAGCATAATCGTTAAATCACCCACTGTTAATTTTGATAAACGAGGTGACCAAGCAAGCTCACGGATTTTCTTCATGAATGAATCGATATCTTTAAGGTCAGATGCATCTAACATCTCAACGATTTGCATGTGCGTACCGATATCCACTTTCATCTTACGAGATAGAATCGTTGCAATAGAAGCAAGTTCTTCTGGTTTGATATTTTGGATATCTTTTACTGTGCGAGTCGCATAGAACAATTGAAATGCTGCCATCAAACGTAAAGTTGATTCTGGATCTAATCCTAAACGACGTGCTACCGTTTCAGCAACCAATGCACCGTAGGTATTAATCGGTAGATCTTGCGTTAAGATCAATGAATCCGCATCTTTCATCCACTCACCCATTGCAATGGCATACACCATAATGAAGTTGGTGGTTTCATTTGTTCTATTGCGATGGATGATATCGTTTTCTAATTTTACTCCAGCATAAGCACGGAAGTCAACGACGATAGTAGGTTTTTGTTCTGGTAATTCGATAATAATTGGTTGATAGAAATAAGGAATCTCTACTTCACCTGCTACACCTAAAATACGATAGGTGTCGAAATCATATTTCCCTTCTTGGTCAATCGACTTCACTTGCTTCGTGATTACCATTTCTTTTAATTTCTGCTCGAGCTTACTGATATTAGATCGACGCAGAACCATGGTCTCATATGGACTTTTCATGTTCATCTTTTATATACTCATTTAGCTAAATGTGGTTTATAGTTGATTACTCTATAACTTTAACCACCTACGTCTAGGTGTAAATGTTTACAGAGTTCGTATCATATGTCGTAAAATCGACCCACCCTAGATCTTAAGCCATTTCATAAGCGAAAGACCGAGGGTAGACCCCTTATGTCTGGGGTATAAAACGACATAAATTTCTTAATTAAGGAGTTTATTAATAGTGGGAACTGTAGGAATTCTAGTCACCCTACTTTATTTTACTTTGATAGCTCAAGAGCAATAACGGTTATCTCCATCTAGTACTGGGTGAGATAATAAAACTAATATATTAGTAACCAATAAATAAAGAGGAGTTTCTCTATGGTTATGGCTACATTTGAGCCGCACAATAGTACCCCGCTGATTTGGTATCCGGGTACGAAGGATGAATCCATCCGTGCTGTTCCTTACGTTGCACCAGAGATCCCGATGCATTTACCAGTGGTATTTACTTATGCAAGTAAAGGTCCATTCAATGCAGTAATTAGCTCTGCTTCTTCTGCGGTAGCTTTATTCGGGGAAGAGATCTTTGACGAAAAGAGTCCATATGGTACTTTAGCAACGCCTTTTGCTAACCTATTTAAAGAATACGGCAACCCAATGATGGTACAACGTCTTCATCCAAAAGACATGCCAGCAGAAGCACGTATTTGTTTAGCGATCGAATGGGTTAAATCACCTCAGTTCCGTAAAACAGTTCGTACTGTTTCTGGTGAACACGAAGTGGATGCGAACAACAAAATCGTATTAAGTACTGAAGAACCGATCGAAGGTATCCTTGCAAGATGGCGCGTTATCGCAATGCCATCAGATGGTAAACTTGGCACATTAGAAACTCGTACTGGTACATTACAAGTACGTGATGATGCAACAAGCCAATCTAAAATCTCTCCAATCTTTGAATTCAAAGCACAATGGAAAGGTAAATCTGGTAACAACATCGGTCTTCGTTTCAGTGCACCTAACAAACGTGGTGGCTTGACTAATGCTCAAGTAAGCACATTGTTAGATCAAAAAGCTTATCTATACAACATCCAAGTATTAACACGTCAAAATGAACGTGCTGATGGTGTTGTTGTTAAAACTCAAACTGGCGGTAACGCGGTTCTTTGTTCATTCAAAGAAGGCGCATTTGATATCAATGCCGGTAATGCTTCTATCGACTTCGAAGAAATTTTCTTAGATAGCTATCAAGACTTCGATACTCGTGGCGGTAAACCAGCTACTTATGGTGATATCGGTAGCTTCCATTTATATCGTGAAAACTTAGAAGAAGTTCTAGGTGAAATGTATAAAGTTGAAGCACAAACCAACAATACGGCGTTAAGCACAACTGAAGGTGTTGAAGATGGTAAACATCTTATCAACTTCTTTACTGGTCGTGACCACACCAACCGTCCTTACAATGCCATTTACGTACAACGTGAATTAGATAGCAATGATGCGATCTCTATGGACAGTGGTAAAACCTTCTGGTTAGCAGGTGGTGGCGATGGTACTATGAATAACAAGAACTTTGACGCATTAGTTAAAGAAATCTTTGATACCATGGCAACCGGTAATGAATTACACCCGACTACTTGGAGAGACCAAGGTAAATATCCATTCCGTCAAGTATACGACGTGGGTTATTCTACTGAAACTAAAGTGAGTCTTTATAAAGTACTTGGTGTACGTCAAGAAGCTAACTTAACGATGAGTACTTGTGACTTCATCAACAACCCTAACCAAGCGCCAGCTGTGGATGCAGAAGAATCAATCGGTGCAAACCTTGTCTCTAAAGCACGTAACTACGTAGAATCTGAACTATTCGGTACAGGTGCAATGCGTGCTGTGATTATCCCACAAGCGATGAAACTCATCAATAACCCACGTTATAAAAAATACGTTCCAATGACGTATGAAGTAGCACGTATGCGTGCGCAATACATGGGTCAACCTGGTGGTATGCTTGCTGGTTATGGTTATGATGCGCCTCCATACAACCACGTATTGGAAGGTAAAGAAGTAACGAATGCTTATATCCCTGTTGAATCTCGTATTCGTTCTTGGGATAACGGTGTATCATACTTCATCAACAAATCTGACCGTGTAGTATTCTGTCCTGGTCTGAAAACCGTTTACAAAAACGATACCTCTATCTTAACTTCTGATATCACAATGCAAATCATCTGCGATATCGACTATATTTGTTTCCAAGTATGGGCAGAGTTAACGGGTAACAGTAAACTAACTGATGAAGATTTCATGGAGTTATCTGACACCATGATCCGTGACCGTGTACGTGGTCGTTATGATGACCGTGTTGTGGTTGTTCCACAAACTTACAAAGACACGAAAGACCAAGCTCAAGGCTACAGCTGGACATGTAAAGTAGATCTCTACGGTCCAAATATGCGTACCTTGAATAAATCATTCGTGGTTGCAAAACGCATGGAGGACTTGACAAATGCCTAGTGGTACTTTACGTAATGGACGAGTTCTCATCGCAAAAGACTCAGTTCTTAAAAATAAAGTTGGTCTTGCTAACGGTGTTTCTGATGTTGTTGCACGTCTTGACGTGGATGGTCAGAATGGTCTTAGTACCGACTTCCGTGTATTGAATGCCAATACACCATACACCCGTAATAACGTTCTCTGTTTCGTACTTGAAGTACCATTGTTCTTCAAATACATCGGTAACGATAACGGTAAATCAATGGTTCGTGCGTTTAAAGCATTGATGGAAAACAAATCGAAGAAAATCTCTGGTTTGGATTCTTCTATCAAAGCCGAATACGTTCAAACTAACGTAGGTGCAAACGAAGTATTCGATGTATTCTCTCGTACTACCCGTGAAAAATCAGAACCAACTCATACTTGGGATGATGTAATCGGTCGTGGTATCAGTTTATTCTTTGAAACTTGGATTGTTATGGGTATGGGTGATCCAATTACTCAAATCCCTGGTGTTGTAACCACTCAAAAATACATCACTGAAACTAACAACCGTAAATCAGCTGCATTCAATGCTTACAGCTTAATGCCTGAAAACATCGCAGCTACTTGTATCTACATCGAACCAGATCCAACCTGTACCTATGCAGTAAATGCATGGTTGTGTACTAACATGATGCCAGATAACGCTGGTGATCGTGTGGGTGAAATGGATAAAACTGCAGGTCGTGAGACTCAAGAGGTTACTGTTAAATTTACTTGTCTTCAAGAAATTAACAGCGGTACGAAAGTACTTGCAAATAACATCTTACAATCTCTTGAAATCCGTGGTATGGCTTCAGTAGACCGTCGTGCATACTTAGGTGACACCTATGAAGATATCGTGAAAGCAGGCGAAATCAAAGTTTATGATGATTTAGCATCAGCTGATAGCACTGGTATCATGCAACAAAACTACAAAATGGCTCGTACTGAGCATACCACTAAGATGAAAGCTAACTTTGCGACTGATAAAGCGCAACAAGAACGCTCTACTACCATGGGTGTAGCAGCTGGCTAAGCTTAGTGATACGTTATAGTAATATAACGGACAGAATAAGAGGCATCCCAAGGGATGCCTCTATTTTTGTTGTCTCATCGTTTAATTGAAGATTACTATATATCTTGAGATACACTTCTAATACTTTCACGGCCGTGACCTCGTTACTCGATATCAGAGAACGCAATATAACAAGCATAGGACGACAATCTCACTTTAGACGATGAATCGTATAGGTTACACTAAGATAACGCTACACGGCGTGATTAAGACGGATTAAACACGACTATAGATTAATGTAACTATTAAACAGGAATTATTTCTTTCATCTTCACTTAGTTTGCAAATAAAAGTTTCATTTGAAACCAGTTCTTATCCTAGTCACCGTCTCTAGGACATTTTATCTCTCATCTTAGTAAGAATTCATATAAAAAAGAAATGACGACAAAAAAGAAGGGCATCATAAAGATGCCCAGGGAATTTAGAATGTTAATCAAGTAGTATTGTTATTATAGGATAAGGGTGTCACCCTGGTGAGACGAATGTAACATTACCATACGGAGCTTAGATTTATCTTACACGCCGAAGAAGGTACAAGTGGTGTCATGAGATAAACAATTTTTAATAGATGGTAGATGTCGATGATTTTGCTGATTGTTGTCACCAGGGTAGACTTAGGTTTCGTTCTGAACAGCTACCCAAGCCAGAGGACTTATGGAGATAAAGGAAAAACCATGAAACATGGTACCATCATTAGGCTGAGATACTGTAAAAGGGAAGATGCTAGCAAACCCATATGCCATTCAGAACGAAAAGGGTTTGGTTATAGGGAAAGACGTATTATTAATAACAAAGAGAACCGTTCTATGCTAGGATGCAGAAGATCCGCGTGCAACCGAACCAAAAAATCTTATCCCCATAACCAAAGAGGGCGATTGACAGAAAAGTCTACAACGTCTTAAGAAAACGTGAGAAACAGAGCACAAACCACTTTCGTTGTACTTACTAGGTATTCAGGCCTTTCTATTTTCAACTTTAACTTTCATAAGGAGGATTCCAATGAAGAATCCATATGGATAGCGTAACTGAATCATTAGTTTCTTATCAAGAATACCTGACTGATCTGTCAATCAAATTCATTTCATATAATCAAGCAAGGAGGTAAGAAAATACTTACCTCCGGCTGATCTTTTTAGAAAACTGTGGGCGTATGATAAAGTCACCTGCCAGTGACCCATAGGAGTTATCATGTTTCCACATAATAGTACAAAATAAAATAAACTTTTATTTCTTAAGATTTATAATAGTTCATCGCAAGAGTACGAAGAATAATATACAACATCACCCCTGAACGTTCTAAAGAAACGAGTTTACCTTTTAGTTTTGGTTTGACTTCATAGATAAATCCGTCTACCAGTTTACGTACTGACAATAACGTTTTATCGTTAGCTTTACCTGATAACAAGTTTTGACGTAAACGATACGCGATCTGAACAAGGTCATTGGTTTTTAATCCTTCTGATTGGATTAAAGCAAGACTGTAGATCATGACATCATGACGGGCATCTAAGATTTTATTTTTCCATTTCGGTACAGTTTGATTACGCACCATAAAGCTTAGGGTTTCACGGAACGTACTTTTTACTAACGTTGGCATGGAAGATTCAATCACATAGAGAAGATCTTCTTTAATGAAACTATTCTCATCAGTGAAGATCTTATCTTGGTAGTGTAAGAACTGACTTTGTTGTCTGACTAAATCACCAAGATATAATCCATCCACACTCATACTTAACGCTGAGGTAGAAATCACTTTCTCTTGATCATCTAATACCTGTCTAAATACCGCATTGATCTCGACGATCGATTTGTTGATCTGAGATTTCACACTATTAAGCTTACGTACTACCAATTCATCATCAAAGGTATCAAAGACTTCTTGCTTCGCATATTTTGCATCAGCACGTTGATCATCACCGATAACAAATAACTCGGACTTCATTTCGATCCAGTTCTTCCAGCTACCGGCTACTTTAAGATCAAATCGACGCGTTAAACGCTCATAGACCTCGGTACTGATCTCAGGTGAGGTTTTACCTCGAGAGAAGTAATTATTCATCACAGAGGTCAAATAACGCGCGACCATGATCTCCATGATCACCAATTTTAATCCATCACGTTCTTTTTGACTTAAGTTTTTAGAAGTATGGGCACGATGCATCAGATACACCATCCCGATACTTAGGATGTTACTACTGACTTTAAAGTCTTTATTGATCGTCGGTAACGCATAAACGAAATCGGAAACTTCATCTTCATCGATCCCTAAGATCTCATTTAACCAAACATCATCATCACTACTCATCCATTTTGGGATGTATAACCCAAATGATGCCGTAGAGAAAAATCCCACATGTTCACTATTACGGCTGTAAAAACGATTACGCCATTTCGTTAAGCTCTCAAGGAGCTTACGATTGATCTCCGTCTCACAGTAATAATCGAAGATCTCTTTTAAATTACTAAAACTCATATTCTATCTCTTTAAATATAGACACATGGCATTGGAAGGGACATAAGGCAGAGATACACCAAAAAGATGTATCTCTTAGAACCTTAGTTACCTACAGCTACGTAGTGGATTGCTTCATAGCCGGTGGTCGTTGCATGTCGACCAAAACCACTTCGTCTACTTTCACGATGGTGCACCACAAATCCAAAACGATCTTTACTCGCGATCTTAGGGTTTACCCGCTGACCTGAAGTACCTGTAAAGTTTACTGCAAAACAGTTATTCGGGAATGCGCGATGGAAATTTACTTTATCTCCATCCCCTGTAAAGGTTCCCCACATGATGATTGCACCACCTGGTAAGATACTATACCCATTCTCACCGCCTTGCGTATCACTCGTACCGGGGGCTTCTGTTATCCAATAAGTCATCTGTTATCTCCCTATGGCGATATATTGCCCGCCGTTAGCATGCCAAGCATGTTTACCCCAAGCACTAAAACGAGTTCTTTCGATATGATCTACCCGTACGTTCTCAAAGTCCCCTGAAACATCTGCTTGGTTGACTAACACCATAAAACATTCATTTGGGAATGGTGTATGGAAATTATGCCATCCACCCCCATATTCATTTGGTATACCACCCCATTGGATCATCATCCCACCTGGTAGTATACTAAATCCATTTTCTGCAGTACGAGGTTCTAGATTCCCCGGTGCATTTTCTATCCAATACGTCATCTTAAAGATATCCTTCTATCTTATCGACCAAATGCGATAAAGGTTGCGTTATTTAACTGGTGATCATATTTTGCCTTAGCCCAAAACATATCTCGTCGTATCTCGCCGATATGCGGGTTCTCATAGTCATTGTTCATTGCACTTGCATGTGGTGTCACCACGACATTATAGCACACGTTAGGAAACGGTGTAGGAAAATTATGCCACGCCCCATCATGGTTACCCGGTAATCTCCCCCATTGCATAATGGTTCCACCTGGTAATACCGTATAACCATTGGTCGAAGCATTTGCCCCCATGTTATTCGGTCCTTCTGTAATCCAATACGTCATCTTTCAATTTTCTCCAAAAAAATTCCCGAATACGAATTTCTCTATACTTATACTCTCTTTTCTCTTTATCTGAGTATAGTGTATCTATTCTTTATTCAGTACTCTGATTAATCTTTCTCTTTACTAAGTATACCATCTCTCTTATCTCTACTTAGTACTATACGTATACAGTATATCTCTTTTCATCTCTATATAACAACAAAAATAAGAGAGATAAGGTTATCTCATCTCTCCATTATCTCTATCTCTTTAGTGTAATGTTTAATGTAATATATTATTATATTTTTGTAGTATATGTCTCTGTTCAATTTTTTCACTGTATATAAGGGGCTTCGCCCCTTATATACTATACTTTATTTTTCGGTGGAAGGATGTCGTTCATTCGTACTATACTCAATCCGTATATTACTCATTCACTCCTCTCTGTATTGGAACCCCAACCCAGATAATTTATTCCGTTTCATTCAGATTCGTATACACTCATCTTCATTACACTACATAAATTATCTACCCTTCCCCTTAAGAATTTTTATTTTTAT